AGGGGATTGAAGAAGAGATATTGCAAATTTTTTACTGGCCGAATTCCGAGATTAGAGCGGAGCGAAAATCGAGGGAATGAGGGTAGTTCCATTACCAAAATTTTATAATATCTTAGCTTTTATATACCTAATTACATACATAATAGTAAATATACATGTAACATTTTTTATGTGATATTATCTATTACTTAGCAATTATATACTTAATTACATAGTATAATGTGCAATATATAATGTAATAAGTCTTATAAAATCCTGCACAAAAAATTAAAGGAGTATAAGATATTATATGTATATTATATGGGTAATTACATACTATAATGTGCATTTTTGTAGTTTCGAAGAAATAGAAGACTTATTATTGAGAATATAGCTTCGAGCACAATGGGGACGACAGTATGGAGTCTCATGTGTGCGAAGCTTAGCTTGGGGTGAAAGCCCAAGTTAGAAGAGAGAATATAACTAAATCAAAAAAGTAATAATATGAATGTAATTAAGATTGATGTACCTGCTGGATGTAGGTATGTTTCAGAAATTGAGGGATTCAAGATTTACGATTTTCCGCACATCTTGAATAAACAAATCCCTGGTTGCGGATTTACGGAGTACTGTATTGATCCTCTCAAGAACTGTGAGAATGTTGTCTTATGTAGTCCTAGGAAGATCTTGCTACAAAATAAACATGGTCAACATCCAGACACAACTTACTTAGTGGTTAATGATTATGAAAGTGACCCAAGTACAGACAAGGATCTCACGAAGCAAGAGAAGTCTAAGTATGATCCGTACAAGGTGGTTGATCCTGAAAAAGTAAAGAAGGAGAAGAAGGACAAGGAGGATTTCTTCAAGCGCTTAACAAAGGAGATAACCGGTTATATAACAGACTGTAGGTTCAATAATAAGCCTGTGAAAATTCTTGTTACCTATGATTCATTCAGGATAGTAAAGGACATAATACAGCACAACTTTAATGACATGGATTATAGGGTTGTGATAGATGAGTTCCAGAGTATATTCACAGATAGTAAATTTAAGTCCGATACAGAGCTTCAATTTGTCAAGTCAGTGCAAGGTATTCAGAAGGTATGTTATGTCAGCGCTACTCCTATGATGGTAAAGTACTTAGAAATGTTAGATGAATTTAAGAACCTCCCTTACTATGAACTAGACTGGGAAGCACTTGATCCTGGGCGAGTTAGTAGGCCGACCCTGTATGTTAAGAATCTTGTTTCTGTTTATACAGAGGTTAAGCCAATTATTAAGTCTTACCTGAAGGGAAAGTTCGAGTATAGGTATGTAAAGCAAGAAGATGGTAGTGTAGAAAAGATAATATCAAAGGAGGCGGTATTTTACGTCAACTCAGTCAATAACATCACTAGTATTGTTAAGAGAGCAGGCCTAACGCCAGAACAAGTTAATATACTTGTTGCTAATACTCCTGATAATGTTAATAAAATACATAAGAGACTCGGTAGAAAGTATGATATAGGTACAGTTCCTTTGAGAGATGAACCAAGGAAGATGTTTACTTTTTGCACTAGAACTGTATATCTTGGAGCTGACTTTTATAGTGATAACGCCCGATCTTTTGTGGTTAGTGATGCGAATATAGATACCCTGGCGGTTGATATTACGCTTGATCTCCCACAAATACTAGGGCGTCAAAGATTAAAAGAGAACCCTTGGAGGAATGAAGCAACTCTATTCTTTAGGCCTATCAAAGGTGCTAATAAGAAGCCAGAGGAAGAATTCAATAAAAAGATAGCAAAGAAAACAGAGAAGACAAAGAGGTTATTAGGTGTATTTGATAAGAGTGATCCAAAAGAGCAGGAGGATTTATCTGAAGTTTTTCAAGAAAATGCTAAGTACGGGCATTATAAAAGGAACTATGTAGCTGTTAATAAAGTGTTCATAGCAGGGGGTGTCAAGTTGGTACCAGTCTTTAATAATCTCGTCAAGGTATCTGAATTGAGGGCTTATGAAATGCAACAGACCGATTATGCTAACAGGTTTACAGTTTTCAGTGCGATCAAGAAAATAGGTACTGCAGACATTGATAACGAGGTTGTTAAAGAGGTACTGAATAAGATAGATTCAATAAAGGATAGGAGAGAAAAGTTTAAGTATCTCTGTGAACAATCAGAGCTTCCAGAGTTTAATATTATCTTAGACAACTTATCTAATACGAGATTTAAGGAATACATAGATGCACTAGGTGTTGATAAGTGTAAGGCGATGAGTTACAAGTTCGGTGATATGGATAAGAAGCTGAACGTAGAGAGCTTTGATAAGGATAAACTAAAAGAGGCAGTACAATCTAAGTTCGACCTTAACGTGTTTTATACAAATTCAGCTGTAAAGTCAACATTATCAGAAGTATATAAGGATATTGATTACAGAGCTAAGGCAAAAGCTAATGATATTGAGAATTATTTTGAGTCCTCTTCCTGTATGATGACAATTAATGGGAAGAGAATGCATGGTGTTAAATTAATAAATAAAAAATAATAGTTATGATAGGTAGTATGATAATTGATTGTGTAGTACTTGCAATAAAAGATCTATACAATACGGACATATCACCAAATCTTATACAACTACAAAAGACACGTAGTAGTTTTGATGGGAATCTCACACTCGTTACTTTTCCACTGCTGAAGATTTCACATAAGAGTCCTGAAGATACTGCACAGGACCTAGGTAAGTATCTAAAGAAGAATTGCGAAGTTGTGGCTGACTTCAATATTGTGAAGGGCTTTCTTAATCTCGTTATTGCACAGTCAGCGTGGATAGGTCTGTTAAATGATATTAATGCTGACGAGAATTTTGGTGAGAAGCGTGTGACAAACGAGAGTCCATTGGTGATGATCGAATACTCTTCACCTAATACTAACAAACCACTTCATCTTGGTCATGTACGTAATAATCTACTTGGTTGGTCATTGGCACAGATTATGGAGGCTAATGGTAATAAGGTAGTAAAGACTAATATTGTTAATGATCGGGGTATTCATATCTGTAAGTCAATGTTGGCTTGGCAGAAGTGGGGCAATGGTATCACACCAGAACAGGCAGGAAAGAAAGGTGACCACTTAGTTGGTGATTTCTACGTACTCTTCGACAAACACTACAAAGAAGAGTGTAGGAAGTTACAGGAGCAGTATGAGAAAGAAGGTATGACAGCCAATGATGCAAAAGAAAAGGCTGAACAAGAGGCTCCACTGATTAAAGAAGCACATGAAATGCTTGTGAAGTGGGAAGCTAATGATCCAGAGATTCGCGGTTTGTGGGAAATGATGAACAACTGGGTATATACAGGTTTTGATGAGACTTACAGGGCTATGGGTGTTGGTTTCGATAAGATCTACTACGAATCAAGCACTTATCTCGCTGGTAAGAAGAAAGTGGAAGAGGGTCTTGAGAATAGACTTTTCATCCGCAAGGAAGACAACTCTGTATGGGCTGACTTAACAGATGAGGGTTTAGATCAGAAACTTCTACTGCGTAAGGATGGTACTTCTGTTTATATGACGCAGGATATTGGTACTGCAGAGATGCGCTTCAATGATTATCCTATCGACAAGATGATTTACGTTGTTGGTAATGAGCAGAACTACCATTTCCAAGTTCTTTCTATTCTCTTAGACCGTTTAGGCTTCAAGTGGGGTAAAGACCTTGTACACTTCTCATATGGTATGGTTGAACTGCCAAACGGAAAGATGAAGAGTCGTGAGGGAACAGTTGTCGATGCAGATGATCTTATTGCATCAATGATTGAGAATGCAAGGAGTATTAGTGAGGATAAGTTGAACAGGCTGGAAGGTATCACTGAGGAAGAGAAGAACGAGATTGCACGTATTGTAGGTATGGGTGCGTTGAAGTATTTCATTCTTAAAGTTGATGCACGTAAGAATATGCTCTTTAATCCAGAGGAGTCTATTGATTTTAATGGTAATACTGGACCATTCATCCAGTACACTTACGCGCGTATTCGTAGTATTCTTCGTAAGGCTGAGGCACAGAATATAATCTTGCCAGTATCACTTAACGACGATGCTCCACTTAATGAGAAGGAGATTGCACTTATTCAGAAGCTCAATGACTTTGGTGCTGCTATTACCCAAGCTGGTATTGATTACAGTCCAAGTGGTATTGCTAATTACTGCTATGAATTGACGAAGGAGTTTAATCAGTTCTATCATGACTACAGTATTCTAAACGCTGATACCGAAGCAGAGAAGATTACCCGTCTGATGATTGCCAAGAATGTAGCTAAGGTTATCAAGAACGGTATGGCATTGCTCGGTATTGAAGTGCCAGAGAGAATGTAGTTATTATCTAGTCAGGTTTACTATTATGGTAAGCTTGGCTAGTTTTTCCTTTAGTTTCCTTATATGTGTGATAGAGATGCCTGGGGGTCTCTGTTAAACAAGCTCCAGGGATGTATAATAATATAAACTTTTTTATTTTTAAGATCTAATGAACAGAAGAATTGTATTAGTAGATCAAGAAGAGACTCCGACCTATGCGCGTTATTATGGCTCAGGTTTTTCGGAGGTTTACACACTTCAGAGCCTATATGGTATGAGTGAGGCTGAGCGTCTTGCTAAGTTATCATTAGGTGAATCTGACGGTGTATTAATTGTTGGTGGTAAGCCTTTTAAGTATTTGAAGTCTTACTATCATTTTGGTGTAAGAAATGAGACTTATACTGACTGTGCTATGTTACCTCGTCTTAGTATGGAGGGCGGTGCATTTTCAAAGGTAGTAGTAGAGTATCCAAGCCAAGAGGACATTGATTATTTCTTGAGTCCTGAGTTTGTGAGGCCTGTTAGTTTTTCAGGTTTCCAGCACAAGATTATTCACGATTATCAGGGTGCACTTAGGTTTCTTGAGTACTTAGATAGTCTTCCTCTTGAGCAGCACTATGGAATGGACTATGAGGCGAGTGGTATGCCGTTAGATAAGGAGTTCTGGTTAAGCGGTGTTGCAGTATGTACGGAGAAGTTTGGTGGTTTTATTAGTCTTACTGATATTCGCCATTCTTATCCAGAGGGTTCACCTGAGTATAGTAATCTTTTAAAGTTACTGGGTGAATTTTTCAAGAAGAGGATGGATCATATCTGGACTTACAACATGCAGTATGAGTGGCAGGTAAGTCATAGGGTACTTGGTGTTGACTTGTATAATCTTTGTGATGCTAGTGCTGTCAATGTAATGGATGGGTTTCACCTTAAGAAGTTTTCTCTTAAGTGGACAGCTCAGAGAGTCCTAGGCGTGAATGTATGGGATAGTGAGTTTGACAGAATTAGTGAGCTCATAGATTCAGGCTTATATGAGATAGTTGGGAAGCTTAAGAAGGATCAACGTAAGGTATTCAAGGTAGATCAGTCAAGCTTTTACAATACGCCTGAGTGGAAAGAGCTGAGTAAGAGATATCCAGACTACATAGGGGAGTTCAATAGTCTTATGTTAGAGTATTGGGGTTATCCTTTTATGTGTGTGCCTAGTGAAATTCTTGGCCATTATTGTTGTCTTGACTCATTCTATACTCTCCTTATTGCAATGTCTAGGTTTGATACTTATTCAGAGGATTGTTGGAAGGTTAACTTAGACAATATTAGACTTGGTGCTAGATTAATGGGTAGTGGTCTTTATATTGATGAGCCATTCAGACAGAGCTATGAGAAGTACTGTCATGAGCAAATGGCCTGGAGTATTACATATTGTGCTCAGGCTAGGTGTTATATTAAGATGCAGGCTCATTCAAAACAGGCAGCATCATTAAAGCGTTATCATCCTGTGGCGGTTAAACTACTAGAACAGGGTAAGTTTCATAATGGAGATGTAGTAGAGATAGTAAAGGACCTGCTACTTGAGAACTTAGACAGTATGGATTCTTATAGTACTGGCCTAAATGAGGGTGGTATTCTGATTAAGTATGGTCCTAAGTTTGCAAATGGTTTCTTAGATATTGTCAGGGGTGCGATGTCTGAGGTAAAGATGGCGACAAAAATAGATGAGACAGTTAAGAGAAAGAAAAAATTAATCTCTCTCATTGCCGATAAGTTTAGTGATCTTGTTGGTATTAGGTCGCTTGAATTAGACCCCGCGAAACACCCAACGAAATTCAGGAAGCATGTAGAGCTGGAGAAATATTTATACTATAAGAAGGCGTATGCAGAATTAGAGAAGGTGAAGAAGCAGTTAAGTGATATTCATAATGTACCGGATGTGATTTATGCATTTGGTGAGAAGCGTCCGTTGGTAGAATATGCGGGGTATGTTAGCGACAATTATTTCAAGTGTAAATCGCCAATTGAAAATGATCAGATTGCATTTGAACTAGCTACCATATATCGACCTCAGACATGTTACTTAGCGGCTATGATAGAAAGTACCCAACAGCTAGAGGGAACGGATAAGTTTTACAGTGATCGAGGCATTACTGACATCAACGTTGGGTATAATGAATTTTTTGAACAGTGGCGGTCATTTGTTGAGAAAGATCCAGGGGCAAGTTTTAAGTATCCGGATAAGGTATTTAATATTGCGCTTACATCTTGGCAGGCTACTAAGAAACTTGATAATATGACTGACGGTGTTAAGGAGATATGGACAAACTTGAGAGGATTTCAAGCGCAGACAACATATTTCCCGGCCCTCAATGAACAATATACTGGTTATGAAGAGCATTTTGAACCTACTGACATGGATGATGATTTCTACTTCATGCGGAAAATGGTATTGAACTACTTAATATTCAAGAAGTATTCAAAACTAGATTCGACATATGTAGGCTCAGATGGTATGTTTCATAAGACTGGTAAGTGGGTAATAGAGGGTCAAGATCACATACCAATTAGAGAAGCGGACGAGAATGAACCTGGTGCTGTCTGGAAAGTATTTACAAGATATGAAGTACTAAGTAAGAGTAGTAAGAGGTGGTCAAGTCCTTTCCACACTATGAGAAATTGTAGCCTTAGGTAGTAATACTTAAGTGAAAAGGCTGTGAACTAGTAAAATGCTAGGTGTGAGAATGTAAAAGTTCTTGCTAACGAGGGAGGCTAAGTCAATTATTGATATGCTAATCTCGTGCCAAGTCTAAGTAGGGTGACCGCTTAGAAAGGTGTAACGACTATCCTGTTGTGGGGAGTAGGGGTCAAGTGAAATTCTTGGCTTCGAAGTGCAGCCTATCCAGTTAGAGAATGCTGGATAATGAAATAGTCTTGCCTTATTGAAAAATAAAGGAATAACAGAATTAGCCATGGAGACTGTAAGGATGTATTATGTCCTCCGCCTTCATGGGACTCTAATGGTAATATAATATATGGAGGTTCTTCTCAAATACTAACGTACTTTGACATTATACAAAAAACTAGTGTCACTTGGGAGCGATCTCAAGAACAAATAACCTATCTATTGCTGAAAAATCTTAACAGGTAGCGCTGAAGATAATTAGCAGGGAAGACATAATATATGTAACCCTCAACGACTATCCCTGTAGTGGGGAGTACACTTGAAATCGCAGAGTGGAAAAGGTAGGGTTCTCTTAGGTGTTAACTGAGAGAATGTGATATAGTCTGAACTAGGTAGAAATACTTAGAAGTTCAATAATGAGAACTGGGAGCAGGTTGCGTAGCTCTTGAACATATTGTAGTAGTGCGGAGGTAAAATCAGCGGGGTATGCCAGTGGTGACCCTAAGTTGATAGCAAAATTTGAGGAAGGATCAGATATCTACATATATTCTGCGAAGCTCTACTTAGGTGAGAGTGAGTGGGATAACTTAAGCGATAAGATGAAGAAGAAATGGAGGAAGCGTTTTAAGACTATCTTCCTTGGTGTCTTGTATGGCCTAGGTAAGAATTCATTAGCGGAGCGACTTGAATGTAGCTTGAATGAGGCTGATGATATTATACAAGGTCTTTACAATTCATTCCCAAAGCTTAGAGAATATGTAGCAAAGCAAGGTTCTTATCCAATGACTCACGATGGATATATCAATACATTCTTAGGAGATAAACTAAGATTGATTGAGTATACTGATTACCTACCAAAGGCAACAACAGATCGTGAGAGAGGAAATATTATTGCAAGAATAGAAAGACTCGGTACCAACTTGCCAATTCAGGGAGGTACAAGTTCAATTATGGCTTGTGGTTTCTATAATAACATCAGGAAATCACTAGAAGAGGGTTGGGAACAGCCACTTCAGCCAATTATCGTGGTACATGACTCGAATACTAACTATATACCAGTTGAAAAGGTATTTGAGATTAGAAGATTTTACGATAAGAACTATACGGATTTCTGTGCAACAATAGGTCCAAAGATTAGATTACTTTTTGACTTGCTTGTTGGTTATAGCTATGAGGAGGCGAACGAACTTAAGACAATTGATGAAAATACGATTGAGTTTAAGGGAAGTGCAAAGTCTATTCTTAAACTATATGACAAGATTATGAACTGTCCGCTTGACGTTGAGTGTGATACCAGCAGAGATGATATAGTAGGCGCTCAAAAGTTAGTTAGCAGCCCATATCAAAGATTTATCATCGAGGGTGGTTGTAATATGTCAAAAGATCTAAGCAAGATAAAGGTTAGGTTCCACAAGAAGTAACAATAAAACGTGCTAGGTACTAGGGTTTAAGTCTCTGGTACCTAGTTATTTTTAGTAGACCAGTGGCGTCAATACCTTATATGTGTAAATGAAAATATATAATATGGAAAGCAGGTTATTAAGTGAATTTAAAAAAGGAAGTAAGTGGTACATGGTTGAGGGTGGCCAGTTTGATGAATTTTGTCCTCGTATTGTCAATGTAGTAATAGGTGATACAGTAGAGGAAGATGTAGTAAAACGTACTCTCAAGCTTCAAGTACTAGATGAGAAAGGAGGACTGATCGGAAAGATTAAGTTCCAAGATAAAGATGGTAATGGTGAATATAGTACTTCAGATTTTCCGCTTTGTTCTATTAATCCTGGAAACTTACCCGGCAGATTCAGGAGGTACTATGATTTTAACTTATTCAGTACTATCGAGGGTGCATTGGAAGAAGTTGAGAAGAGAATTACCGACATTAAGGAGAAACTCAGCAAGGTAAGGAATAGGATGTTAGAACTTGGTACAGAGGAGGCAAGACTTGAGGAACTACTTTGTACTAGGATATTGGTGACTGATAAGGGAAATTACTGTACCTATCAAGATGCTAAGACTGGGAAGAGAATTAACTTAAGTGCAGGGTGTTACTATAAGGTTGGGACGACTATGTACTTATATGATGGTTTTAAACTTAACAAAGTATTATAATTATGTACAAGACATTTAATTTTAACTTACTAAGGAGAAATTTTTGTGGCAATATTAGCTGTAAAAAGAATAATGATGTAAGGTGGGGTATTAAGTTTGAATATTGGAAGGGAAAGCCAAAGAAACTAGTGTGGCTCAGGAAATTTGAGATCAGCCTCTATAAGTTTCACCTACTATCTAACCTCTATAGAAATTCAGAGGAGCGAGAGAAGGAGGAGAATAAGCTTAAGATCATGATATACAATACAGAGACAGTGGTACATAATGGTCTTGACTCTATTATATCTTTTCGTATTCCTTGCCCTTGTAGAAAATCAGTTGAGGCATTACAACAGGACCTTGACTTGATTAGTAAGAAATTAAGAGATGCTAAGGATAAACCAGCAATCAGAAAGGAACTGATGAAAGAGTACCAAGAAACAAGGACCTACTTAGATCATAAGGAAGGCAGATTATTAGGTAGTTGGCTCTTTGAGGGTACACTTAGACAGGCACTTCAAGAATTTCCAGATATTATTAGACTATGTACGAAATAGAAGATGTAATTGTTAGTACAGAGAAGCAGGAGAATGGAGTCTTACTTACCTTCTCTATGTACGGTAGGACGCTTGGTACGGAGATGATATCAACTACACAGGCTAAGTTATTAAGAGATAGTTTAACAAAAATACTAGAAGACGATGGAACTGAAAGAGATGATCAAGAAGAGACAGGTGAGCAATTTTGAGATAATTAATAAGATTGTCATGTACCTCACTAAGTATCCAGACACAAGATTTCACCAGGCCTTAATTAACTTGGGGGTAACTGAAGTAGGAAGAGATCAATTCTATGAGGAAAGTGTTACTACCCTAGAAAGAATGATAGAAGATGAGAATTCTAGGAAGTCATAATTCACTTTCCTACTTAAGACCTAGTTCTATCCTGTTGTGGCCCTTTCATTTCACTGCTAGATGTCAAGGCGTGGATATTAGGGCGCAATATAGGCTAGGTGTAAGGGTTTTTGATATTAGGTTGTGGTTTGATAAGAATGGTAAGCCCCTAGTAAGACATGGGTGGATGACTTTTAAGTGTAGTGTTGAAAATCTGAGTGGTATATTAGGCTGGTTAAATGAGAAAGGTGATGCTAGTGTGAGATTGATCCTAGAAACACCGCCCTTCTTGTTTACGCCTGATCCACTAGCAGTAATGACAGAGAAGAAGTTTTATTTTCTTACATTCTGCACTACCTTGATCAATACATTCAGGCAGGTTAAGTTCTTTGGGTTCCGTGAGAAGAAAACGTGGAAAACAATACTTGATGACAGAATTAATGATGAACCAATTCTGATAGATAGATATAGTAGCACCACGTCTATATTCACGGGGAAACCATTAGAGACTAGTGGATGGAGAAGATGGGTTGGATTTATTGACGACCTATTCCCTTGGTTATTTGCTAGGCTGTGGAATAAGAAGATTAGAGAGGAAGTAGAGGGTGATATACTGTTCTTAGATTTTGTAGAGCTATGAAGTTAAAGCTGATAGTGGGTAATAGGAGGTTTCAAGTCGATGAGATTGGTGAGGTTGATCTGATTTACTATGGATGTGAGTATATACCTAGTGTTAGTAGTAATATGAGATTATTTGCTATGCCGAAGGTTAGTGATGAAATCTCTGAAGTGCTGAAGCTTGAAGACGCTACTAAACATATGCCTTACGAAGTTGACCCAATAATAGGAGCAACTTTTCGGTGTGATGGGTCTGAACTGAGAGGTATTAGATTTCAAGTGCCGGCAAAGTATTTTCATAGTTTCAAGAAGACTAGTACACGTGAATACTGGAAGAAGGTTGATTACACAGATGACTTCTTTATCTGTAGCTGCCAGAATGTGCTAGTACTCAGAAATGCACTAATGAATAAAGCGGGGCGTGTGGATAATGGAGCAGTTGAGTTGACTTTTAAGTTTGAACGCTATGAAACATTTCCAATTCAATTACTAGATAAAGTAATAGAAAGATCTTATGAGAAGAAAGAGACTTAGTTCTCTTTCTTTTTTCTCCCTTGCCCTAGAACCCTTATATGTATGAGAAAAGATAATATATTAAAATATGTAACAAAGAGTAACAAATACGTTATTCATTCTGATCTATTTATGATTCCAAGGTACATAGATCATTATCAGATTCCTAATCTAAGTTTCAACATGGAGATTAAGAGGGAAATATACCTAAATCAAGGAAGTAAATGGTCACCTCTTTTTAGAGCTATATTAAAACATTTTTACCCTAATATTAAATTTGATAGGGAAATTCCATTAGTTATCGAGAATAGAAAGCTGTGGGATTCTCTTTGTAGTAAATATAATGTAGACAAAGATAAAATGAAAAGAACGTTCTTTGTGGTAGATTATATTTTCCCATACCATAATCTAATAGTAGAAGTGGACTCTAGGCTTCATAATATAGATTATGATAAAGCAAGGGATGATTACATAAAGACTATTTGGGGATTTGATATTTTACGCCTCTATGAATTTGGTAAGGCAGAGTTTAGTACCATTAATTGTATAGAAAACTTTGAAAGGTGTATAAGCAATGGGAGTATTAATAATAATATTGACTACACCGGCTTGTTAGTAAAAAGGTTTTGTAAGGATTATAGTAACCTTATCCCTATTCTAACTTGGTTTGAAAAGTATATAGAAAACAATAATATAAAGGAAAATTTCTATATTAGTGTGGATCAATTAGGCAAAGATAATAGATTATATGTACTAGACCATGATTACTTATTCTCAATAAATGAGATACTAATAGCTATCTATGGAATTAGTGCATCTGTAAAGCCTTAGAATCCTTAACAATGAGGCATAGAGACTCGTACATGTTATGATATCTTTATGTGACTGAATTCTTGTATGATTCTTATAAGTCTATTACTTAAGAATATAATACCCTTGTAGCGAAACAGGTAAGCTAAGTATGACGGGACCACTTAATAGGTATACATTAATCGTGGTTTACGGTACAGGTAGAGATAGGGATAGTATATAGTTATCTAATTTATATACTATTCCAGTCGTTTATTTTTTTTTGTTTCTATAACGCCTTCAAATCCTTAATAGTGTAATAGGGGTATTGAGGTTGAGATATACTTTGATACTAGATCGAATTTTGTCTAGTTTTATAGATCTATTAGTATGTTAAATACTAAGCTAAATTCGCTAGGCTACCCGATGTAGCGGTAAAGGAAGCTATGTACGCAGGAGGTTCCATGGGAGGCCAAGAGGATGCATCATATACCCAAGTTGAACTACGGTACTGGTAGAGATAGAGAGTCGAAAGGATAGTTATTTATGAGTAACTAACTCTCTGTCGTTTTTTTTCGTTCCCCTTAATTCCTTATTGTTGTGAAAGAAGTAATAACAAAATTAAGAAGAAGATGATAAATTTGTATGAGCTAGAAGACATTACATTATTACCAAGTGCTATTAATAACGGCCACTTATCCGCTGACGTTGATTTCTTGGTTAGTGATGAATTAGACGTAACAGGAAGTAATACAGATACGCTTCCTATATTCACTTCTCCAATGCCATCAATAGTAGGTAGTGAGAGTGCCAAGATTTATGATGCAGCGGGAATACGGCCGATCATACCTAGCACTGAAAATATAGACCTAAGACTTAATTATTGCGCTTGGGTATTCTGTGCATTTACTGTGGTTGAGGTAAGGAGAAACTTTTTGAATACGAGACGAGAGAGTAATAATCAGTTCCATATCTGTATCGATGCTGGTAATGGTCATGATGCAGGTGTTATGTCCCTTTGTAATGAACTTAAGAAGATGTATGGTGGTCAGATCTTACTTATGGGCGGAAATGTAGCAAACCCAGCCACCTATGAATATTACAGTAAGGCAGGATTTGATTACATGAGAGTTGGTATATCAGGGGGTTCATTGGTAGATAAGTGCAAGTATGGTTTTCACTATCCACTTGCTAGCTTACTCAATGATATAAAGGCTGAGAAGAGTAAGTCAGTGAATAAGAATCTCCGCCCTGTTAAGATAATAGCTGATGGTGGTGTTGATTCATACCTTCATGCTGTTAAATGTCTTGCCTTGGGTGCTGACTATGTAATGATTGGGAGAGACTTTGCTAGGGTACTTGAGGCAGAGGGTGAAATCTTGATGAAAAGTAGTCAAACAGAACTCACACCAATTGATAAATCTACACTGCCGCCGGATATGGATCAGTATAAGATAAAGTCAAATCAGTTCAGTAGATATTATTGGGGAAATACAACACCTAAGGTAAGAGCTGAGAGGGCTGGTTTTAAGAGTGTTGAGGACTGGGAAAAATCAGTAGGCAGTAAGGTAGTATTATCGGACTCAGGCTGGGAAAGTGTTAGCATTGAATTAACACTCGACGAATGGATAGATGAATTTAAGAACTGCGCATACTATTCGTTCATGATGACTAACTCAACAACCTGGAAAGAGTTTAAGGAGAATGTCAAATATGCAGTTCAGTACTAGGAAGGTATGAAGTTTGAAGAAATTAAAGAATACATAAAAGAAAAGGCCCCTAAGTATGTATATTATAATACGATGGGACCAGTCTGTATTAGTGGAATAATTGGTCTTGATAGGTTGGAATTATCAGTAGAGCACCTGACGATAGTATTCAGCAAAGATCAGGATTGTACTTTAAGAATTGGTGTAGATATTCCGCCAGTTGAGTATAATTCGCACTCATGGGGAAATGTTACGCACTGTATCTATTGGCTGGATCTATTAGTGTTTGACATCATTAATAAGTACGAAGGTGATGTAAGTAAGGAGGTTAGGTTTGAATTTCCTTACCACGACGAAGATACAAGCATAGAAATTCCACCTGGTTATCTATATGTTAGTCCAGTCGCTATGCATTTTGTAGTAGGTCTAAGTAATGTAGTAGACGATTTAGTAGTTAAAATACTACCACCACGAGGAAGAACAGATTACACTACGATTTATGCATACTTTCCAGACCTACCAATTGACGGTGTTGAGATTAAGGATGGCTTTGATACAATCTGCGGGCCCTTTATGAAACTAATAGGGGAAAGTAATAGATTAGTTATTGCAGACTGTGATGGCCTGCTCTCTAAGTCCTCACCTGACTATAAAGACTATATTGATTTTCAACCACTATAAATGTACTCTACCTAACTTGTCTGTGATAGATAGGTTAGGTGTACTTTTTTTGCCCCGTGAAATGTCCTAAATCCCTTATTAATGTAATGAAAGTTATCTCAAGAAAATCAAAGGTCTCGGGATAAATTATTTTTTAACACTATAAAATTATGAAGAAAATAAATATTAACATTGACGTTTACTATACAAAGGTAATTGTCTTGGTAGGAACTAGAGCTGAAATAATAGAACAGCTCAGTAAGAAGAAAGATGTTCAATTAGTAAAAGTAGTTGAGCAGTTAAAAAAGAGGAGTCTGAGAGGATTCGCAACAAAACAGATTAATAGTCTAGGTGCTTATATAGTAGGTATTGAGACTGATAACTTAAAGACTGCAAGTATAGAGTCAGTCTTGGTGCATGAGTTATTTCATGTGACAGAGAACATACTATCTGACAGAAAGGTAGTATTAGGTGGAGAACATTCTGCCTATTTGATTGGTTACCTAATGGATAAAGCTATTAAGGGGATCAATAAGAAAGAGAAGAAATAAAAATCTTCTCTTTTTCTTTTCAACCGGTCTCTGTATTATTCACTGCATCTAGGAAGCCTTCAATCCCTTATTAATGATAATATAGAATACACATTATTGACGAGGAGATTCTACGTGTGAAATAGAAGAAGCTCATATAAATAGTTGATAATGTGTGGGAGAGCTGGGATGTATTTCTCGGCTCTCTTTTTTTGTTTCCCCTTGATTCCTTACTTGTGTGAAAACATTAATAATAACAGTAAAACATCTATTATGATTAACAAAAGAAACGCAGTACTTTGTTGTTCATGTAATTATTCAGAGGACAACAGGTACTTTAAACTTTATGGACGTGATGAAAGTATGAATTCATTTTATAACAAAAATTTATGGAAAGATTAACAGAACTGATGAGAGTCCAGTTTGAGAAGATGTGTAAGACTGGAAAATTATTTAGGGCTAGTGTAGATTCAGAACAGCTTTGGACTACCTACTTAGAGGGAATGAAGCCAGACCCAATTTTCAGGGACATTGATAGTAGTGTCCATAACTGCAACTACTGCCACGCTTTTATTAGGAGGTATGGTAATATTATTGCACTTGACTCTGATCTCAACATTATGACCTTGTTTGACTTGGATATACAGGATAAGGAAGTTGAGGATGAGTATGGTAAGTCAGTTCGTGCTATGTCTGCGCTTATTAAGGGCGCCGAGGTAGGAGGAGTTTTTATTGAGTCATTATCGTACTTAAAGAATCCAAGAACTCCATACGAATCAAACCCAACAGACAATCAACCAACTTATCTCCTAGGTGTTCGGCGCAATACAAAGCGCTACTTACTAGAAGATGTACAGAGGTGGCCAGATTCAGGAATAGTAGAAAATCAGACTATTACATTCAATCATTTCTACGTTGAGATACCATCCGAGTTTATCAATAAAACAGGTGATAGTACTGAAAGTCTGGTTGGTCTCGCTAAGTCTAATCATGATGTACTAGTGAGGGCAATGGAAGAAGTTAGCCTGGATACATTGGAGCTCATCAAGGACTTAACACTACAAGGATCACTACTTAACGGCGATTCTTATATGAGTACCCTTAACTTTGCGATTGATTGTAAGAAACAGTATAATCAGGTAGAACAAGGTAAGAGAGATAGATGGGCTTGGTCAGTTTCTAGCAGAGCTGGTGGTAAGTCTAAGTTCTTGAATACTGCAATTGGTACTCTTATGTCTGACCTGTCACAAGGTATGGAAATAAACGAGGCCTGCAAGTCATTCAATTACAAGGTAGATCCAGCTAACTACATGAAGGCTAGTGCACCTATTACTAAGAAACAGATTGAAGAGGCTGAGAAGTTTGTGAAGGAGAATGGATACGAAGATTCATTCAACCGTAGGTGTGCAGTGATTGATGACATAGACCTTCCTAACATACTACATATTAACTCGGATCTTGCAAAAGCTAAGTCAGTGGTGAGTGTATTTGATGGACTCCAACCTACGCACTCACAACATAAGAAGGCAGTCTTTGATAATGTCGAGGAAGTAGGAATTGAGAAGTTCATGCAAGATATTCTGCCAGGATGTACCGGTGTGGAATTATACCTTGAGAATCGCCACGCAGAGAATTTTGTATCACTCATTACATCAACTAACAAAGATAGTAAGAGAATATTCAAGTGGCAAAATAACTTCTCTTGGACATACACCGGAAACTTGGCAGGAAAGAGCATGATCAAGAAGGCAGTGAAGTCAGCAGGTGGTTTTGTAGATGCACCTTTCAGATTTTCAATACTCTGGAACGAAGATGGACGAAGTATTGTTGACTTTGATGCACACTTAGTAGAGCCGGGAAGAGATCATATCTATTACGGCCTACACAATATCAATAAAGCAATGGATCATATACCAAGAGTTAAGAGTGACTGTGGTGGTGTGATTGATATTGATATGATTCGACCAAGGAATGTGGGAGTTGAAAATATCTTCTACCCTGACATGAGTACAGTTAAGGATGGCCTATATCACCTCTACATACATAACTTCGATGGCGGTAAGAATACTGGTGTCAAAGCAGAGGTAGTAGTAGATAACCAAACGTTTAACTTTGAGGTAGGCCAGGAAGTAAAGAAAGATGTACAGATAGCAGACATCTATATTAAGAATGGAAAGCTTGAGAAGATTGAGAATACACCATACTTAGTAGGAAGTGAAACTAAGCCGGTGACAGTATTTGGATTAGAGACGCTAGAATTCCACAAGGTTAATCTTCTCTGTCTTAGTCCAAATTACTGGCAAGAGAACGGTATTGGTAATAAACACTACTTCTTTATGTTAGAGGGAGCTAGGTCACCGGAAGATATTAGAACCTTCCATAACGAATTCTTGACACCAGAACTACTACAACATAGAAAAGTAATGGAAGTACTAGGTCATAAGTGTAGGTGTAAGTCAGTACCAGGACAGCTTAGTGGACTTGGCTTTAATGCAACTGTCCGTGATGAAGTAGTTGTGAGATTAAGTGGATCACATAAAAGAGTAGTACGAATTAAATTTTAAAGAAAGTATGTACAAGAAAGCAATGAAACTCCATCTTAGATATACTACTAAGATTGGACAAGTGACAACAGAAGAACTTTGGAGCCTTAAGATGTCAGATCTCCAGAGTGCAGTAGAAGACGCATACAAGGAGAAGGAAAGACTCCAAGGTGCAGGTGGTCAGGGTGAGCTCAGTTTCTTAGAGACAAAGCCACAAGATCCAGAAGTTGAACAGGCAGTGCTCCGTTTTGAAGTGCTTAAGGATGTTTACTTGACAAGGGTAGATGATAGTAAGCAGGCAAAGGAGAACTACCAGACAAATAAGGAAATTCAAGAGCTGGAAGATATACTGGCTGAAAAGAAGAGAGCTGATATCAAGAGCATGTCAGCAGAAGATCTTGAAAAACTTATCCAGGAAAAGAGAAATAAACTGAGTAAGTAAGATGATTAAGAGAATAGAGGTCAGTGTGTTGGCTTCTATTCTTTTTTCTTCTTAGGGGGAGGAAAGAAAAATACTCATACCTAAGATTTCTCCTAGATATGAGTAAGTAAGTTTAAAGCAAGATCCAAAGTACTAGACTGATTCCTACTACTACTCCGATAATATCTGCTACTATATCACGTGCCTCTGGTGATCCATTATTTTTTTTATCCCAGACCTCCTTCACAATACCAATACCAACTGTTAAGACTGATGAAACAATAAGAGTCATCATTAGTGGCATGCCGGTAAGTGCAAATAGTTTATACAAGAATACAGCAATTAACATACTAACTACTGCATGCATCCATTTATCAACAGGTATAGATGCAAGACCTGATACTAATTTCTTTATCATAATTACGCTAGTTCCCAATTTTTATTTTCTAACATTGTCTTATATTCCTGAGGTATCCTAGATTTATCAAAACCAATAGGTAGTTTAAACTTTCTCTTATTATTGTTAGTTCCTACCCCCCTAATCGCTGCAAGAATAGATGCAAGGTTTAGGTTTCTTATATAATACATACAGTTAAATTCGCCAGAGTTGTACCCATTAAATACACTAACATCATCAGTCTCGTTATGATCGCCAACAATAGATTCTAAATTAAAGCAATCGTTTAATACATCATCTTGATTATTAACTATAGAAATCGGAGTCTTGCTGTAGGTTAGGTCAATTTTAACAAGGGTATTACATCTATTAAAAGTTTTTTTATAATAAGAACATCTGATAAGATTCCAACTTGAAGAGTCCAACTCAGTTAATCCTCTACAACCATCAAAAGTACTTCCTAAATCAGTAACTTTCTCTAGATTCCACTTACTTGTATCTAGGGACTGTAAGGAAGAACAACCATAGAACATAGACTGACCATTACTTAAGTTTCCAAGATTCCACTTACTTGTATCTAGGGACTGTAAGGAAGAACAACCAGAAAACATATTACTAGCATTACTTAAGTTTCCAAGATTCCACTTACTTGTATCTAGGGACTGTAAGGAAGAACAACCAGAAAACATAAAATTACCATTACTTAAGTTACTCAGATTCCACTTACTTGTATCTAGGGACTGTAAGGAGGAACAACCTTGGAACATAGACTGACCATTACTTAAGTTACTCAGATTCCACTTACTTGTATCTATGGACTGTAAGGAAGAACAACCAGAAAACATATTAAGGGCGATGGTTACATTATCCATCTCTATATTTCTCAAGTCTAATCTGGTCAATGAACTGCAGCCTTCAAACATTCTTTCAGTACTACTACTGCTAATTGTCCAATTACTCGTATCTAGTTCTGATAATTTAGGATTTCCCCTTAGAATACTACTACTTACTACATCTAAACCGTACCTAGTCGTGATTTTTCTGAGCTTACTACAAAATATTATCACGTTTGCAAACCCACCTAATGACATATATGGTAGGCTAAGTTCTTCTAGTTCACTACATCCATCAAACATAAGAGTTTCTAAGTTCCTAAAATATTCTAGTTCATTAAATCTTCTAACCTTTTTGTTACTAGCAAAGTCAACTTTCTTACAGGCTAGTACTTGTTCATAGGTTACTTCCCCTGCTACACCTTTTACACCAGGTACACCATAATTATTATTAGTAATACCAGATTCACCACCTATATTTTTAACCAGGTAACTCTTAACTTCGGGATCTTCAAAAACCATTATTGTCCCGCCATAGGTTGAAAACCCTCTCTCAGGGTCTCTTGCGTTCTTATAAAATATATTCTCTTCCATATCCAATAAACCAAACTCACCATCAACCAGCCTCTCCACCAGCTTAAGTCTTTCTAGTGGTATGTTTTCTAGGTTTGCGAGTCTCCTAAGTTCTTCCATGCTAGTACTCGTCCTAATTTCCACATACTGGTCCTTAGGTGTACTTTCTAGCTGGTGATGAAGTCTACTAATTAAGCTCATCTTGACTGTCCCCCATATTCAAGTACGCCATCGACAATAGTGCAGGTGTAGATGTGGTTGGGGAGGATAATAAATGTTCTAGGTACCTTAACACTACTTGGGAATGTGATTCTAGGTATTGTAGTGCCTGTTGTAAATCTAACTGCATATTCGTTTACATACTCACTACTACCTTGTCCCAGTGCTATTGTTAGGTTTCCACTAAGTTCTCCTGTCCACTCTGTGAAAGTACCAGGTTCTATTGTTACATTCAAGTCTGTCCCTGCGTTCTTCATTACCTTCACTAGCTTACCACTCTCACCTCGTTCACCCCTTACATACTTCTCTGTCTTATCGAACCTTGACTGCGCTGTGTTCCATTCGTATACATAGTTATCAGTCCCGACATAAGGAAGGTGATCTCTAATTTCTTCTACACTACCTGCGGCGCTTGTTAATTTATTTTTCAGCGTCTCATACTCAGCTGCCCTTTGTGTTTCGGAACTAGCTCTGCCTTGTTCTGCTTGATCCCACTGTGTATATTTAGTGGTTCTTTCGACCTCCGCTGTTTTTCTATCTTCCTCTGCCTGCACTCTGAGTAATTCAGCTGCTTGTCTGTCTTTTTCTTTTTTCTCCCTAGCTTTTTCTGCCTCTACACGTCCAGTCTCATTTACATCTAGGACTTGGTTTTTCATTCGTAGTTCAGCATCACTAGGGGTTGGCGTTTCTATGTCAGGGTAGTAGTAGACTTTTCCCTCCACTACTGATACACAAGGATTAGGTATTAGTCCCTCTGCTAGTGCCTGATCATATTCTGCTTTAGTTCTGAATGTTTTTAAGTTTCTCATATTCCTCCTAATAAGCTAGTATATAATGTAAAGTAGCATACCATCTCACACCAAAAAACGAATCTGACTGTATCTATCTTAGCTTCTAGTCCTGGCCTTCTTAATTCACGTGGGTCAAACTTAATAGACACCGCTAGTAAGAAAAGCGCCGGAATCCAAGCTAACATACTCCAAGGATTACCATAGACTGCAACGAAAATCTGAGAAAATACTGCACTGACAATGGCCCCTATGTTATGTACTGTTCTATCCTCATCTCTTACTCTCGGCGCGGCTCCTACTAGCAATGAACCAAGAATACCTAAGAATGGAATAATCTTAAGGTCTCCAGTCATATCCATAGCCTGCGGAACGATTAAGAAGTTACAAATCCAGATAGTGAGTGTGAAGATGAACCTCTTTGGTATGTGGTAGTATGTCTGTGATAATGACTCTGGAATACCGTACTTAGTAGTTGTCCAGAGAATATATGTAAGTAGTATTATGAAAGATATCCAAGATAGTATCATACAGTTATATTTAATTTATCCGGATATCCCTTTTCAAAATCATACTTAACAACATCACCTACAGAAGTTAACTCACCTATTGTTTTTTTATGCTCCGCCGTCCTATTAAAACAGTTCATTGCATAAACTTCAATAGCGCTTAGTAGTTGTATCGCTAAGTCACAAGGAATTTCAATCTTAAATGTACCAATCCAGAAAGTAGTATTCTGATAACCCATGTCTTTCTGAATTCTAGTACTATTCATAACTCCAACCCTAGTCTCCTTATCTAACCAAACAGGCATACTATTTAGGTAGAAGCAGTTAATATTGTCACTACTATCAAAAGATTCGAGGTCAGCTATCTTTGCCTCTTTAATGAGTTGTAGGGCAGTTACTTCCTCAGACTTAGACTTAGAGGTTTCAATATACTTAGCCTTGAAAGTTTCAACGCTATAAGAATTATCACCTTCTCTATATGTATCTACTTTCTTCTCTTCATCAAAGTAAACTCTCCATGTATTTGTATTGCCCTGACTCCCCACTAAGAGTAATTCAGGGTGTGACGTCGTTGAATAATCAATATTATATTTCATAGTGTGATTTTAAATTTTATTCTGGGTTAGTACTACCAACTTCTGGATAGTAACAAAGTCTAGTACCTGAATATGCAGGGAAATTATCCCTAGTTACTCCAATAGTAAGATAACTAGGTTTGCACCTAGCCATAAAATTAAATGTTCTACCAGTCCGACTTCTATTAATTGCGCCAAAGACTACAGAAAATAGTTCATCGAATTTTGAAAAATGATAACGATTATATGTAGCCTTGAACCCGGAGGTACTTGATAGGTTATAAGACCCTGAAGTATCTGTAGGTATCCCTATAATTCCCTTATTGAGTTGGGTCAAGAAGTATCCATAATATTTAAGATAATATTCGCCATAGTATGGAGTTTTCGAATAATTAATTACCTCTCTTGTAAGGTCTGGCATAGTAACCTCAATAGATGCACCTCCCGAACCATCACTGCTGAAATCAATACCTAGTACCGTATAGGGAACATCTCCAACTAAGTTCTCTATTCCCCTATATCTAATGCTTATGTATTTATTATCCCCATAAGATTTCTGTACTACCCCAGAACTTCCACCAATTGGATTAGTATCTCCAATGTATTTAGGTGACAAAATAGGGGTCATGTCATAATGTTCCTCACTCATCATATTCTCAGGAATAATGTAGAAAGTATCCTCTAGGTTTTCTGTATTAAGTGATTCTATAAGATCTATGTTCTTAAACTCTGTTACGTATAGAAAGAATATAGAGAGATACATTGAATAATCAAGAGGGTGCCACTTATCATTGGTAGTTAGGCTATACATATTTGAACCTTTACTACTATCGGATCTAGCAATAGTAAAATTTACAAAAGACTTACCTAGGAGTGTCTGCCTAAAAACATTTGGATCATCTCTTCTACTATTCCTATCATATGCACTAAAATCAGTACGACGTTTCATTCTTTCCACATCCTTGAACCCTCCCTCATATCTTGGATCACTACTACATACAGAACATAGGCCCCTTCTTACATTATTGTTATTATCTAGGTCAAGGTTTCTATCTACTGTTGCGTTATAAGCAGATACATAAGACAGTGCTCTCCTTTTAAATCCAGGTAGTTTGCCTTCACTTATTTGAATAATCATTTCTACCTGAGTCTGTTCTAGCTTATACCAAAATTCAGGAATCTCCACCATAACCTGGCCAAGATTACCATTTACATCCGAATCTGCCCAGCCTGAATTAATGGGTAGGTATTTTACTACTTTTCCCTCATCATTTAGTATACAAGGCCTTATTTTATTTTGTATTGGTAATGTCTCATGAAGTTTAGGGTTTCCAATAGCCGTGTATTTTACAGAAACCTCCTTGGAAAAATCATAACTGATCTTAACACCATAGGATCTTTCTTGTACCACTAACTCTTCTAGGGCTTTTGTAATCGGTTCTATCTCACCTACCTTAGAGTTGAGTGATCTAATTTTACTATCTAGACTATTAATACTGATGAGAATACTATCTATGTCATCTACATTTACTTTATTATTGAGGGCTTCTTGTACTGCCCGTGATATTGGTTTATCTAGGTCACTTGTATCATCCACACTACCTAGCCCTACTTGATCTTTCGTTACGTTATGAGGATTATCTTTTCTCGCTGTATGTGTTTCCCCCACCGTCTTAAGGGTTTGCAGTACTATCTTAACTAGTTCATCTAATTCCTCTCTGGTGCGTAGTTGTTTTAGCTTTGCAATATCCGCATCCTCTACTAAATCTTTACCTGGTACCTTACTAACCTTATCATCAAGTGCCTGTTGTACTGCATTTGATACAGGTTTTTCCATATCCCCAGTATTATCAACTCTCCCTAGACCTATATCACTTTTCTCTATTACTACATCTTGTGCCAGCGATTTATTATTGACTCTAATACTTTTATCTACTTTTTCATTGAGCGCGGCGGATACTCTGGTCGAAATTGGTTTATCTAGGTCTCGTGTATTATCAACATTACCAAGTCCAATATCTGTACTGTTCAGGTTTACACTTGACGTAATAGGGTGACCATTTACTTTTATTTCTTCTAAGCTAATATGACCAGCATTTAGACTATTAAGGGCTTCACTAACGGCTTCTTCTAGTTCATCCATATTTCTATTAAGATCGACCATTCCCGCCGCGATAATACCACCCATAGTTTCAATGTCTAGGTCAATATCACCTTTTACTTTTTCTGCACTCCCTGCGATTAATTTTTCTAAGTCACTAATTTTCTTGACTACTACTTTATTTTGAACAGGATTTTCAGAGTTCGCATCCAGGATAGAGTCGACTAATCTTCTCCACTTGCCGGTAACCTCATTTATTTCGTTGTCTGGTAAGTACTGGTATAATTTTCCATCCTCACCGCAAAATGAAATATGCCCTGGATCTATACTTGTCTCTGGGTAGGATTTCATCTTTTCCAACGTGCTAAAACAATCTCTAGCAAAATTAGGCTTCTTACCTTGATAGTCAAAATTATCGCCTATACCTAGCATATTATTATTGTTAATTGTTTTATTATACAGTGTGCAGAGTAATATTACCTACCCTACACACCATATATTATAATTTATTCACCATACTGCCTATAGTTCGCCTTAATTGGTTCACTTGAGAGTTCCTTGCTTAAGAATCTGTTGGGTACTTCATTCATCTTAGCGAAACCGTCAAATACATACCAATCTGAGCTCCTACTTGCATTACCATTTTCATCAATACTGTCAGTCTTATTCCAGTTATTCCTACTAAACATATTATTGAATGTCACCTTCAAGTTTCTATCAATACCATTATTATAAGAACCTGTATCTGGATCCCAACTGCTAAGTCTAAAGCAACTTTCCATCTTCTGTATGTAGATGTTTGATTGATTAAAGACATCAGTTAGGTTTGAAATTCCTCTAAACATACCGAACCTGAACATTCCCTGTATATACAAGTCAATCTTAGGTACTGTAAAGTTCATAACATTCAAGGTTAGGTTATTAGGCCACATACAACCATTAAACATATCATTCATGTAGAGTCTATTTGTCTTTATATACTTGAACAGGCTTGGTGGGATAGTTACACTGTATCCCTTTATTACCCCATTCTTTGATATATAATAACCGAGCATCTTACAATTCATGAACATCCTAGTCATATCTCCTACGTTTGGTGTAGGTTTGAACATGTAAGGTGGAATTCGTCCTTGTAGTCCATAGATCCTACTTATTCTATACTGTGCTTGATTACCGAATGATTGTCTAGTAGGTCCACAGTCTCTGAACAAGTCAACTACATCAACATTAGCAGTACAATACCTAAGCAAGTCTGGGGCAAATGCAAAACCGCCTGAATAAGAACAGCTAACGCCATCGAAAGTACTAGATGTTGTTAGTGTATCTACTGTCTTGGATGGGTCAAGTACTACATCATCCAACCAATCTATGTTATATTCAAACTCAGTACCACCAATACTCTCAAACCTCAATAGCCTTGTATACATCTGATTGCAAAGTACTACATAATCGTCATACCTATTAGCTCTTCCTGACCATTTCCACATGTAAGTATAGAGGTCTTTATTTGGTTTTACCTCTGACCATGTATTATTAATCAGGACATACTTGAAAGGTTGATAGTCGATGTTATAGTCAGGCATATCAAAGTAGGCGCTCCCCGTGTCTGTTGTGAAGAGGTAATCATACTCCTCTGCATTACAATTCTGGAAACAACCTCTCATGATTTCTATTGTCTGCCTTGGTATCTTAACAACCTTACTAAATGTATGTGTATTCTCAGCTAGGTCAGGTATCTTAGATGTCGTAGTATTTCTAGAGATATTCTGTTCAGTCTGAGTGTTATCTACCTGTACTGTTGTAGTTATGACTGTAGTTGGATCAATTACTACTTGATTTGTATTGTTAGGAATCTCTGAGAATCTATTATATACAATCCTAGTAGTGGTTCTAGTATTAGCAGTTTCATCCGTACTTATTACTGTCTTAACTGCCTTACTACCTTCCTTACTATCAATGTCCACTGTCTTAGTATGATCTGAACCAACTGACCTTATTGTGTAGTTGATGTCGCCATGATAGAATAGTCTAGCAGGTATCATTCCCACTAGCTTATGGAAAGTACCACCTGTTGTACTTGAGAATGTATAAGCAACACAAGATAGGTTAATACAGTCTGCAAAAGGCTCTGGTAGTCCTCTCTTCGATGGCTCATTTACATTTGTCAGCCTATAAGGAGTTTTGAAATCATAGAAACAGTAACTAATATTTCTAAGTTCAGTACATCCAGCAAAAGTAGATCCTGGTAGTTCAATAGCATCACCGGTTATATTCTCCACCGACATACCCCTGAACAAGCTGACCAACATTGTGATCTTACTGTGATTCTTACAGTTCTGAAGTATCCTATAAGGGAATCCACCTACTGAATATTTCTTAAGTCCTGCACCTGTAAATGAATGGTAACCACTTGAATAATCATTATAGTTACCAGTCTCAAATGCAATAGTCTTAAGTGAATCAAAGTCCTTTAGTGTATTATCAGTGAGCTCTAGTTTTACTTGCTCATCACCCACACCTAAGTTACTAACAATAAAAGAACTTGAAATGTTTTCTAGTTTCCTTGGGTCTTTAAAAATCTTATCTAGATTCATCTTACCAGAACCAGTATCACTAATGCAAGTATTTACAATATTAACTAGAGACGCTGGGAAAATACCTAGTTCCTCTGTTATGTTGTCGTAATTTATATAGTTTGTATTCAGTGAGTGTGATATTCTAGTAAGCTTTGGGAGATCAGAGAACATTCCATCTAAGTTACCAATCTTATTCAGTCCATTCTTGTAGTTCTTAGTAATACTGTCAAAAGTACTGAATGTAAGCGTATTGATGTCATTAAATACTATACTGGTTGAGAAGTTGTGTAGGTTAGTAATTTCAAACTTACTACTACCCTCTGGAACCCTAAACAAGTATCTATCAAAGTACACCTTACTATTGATTACATTAATGAATTGAGTTAGCTTTCTAAGAGGGCTAAACAATCCATCTTCCTTAATGACTTCAGTACCACCAGTTCTTACTACTGACGGTGAATAGAGCCTACCAGATATATTAGTACCATAGAATAGACCATTTATGTTTGTAATATTAACGCACTTATCAAATGTATGTCGGTTCAGTGAGTTATCGTTTGTGTCACTCTTCCAACCATCCCCTGTAAATCCAATATCACCACAACTAAAGAACAACGAATCAATACTCCTTACATCTGGTCCAATACTATAAAGTGCGTAGTAGATATCAAACAAGTCAACTCCCGAATAAGAGAAACAAGAATTAACATCAGTAGCCACAAGTTTTAGGTTAGTTACAGTATTACCTTCCTGGAATACGAAATTATCATTCTTATAGATTCTATCACTCTCTATTGGGTGTATGTATCTTCCAAACTGATTAACTACATTAGTTCCATTATACCTACCCCCATGTATTGTAAATAGAGGACACCTAGAGAATACAAGTGATCCCATCAGTGTGAAATTACCATATACTCTCTTCAGGCTACTACACTCATAGAATGACTTTGTCTTAAGTGGTGTTGGTTGATCTTGGATATTATCAAACACAACATACTCAAGGGATGGATTACTACTGATACTGAATGAATCAAGTCTATAACCCTTCAAGTCAATACCATTACTGTTACTTGAGTCTTGTGTTCTCAATGTCTTTATAGTAGTACCATCAAGACTAAGTGTTCTGAGTGAGGTAAGTTTAGAGTTACCTGTATTAATCTCAGTGTAATTACTATCTGATATTGAGAGTGTATCAAGTTCTGGTAGGTCATTGAGTGAGATAGTACTTGCTCCTGTGCTACCTAATGACGCAGACCTACAGCCGGATATTACAATCTTCTTAAGCTTTGGACAACTATTAATGTTAATCTTTGGTAAGTAAGACCAGTTATCGTTAGAGATTAGTTCAACAGTCTCTAAGTTTGACATACCTGATATTACTACCTGCTTGATTGATCTATTTGTGTAGTCTAGCTTTACTGTTCTAATATTTTCACAATTAGTAACCGCAAGTGTATTAAGTACTTTACAGTTTCTTAAGTCAATATTAGTTAAGAGCGGCTGTTTTTCTAGCGTCAGAGTTTGCACAGAACTATTACTAACATTCAAGTAGTACAATGAAACTCCCACCGGTATGATTACGTTGTTGATATCAGACTCACTAACATTCAAGTACGTAATATTCTTAAATGGATTCTTATATACATCTGGTACAAGATCACTAGCCACCTGAGTAGTACCACTTAAGTCCACAGATTGAATACCCCCTGACTTAAAACCACTAAAATTAAGGGTCTGTAGTGCAAAGTATTCAGGATTCACATTATAACCTGAGCTATCGAACGTCTTAAGAAGCTCAAAGATATTAAAAGATGATGTGAAAGTAGTAATACCGCTTAAGTTCAATTCCTTCAGTGATGACAAAGATCCATAGTTACTGTAGATATTACCCATGTTCGGAGTATATACAGGACTACCATCTTTATTTTTTACTACTGATGATACTGTTGGCGTTAAGCTGTTTATCTTAATACTCTTCAAGTCAGACAATGATGTAATCTTATCTGAATTGTTAATGTAAGTCTGAATATCTGGCGTGTCTTTACTATCGGCAACAATAATATCAGTCTCCTTACCATCTTTTACGTAGGTGTATGAAACTGACTTATTACCAATATTAGACTTCATGATAACAGGAGAGTTTACCGTCACAGGCATAGTGATGGAACCTGAATCATGAGTAACACTAATACTATTCTTCCATGATATATTGTAAGTATCGATGTTATTGTCCACCAAGTAAGATGCTTCATTACTAAGACCAGCCCTATAACCAAATACACTATCTAAGAAAGTAACACGTTCATCTAGCCAGTTCTTGATAAAAGACATTCGAGTACCATGCAAGTAGTTTCTCTGTGCTGTCTTAATATACTTAACGTTATAGTCGTAATTAAAGATCAGCTCACCACACTTACTTAGCTGTGTTGTGAAGTGTTTTTCAAAGAACTCATCAACATTCTTAAGTACTGTTGACCTAAGATCGCTCCACATGATAGAATAGAAATGATAATCACCAGTACTCTTATAATCATTGAAGTAGGTATCGAAGAATATCTCTGACTCAATACAACCCCAGAGCTTATTACTATAGACTGTGAAGACCGTATTATCTGTCTGCTCAGCAATTCCATAGAGCAACATTACCTTATTATCCGGTCCGTTAGTGATTGAATTTTCTAAGGCTGTTGTTGTTACCTCTTCAGCACCAGCATTACCAAGTCCTAGTGCAGTATCCATATCATAGAAAGAAGGTGTCCAATACTTACCACCAGGACTTCCATTCTTAGGTAACCAAAACTTAAATTGCAAGTTCTTACCAAGGGAGTCAACCAATCCAAACAACATACAGATAACATAATAGAAAGCTGTATTCTTAACGCTCAAGTCAATTCCTTCTTTTGCCTGAGGTCTTGTCATTGTGATTGTTGTACCTTGGCTATCTCTTGTTGTGGTAATACTTTCTCCCTCACTACTAGATATTATATACTTGTCGTAGGAAGTATTATATGCTCTCTTTGCGGAACCATTGATATATTCCATCTTAGAGGCGATTGTGTTGTGTAAGTTTCTGAATGCCTTTGTTGCTTCATCCGTATTCTCAGCATAGACCCTCTTCCATAGCTTATCTACGTAGGTTGCATCATTAGACCAGAAATAACCATCCTCCAAGAACTTAAACTTTCTTAGATTAGCTGGTGACCATTTAATCTGCTGGCCATCTTCATCCTCTAAGAATACACCATTATATTTTATGAAACCAGTTGAATCTCTTACAATGTTGGCTGGGAATCTACTATACTTACTCCTACCCATCTTGATAATAGAGTAGTCGTATGCATCTTCAGTATCTCTATCTTCAAATACATCTACTTTAACAGTGGTACAATTCTGAGATCTTTCACCCTCGTACACTACTGCATTGATTGTATTATCTAGCTCTGATTCACTTGGTTGGCTGAAGAGGTTAGGGAATGTTACATCTTTTCCCGCCAACACATCACCGTATGGATTCTTTAGGTACTTAGGAACTTTATATCCTTGGTTAAACTCAGACTCACGGCCTAAGTTAAATGAGTATATACCGAGAACCCTAATATCTCTACTATCACCAGTCTCAGATTTAAAGTTAACAATCAATAATACTGGGAAACCCTCGATCGTTGGTTTTACGGTGACATCTGGCGGAAGACTACCACTAGCTTTCAGTGCATCTACTTTTGACTTCGCTGGGTAACAATCTGCTATATTGATTAGGTTATTGGTTGGATCATTGAAAGTCTCATTAATAAACTTACCAATCACAGCATTATTGATATGTCCAGAGTCCACTACATCAGCCTTAAGTGTGAATGATTTTTCTGGGAACCAATCTGACTTAGGCGAGAACATCTGATTACCTTCGAATGTGATCTTAAGGTTTTTGATGTTATAGTTCATAGATGTAGTACCTTGCAGCTCAATTGTTACCTGTGAACTCTTAATACTAGTTGTGCCTATCTTATATTCGAAATTAGAACTACTACTTACATCAAGACCACCATTAGAAGTACTTGAGAATTGTGAGTAGGTCCAATTAACAGACATAGTAACAATAGGGATAGGTAGTTCAGTAAGTGCACTATCTAAGACAATAGAGGTACCACTAATACTAGCTAGGTTCTTAAATTCTCCAGTCCTAAGGTTGTAGATAGAACTAATAGCACTTGTATCAATTGCTCCAGCCTCACCTGTTACCTCTTCATCGGTTCTAATACTATTATTTCTTAAGAGCTGAGATACGAGTCCACTATTTAAACTACCATCTTCATTTCTCTTAAAGTTCATGTAGTTATTGATATAGCTACAAACTATCTGACCAGTATTTAATGCAATGTTGAAGAACCTTGTTGAGTAGACATGAATAGTAGTACTGTTATTTACAACAGTTCTACCATTATCATCACTAGTACCAGAACAAGCAAAGAAAGCTCTACTAATGTTACCCATATTGTAGATAAGACCTCTACTTGTATTAATCTCTATTGACTGTAAGATAATACCGTTCTGATATACAGACAGAGTTGCATAGGCTACTCCATTCTGTCCGGGTCTAGTTAATACAATATCAACCTGCTGGAAACTATTATCCTGCAATGAACCTACTAGTGTTACACCTTCTACCTTTACATAATATTTTCTAGGTGTAATTAAGATACCTGCACCAGTCTGATCTTTTGGGTTATAGTCACCAAGTTTATAGATCACCGCATTATCATCTGGATCTTTACCAATATGATAAGCAATCTGTACTGTAAAGGTATAACTATTAGAGGTCACCGCACAGTTAACATCACTTTCTGAACTAGGAAACCAAGATGTAATACCGCTCTTAGTTAATACTCCGTATGCTGTGTGTGTAAAAGTATAGGCACCTTTATAGTCACTCTGAATACCTGAATCAGAACCTACATTATACAAGTCAAGGCTACTCTCTGGAATTCTAAATGTCTTACTCCTACCACTAGTACTAAAGTTTTCATTCCTGTATGTTATATTCTTTGAACTAACCGCACTTGTACCAGCCTCACCCCAGAATGTATAATCGTAGACCAGATATTTATTTAGGTCATTCATATACGCCTTAACTGGTCTAGTATTTGGCTCAATGACTGATATATATACCTTACCAATATCTCTAATCGTACCTTGACTAGCAATAATGTCGATAGTAAACTTCCCGTATGTATTGAATATTGGGAATTGTGCAAGGTTAATAGGTACTGTCACTTGGTTGCCGTAGATCAAGTTCCTATCACTAGCAAGAGTAGTTGAACCACATTTAACTTCATAATTATAGGTACTAGTATTTTCACTAATTGTTGTAAATTGTAAGTTAAAAATACTATCCTGTGAAATTGATATAGGTGAAAGTGGATCAATACCTGTTACTGGCGTTACTAAGATACCATCCGTTACTACTACGTTTATGATACTTACTACACTACCAGATGACACTCTATTATTCCTCGTATTAGCTAAGAGGAAATAGATAGGGTAAGATCCAGGCATTGCATTTTTATCTACTAGTTTTGTCTTACCATTTCCATGTACATCAGAAATTGGAATATCTATAAAAGCAGCTGTCGTATCAATTCCTAGCAGCTCTACATACTGTCCGGCCTCACCTAAGTCTTTACCGTCTGCCTTAAATATACCATCCTGTAGTGTAATGACAGACTTAGCAAAATAGAGTCTATAATCGCCAGAAATAGATACTCTATAAGACATCTGTAATTTTGCATCTGTCTCTCTAAGTGTCTTCTGTGTGATATTGACTGAACTACTATTTAAAGTAATTGATGAAATTTTTATATCGCATCTTGCAGAAAACTCAGACTCAGACTCATCAAGTGCGGATACCTGTAAAACGACGTCACTTTTAGAAATACCAAGTAAGCTAGCATCAAATGACTTAACAGTTCCTTTCTTTACTCCTGTTTCCTGGAATACTGCTTTACCATCAACCCTAACGATCACTGTATATTTGCCGGCTGCTTTAGAGTCGACTTTATAGTAGATCTGATTAATTTCTTTATTCCAGATTATTTCTGATACGGGGTCGGTTCTATTAAAAGGGTCAAGTATTAATACCTCAACAGAATTAGTACTATTACCTCCACCATTTCCCCATCCACCTGAGCCACCATGTCTAGCAAGCCAAGATACATTCTTCTTTAGTATCTCAATATCCTGCCTATCCTTGACAAGTGAATCTTCTATGGATATTGTTCCTTTATTGTCTGCTAAGATTGGGTTATTTGTATAGATTCCAGTAGCATCGCTAGACGCTACTGGCTCCCATTTCTTAGTAGTCTTATTATATTTTCTTACAATTGCCATATAATAATTATAGTTTTATAATCGTTCCACCAGTATTATAGAGGTTTGAACTTAGGGCTGAATTAACGAAGTAGTCTCTATTCTCCTTGACTGTATCGCCATGTGTATAGATCTTCGCAAGGTCCCAATATCCAGCTGGTGATCCCTTTTCATCACCTGCACTATACATACCACGGATCTGATACATGTAAGATTTGATTTCACCATCTGTTACCTCATAAACGGTATAGAACGGATAACTTTGCTCTTTTAGGTTAGATGCCTTTACGTAGAATCTCTCCCATGGTATATAATCACCTGCTAGGTCGGAATTAGATTTATTCTTGAATCCAGTTGCTTGACACATTACATAACTAGGTGCATTAATATTATCTACTACTTCAATTCTACATCTAGCCTTATTATTAATTGCTCTACCTCGTACAAAACTCTTAGCTGCCACACTAGAACCATCAATAGTAAGTGCAGTGCTTGAGTTATTATAAACTTCATCACACCAGTTTGATAGTTCTGACCACCTACCATTAAACTCTTCCACTGTTAACTGCATGAAAGGTTTAAATGACGCAACAGTACTAAACATACCAGTCTTTGGGTCATCAGTTAAGATATCATCAACACTGCTAGTACTTCCATCGATTTTCTTAGTGAGTGGGTTGTATGTAAGTGGTGCATCATATACAGGAGCAGTAATAGCGCAAGTATGTTTATGACCACCCATTACCAAAGGAATACCCCAAAGCTTAAATACTCTCTGATACTCGTAGTTGTGATAACGATTCAAGTATGCCTTAGCTGTTTCACGAGGAGCTGCAATATTATTATCATAGTTCTTATAGGCAGAATTTGATGTAATATTGAACGGCATCTCATGAGTAAAGACAATGCACTTATTACACTTACCAACTAGGGCAGAATTAAACCTCTCCTGTCTGAAATCAAAGTTACTTGGTATTGCAACTCCCTTCCAAGTCAGTAGGTCCTTGATTATCCATTCTTCTTCGATGTCATAAATCTTAGAAGCATTTTTATTTTTTCCACCTTCTCTAAGTTCATCCTTGATACCGTAGATGGCATTGACTGTACTCTTGTCGAATTTCTTAGCTTTTTCTTTACCGGTTGAATCATACGTTACCTTATTAGAGATTGTACGTGTTTCAGATAAGAGTGAGATGAAGTGGAATTTGCCATAATTGAAAGAATACAGTGATGGCATCTTAAATGAAACCTGCTGACCTTCATCTTTTGCGGAGGGACCTGTAAATACTTGTGGATTTCTATGATCTATCTCGAATGTATAGAAGTAGTCAATCACATAGGTATTAATCTTCCAAGGTGACTCTTTTCCATTACCAATATCCCTCATTGATATAGGAGCAAGGTCATTATTTCCGATAGTTAACATTTCCTCTCTATCATCAATAGGCTCATATCCATCAAAGTAATCAATCCACTCATTAGATCTACTACCATTATAACAGATATCTCCTGTGTTGATTACGAAATTGAACTTACCAAATCTACCAGCCGTTTCTTCTTTCTTGATGAACTTAGCAGAAAGATTCCATACTTCATACTCTTCCCAACTAGCACCTTGTTGATCTGTTACCTGCAAGAAGTTAAATGTTCCAGCCTGTGCATCAGATATAACAGTAAACTTCCTTACCTTACTCTGATATACACCTTCACTATCATCAGTCTTACTTCTAACTACCTTATATTCATACTCACCAGGTTGAAGTCCAGATATAATTACCCTATGTGTTGTGAGGGACTGTCCATATGCTGACTCCCATCTAACTCTATCATACAAGCTCTTATGTTCTCCGTATAATATTGGTGAGGTATTTGGAGTTGTTGCAGCGGAATATACGGCGCCTGGTTTAATTGATTCTACCTTTGTCCAAGCACTAGTACCTTTCTTACGATACCAAATAAACTCATCATGATAATCCACAGAGTTCCAACAAAAACATCTAGTCGCGCCGTTTGTACCCGCTGTTGCCTGAATACCAAATGTACAGGTTAAAGTACTAGGGTGATCAGTGCTAAAGAGTGTACGTGATGTTGCAATAGATTTACCTTCAAATGATGCGCGAGGTGTAAAGTCTTCTACTCGTCCACCTATATTTGCACCACTGATATAAGAAGATGCTAGGAACTTATTATTATTGAAACTACCTACACCCTCCCTTGGATTAGACTGTGTGGTAGGGTCAAGCATATACCATCTTCTAAATACTACCTCACTTGCGCTACGTCCCGCTGGTAAGATATAAGTTGCTTTTTCACAGATTGCACTATTATTAAAACTAGCGAGATCAATAAAACCCTTAGCACAATTACTTGCCGCTACATCAACAGGACTAGTAGTAGATGATGGGATTTCAGACTGTGTACCATCAATGTTATAGAAATGCTCATCATCAGGTGCCCAACATAAATAGAATACGGCAGATGATTGGTCAAACTTAATCAGTTCACCATTATCCTCTTTCCACTCCATATCAAAGGTCTTAACTTTCAAGGCAGTTGTATTAACATCCATTACTGAACATTGTGCACCCCTAATCAAGAAAGTACCGCCTGCTGGAATCTTACCCCATAGTTTAAGTTTCTTCCATACCTTATTAGATCCCATATAGAGAAGATAGAAACCATTCAAGTTAATATCCTCACCAGAACCTGTATCTTCTGTTGCGTATGGGTTACCTAGTTCTACGAAATTATGTGAACAAGGCTGATAATCGTGTGGCCCTCTAAGTGGGTCTCCTGCATTACTACCTGAGCCACCAAGATAGAAAGAATTAATTACAATACCTACCTTAGCAACTGCACCATCATAGTAATAGTTGCTCTGTAATTCTGGCTGTCTATTATCAAGGCTATTATCGTATACTTGTAGCTTACCCTCTGCATTAACCTTGACTGTATACTTAGCCTCTTCTGATCCCACTGGTACAAAGCCGATTGAATCAACTTTCTTCAGCTTACTATCAATCAGGCTATTTACTGTATCTTGATCCATATCCGTTGTTTCGTTATTATCTTCACTACTACCACCGCCAATAGATGAACCACTTCCGATAGGTATTAGTTTTCCTTTTTCTGTAAATATATATAGTTTAGTTCTGTCTGTACACCAAATAAGCTCACCTGGGATAAAGTTCTTTCTTCCCGTATCCATCTGTTCCCAAGTACCCATCTTGATACTGATATGGTTAACAGTTGGTTCTTTGGCCGTTGCATATTTTGGCTCTACTTCAGCACTATTCTTAATATCTTCTAATTGCTCTTTTGTTAGTACCTCTTCCTTAACAAGCTCATTGATGTAACCCGGCATTAGTGGGTTTGTTGTATTTGCCAGTTCAGTCCTTGTACCATCAGTAATACTACCACTGACCGCACCAAAGGATCTAATATTCATCAACACTTTAACTTGTTTCTGTAGCTCATATACTGCCTTCTGAATACTATATACAAGTGCAGTATTTGTGTCGTACTGATTATCTGTTGTATCTACCCAAAGTGCATTTACATCCTCTGGCTCTTTTGCACTTACTACTATACCACTTCCTTGACCAGTTAAACAAGTCCAGCCGTTGGAGTCATTCTTATAGTAGATTGCATCATCTTCCTTTACATAGACAACTGATCCCTGTGCTTGTATTGCCTTATTTGTTTTTAAGTCAGCAACACGATCAATCTTCTTAATACCACCGCCGAAATCATAAGGAATCCACTCACCACCATTCCACTGATAGGTATGAATTTCACTTGGGTCATCTACTACATAAACGACAGTACCAATCTCCTTAAAGCTCTGTGGTATGTTATTTCTACTAGCTATATTCGGAACGGGTCTAAATGCGCCGAGAATATTTTGGTCTATTAAGTCGCCCTGTGTTTTTAAGTTTTCTACAATCGGCGTAATTTGATCCAGACCAGACTTAACGGCGCTAATTCCGTTCGATGCATTAGTAGCTGTTGTTTGTGCGGATGTTAATCTTTTGTTCAGTAGTTCATAGCTTTCATAACTCTTCAACTTAGCTATTTCACTTTCCTCAACAAGATCTTTACCTGGCACCTTACTAACCTTATCATCGAGTGCATTCTGAGTACTAGTAGATATTGGTTTGTCAAGGTCACTAGTATTATCAACATTACCTAGGCCAATATCAGACTTAGTTAGATCTACGTTTCCTACTAGTGGATGACCGTTGACTGTTGTGCTCTTATCTACTTTTCCAGATAATGCAAGTTGTGTACGTGTTGAAAGTGGTTTATCAAGGTCACTAGTATTATCTACATTCTCTAGGCCGATGTCATTCTTATTCAGTACTACATTGTCGGTTAGTGAGTGTCCATTTATCTTTATACCTTCAATATTGATACTACTTGCCTTTAGACTATTGAGAGCTTCACTGACTGCTTCCTCTAGTTCATCCATATTTCTATTAAGATCAACCATACCAGCGGCAATGATAGCACCCATACTCTCAAGACCAAGTGTATCACCTAGTTCATTAATTCTCTTGTCTATTGATTGCTCAAGTGTTTCAAGCTGTTTGACAATTGCTTTATTTTGAACTGGATTTTCAGAGTTTGCGTCTAATATAGAATCAACCAGTCTCCTCCACTTACCTGTCTCTGTTGATACCTGATTTGTAGTGAGGAACTGATAGAGCTTACCATCCTCCTTACAAAATGATACGTGGCCATGATCAACACTAGTATCTGGGTAGGACCTCATTTCTTCCAGGGTATCAAACGAATCTCTTGCAAAGTTAGGTTTTCTACCTTGGTAATTAAAGTTATCACCTATATTTAGCATACTGTAATTTATATGTTATATCAACATTAACCGAATGACTGCTTGAAATTAGTAATCGTAACGGGATCGGTCAAGGTGTAGATATAGTAGTTTACACCATCGATAGTTCTTTCTGTTAATGTATATGAATTTATGTACTCGAAGTTATTAGCATCCTTGATTGTAGTTAACTTGCCGAAATCTTTTGGGTACATATAACAAGTTCTACTATTGACCATATTAATACCACTCCAAGTATAACCCTTAGATGGATTTAATACCTTTGTTAATCCAGTTGTTGAAGTAGGAATAGGGTCACCATCAGCTAAGATTCCATAATAACAAGGGTGTACTACTCTAACTGTATATGAAGCAGTGTAATCTTTTCCACCTAACATTAATAAGAAGTTATACTCCCTATTACCACTTGTTCTTGGTGTGAATTGATCTTGTACTGGTCTACTAAAGCTCAGATCCGTAAGTTGATTACCCTCTACGTCACAAATAATACTATCCTCTGGATTAAATTCATAAGGTGCACCACCCTTTGTGACACTCACCCTAAGATTTACTGTTACTTGGTCATTACTAACACCAACGATAGAGGGAGAGCCTGTTACTGATACTTTAATAGGATTCAATACTCTATCAATATCATCAAGTACACCACTATCTACTCTTCTCCAGTATCGGGTCTGTTTAAACTTTTCACCTGACTCACCGCCAAAATATTCGTACCTCTTATAGACAGGCCCTGACATTGGATCATCTGGCGCACTTAGAAATCCCAACTGTACCCCACTAATTCTGTGCTTGCTATCTAGGGCATCATACAGCTTAGTAATAAGTTCGCCTAGATTGTGGTATGGCCCGTTATTTCTTGGCCAGATTAAGTCAGCATTGTAATAATTAATTAAGTCAGATAATGGTGACTTAGTTTCTTTATGACCAACTGCATCTGTTATTGTTGCTGGGTATACGAGTTCATCACCATTTACTACTTTATGAATACTTGCCATCTTATGTTTTCTTTTTATTTATACTCAATCCCTAGATAATTACAGACACCCTCAACTATTACTTCACACAGAACATTCTTACCTCTCGTGCTCAGTAGGAATTCTAAATCTTCCTTATTATCTTGGAACATATTTTCTACTAATACTGCAGGACAAGCCGTACTCTTACATACTGCTAAGTCTGCGGTCCAATATAAGTGCTGTGGGTCTGGCGTCCTAACTTTCAGATTTCTCTTAAATGCTGCCTCTGCCATGTTTACAGCGAGAGTTTTACTAAGTCCGCCAGAATTTCCAGCAACGAAGACGGACCAACCTCTAGCAGTGTTCCATGTACGATTATTTCCTGCTGCGTTACAATGAAGAGACACTAGGATACACTTTCCCTTCTTGTGTTCATTGTTTGCCACCTTACACCTAGCTTTAAGACCTGGCTCAATATCATCAGTAACAGTTCTTTGATGTACTATTCCTAACTGATCAAACCTAGCTTCGATAAGACTTGCTAATTCTCTAACCCACCTATATTCTCTAAGTCGATTATCAGGACTACACTTACCTGCAACATTACTACCGTGTCCACAATCTAATAAGACCTTTACCATAATTTTTACTGTGCTGTTATTTGTACTGGAATTGAACTACCTGTCTGTTTTAGTCTTGTTCTGATTACTTTGTAAGGTACTACTATGCCCACCTTGTTTTCTATCTTAACATCCTCTACTACTAAGTCTGTATTTAAGAAACCACCGACATACATTTTATTGGTCGGGTTATAGTATAGCGCAGGGATAATGATATATGGATATTTACCGCCGCTACAATTAAACACAGTCTTATCGAGGGTGCCAGATTCAACAAAACTAGATACAAGCTTACCTTCTAGTTGACTACTCTTAATAGTACCACCACTTAAGTCAAGGAGCTCTGATGCCCCTATAAACTTTCGATACCTAAACTTATAAGTAGCGTTAGTAGAAAGACGTGTATTATTTTTTGTAATAACTACACTGTTGATTAGAATATCAGACGGAAAAGTTTTAGTAACTAACTTATTATAAGTCCAACTACTCCCACCAAAATTAAGAAAGTTGTTTACGGGACTAGGGCGACTATTATCTATTAATCTTATAGTCATCTGTTTAATACCATCAACGCTCTCATCTATTGCACCACTTTTTCTTTGTAGTCCAATACTCACGCTTGGTAGTATCTTATGACCTACTTCGAACATTGCATCCCTAGGGCTAGATGTAGAATAATAAGTCTTATCTTCACTCAGCTTTTTTAGTTCTTTATTAGTTGTTTCCCAAAGTGCTTTATCGGCCTCATCAATAACCCCATCATTATTAAGATCAAATGCTTTATCTGGTTCAGAGTTTTCTACCTTCTTTCCTATCAATTCCGGTAGTTTAAATTCGACTAGTTCCCCCACTATACTCGGGTCTGTAATCGGTTCTGCATTATTACTTAGCTGCAACGGATTAACTAGGTTATTGATCTTAGATAGTTTACTTTCTAATTCACTAACTAAACCCCCATTAATAGAACCTAACTCCTTTACTGCCTTAGCTGATACTGTTTGACCTTCGTAGACTTCCCCATCTACATTATCAACCACACAAGGTACCCAATGACCTGTATCTTCTAGGTTAGCACTCGAGTCATAGTAGTACCACTTCCTATCTAAGCAGACTCTAAATCCCTCTGGTACTGGCGTTCTCCAATCAAGTAAGTCTTTCTTAGTGAGTGCCAATCCTTGTCTACTATCTAGAAACTCCTTTGACTCTAATGTAAAATTTGTTCCAATATGTGCTGACATATTATTATCTTCTATTAATAATACCTCACCTAGTATCAGGTATTTCTACCCAATACTAAGCAAGATATAATATTTAATTAACGTACTTCTCTCAATAAGTAGTTCTGTGCATCTGGTAAGGTATGAGGATTTTCATGACTTACGTAGTAGTGTTCATTGTTACTAAGACCATAACCATAACCTGCAAATACGTAGTTAAACTCTTCGCCATCTCCTACTGATACATCCCTATACTTACTGTTAAATATATTACTATAGCTAACGTACTGGAATGGTAATTCAGTTCCCCTATCACCGGTAAACTCCTTACAAGCCCTAAATGCACTACCTATATTAGAAAGGTTTGTGAATTTAGCAAAAGTATTACTAACTTGGAACTTACTTTCAGTGCTACCATGGAACACTGGGCGATAAAATACGTAAGATACATCACTCAAGGTTGAATTATTTATCTTATCGAATATATTATCAATAGTTCCACCTAACGGAAGTACAATACCACTAAAGGTCTCATGCAAGCTAGATACATTAGGACAGTACTTGAAGAGGTTAAGAGGTACTACGTATGAAGTTCCTCCCTCAACTGTATAGTAAGATAAGAGCTTACAATTCCTAAACATACCACTTAAGTTTACACTAGTACCCTTCTCTAATGGTTTCAATAGGTATGGCGGAATACGTCCTCTTAGTCCATATCTAGAGTAAGTTGCAATACTATCACCACCATCATACTTATCATTATTTTCCTGTCTACCACAATCAGCAAACAGGTAAGATATAGAACAGTTAGGGTTACAGTATCTTAACAAGTCAGGTGAACAACAATACCTAACAGTACCAGAAACCTCAGGACCATTCTCATTGCCTAACTTCTGTTTAACTCCAGTAGCTAGTGTATAAGAGTATAGTAGTCCTGGTGTCTGAGTGTTATTGTCATCAAGATTCTCAACACCTGCCGTACCTCTAGACTTTGCTTCAGACTTTGACCAATCTCCATCAAATGTCCAAATCTCAGTATACTTTTTATCGTTCCTGGTAATTGGTACTAAGTTATTGTCATTATCGAAATACCAACTAAAAGGCATATAGTCTTGATTATTCTCTCTGACAGTAGGTGATTCATATGCCTCTAGATTCGCATGTCTAAATAGGTAGTCTGCGTGTTCTATGTTCTTATTTACTAAGTCATATGAAATAGACACTCCCTTAACATAACCATCTCTCACTGGATCCACCTTACTACCTTCAGATAGGTCACTAGATCTGTAAAAACTAAATTCACCAGACAGACTTCTTACTGCAAATACTACATTAGATTGCCATACTTTGAGATCTGTTATTAGTTCATCACCACTAACATCCTCTCCTGTTGGTAATTCGATGTAAACTCTAATGCTCCTACTATCAACGTCAGTATAGTTGCTAGTTACATCTTTCAGTGACTTAGTTGCAGTGTCGAAAATATAGAACTTAGTCTCTTGTATATCTCTAATACCTTGAAATGCCTCACCCTTTCTACTAATTTCTAAGTTAATAGAGTTAGATTCAGACTTTCTTGGTTGATTACTGAATTGACTAGCTACATTTATCCACTTCTTACTACCAATACTGATCGCATTACTCTGTACAAACTTTCCTGTTAGTGGCCTAGTAGGTAAGTCTCCGTGTAGTGCAATTCTATATCTTGTACTAGAATCATCCAGATAAGAAGAACTAATACTTGCATCACTACTAAGTCCTCTCAAGTTCTTAGATACAACAGTCTTACCATGATATAGTAGCTTGTTTGGTACGCTAGTCTGTGTTAAGTAGTTCACTCTATCAGGATTTGCACCGAACAAGTAAGACACATCCTTTAAATTTGTATTCTGTTCAAAGCACTCACCTTTCAGCTTGTACTTAAACTTAGCATTATAGAACAGGCCTACTACATTCTCAAGTAGCTTATTACCAGTAAACATATTTTTACCGGGCAATTCTGGAATGTAATCATCTAAGAAGTTAGGCGCCTCTACATCAGAGAAGAAACCTGCAAACATCTTAAGATTAGGACAACCACTAACTATTCCGTATGGGAACTTATCACCAACAATATATTTATTATAACCAGCTCCACAGAAAGAAGTTAAGTAAGAACCTATTATCTCTTTACCCTTGTAGTCAATAACGAACAACTTACCATTGCTAGGTATGTAGTACTCTTGTGTAGTGTTATAACCAAGACTCACTAAGTTAGAGAAACCACTAAAAGTATCCTGACTAATTGGTAGTTTAACCTTGACATCTTCTCCTGCGACATCTAAGCTATTACCAACTATAAATGACTTCTTAATACCAGTTACACTAGACGGACTGGCAAATAATGTTCTAGGATTTATAGTACCAGAACCATATGCACAGTTAAAACTACTAACTAAGTATGTAAGTCCCTCTGGAATTCTGAGAGTGTCGAAGTTGATATAAGAATTACCAGAATGGAAGATACATCCACTACCGGCATAAACAGTTGAGCCCTTACTATCTAAGTAAGAAGATGAATAAACATTAGGTAAGTTCTTGAAGAAGTCAGTTAAGTTACCATAAAGCTCATTTGCTATATCAACTACAGACTTACTTGGGAACTTATTCTTTTGATCCTTAATAGTTTCTACAACACCCTTATTAACAATGGCCGCCTCAGTTGTTTCATCAAGCTTGTTTAGAATTACATCAGGGAAGAAGTGGTTAATATTCTGAATCTTATAGTTACCTGTTTTTCTCCTAAACAAGTATCTATCCACTACTATAGGAGTATTTGCCCACATACCTTCCATATCCTTCAGATCTGTTAATGGGCTGAACAATCCATTATCCTTCAGAATCTCACCATTTACTACATAGGGTGATAGAAGTTTAAATGGAATGCCTTCCGTACCTGAAAATGAGAAAGTAAATCGAGCACTTACTACATTTCTTGCCCAACTAAACATATACCTGTTTGGTGGGTTAACCCAAGAAAATAGATCATTCCTACTACAATCACTAAATAAGTTATCAATCTTTGTAATATTAACAACCTGCTCCCCAACACCTAGTCTCCTTGGTCTCCCTGAATAACCAAGTGCAGTAAGTACATAGTAAACATCAAACGTAGTGATGGCAGTAGACCTAAAGCTATCAGATATATCAGATGCATTAAAGTCCATATTAGTTACTAGTGGAGTCTGAGCCGTCTCTTCCTGGAACCTCAATGAGTAGTTTGAAAAATCAGGATCACTTAGCTTAGTAAGATTAGATCTATCTACCTCATATGGCAACTTAGTTCTATTGCTCTCCGATACAGTACCGTATGTATTTTTAGACGAGTCGTATCCATGAACTGTAAAACGCTTACAACTATTGAACATTTGACCTGTCTTGACTACTACGTGACCATATACTCTAGAAAGGTTTAAACATCCATCAAAGTTTAATCTTAGTTTTACTGGATTCTCTTCATCATTTGCAAACTTAACCTCACTTAAGTTTTTCATCTGTCTCAAGTCAACCTCTAAGTTAGGGTTGGTGAAACGACTAAGATCTAAGTAGTTCTTGTTAAATGAAGTACCATACACTACAAACCTAACCCCAGTATTTCTAAGATTGAGACTAACTAGGTCTGGGAACTTATCATCTTTATGTGCACCCCAAATATTTATAGTATCATAATCAGATGGGAGCATGTTAACTGGACTTTTTAAGATACTATCATGATAATTACTAGAACTATCTGCATCAAATACAAATGAATTCTTATCTAAGTAAAGTCCCGATACACCTGGGCCACCTTCACTTGGGTCATCATACTTAGCACCTGGAAATCCACTATCATCATAATCTCCCCAATTAGGTGCCTCTTTTTCAGGAAGATCTAAGTTCTCGGTTGAATAGCTTGCCTCATCAGGTCTACCACTAAAGATGATATACTCAAGATTAATACAGTCATGAAGATCTAAGTTCTTTATCTTCTTACTACCAGCCAGATTCAGGACTCTTAAGTTTCTACATCCAGTTATAGTAACAGTTTCTAGATTTTCCAGTGACAGTGTAATCTCTCTTACTCTATTATTATCAACACACTCAAACCTTGTGAACTTTGGACAGTTTACGATATCAACAGACCTAAGACTTGGTTGTGTACTATCGAGCTTCAGTGTCTCAAAGTTACTACAGTTCTTTATTGATACTACTGTCAGATCCCTACATCCTGTTAAGTCAATTGTATCTAGGAAGTTCTGAGTATTTAAGGTAAGATTATTAATTCTAGACCTCATCACCTTTAATGAACTTAGTGATACATTAGGAAGTGATACAGAGGTTACACAACTATTACTAATATCAATCTTCTGTAGCTTCTGGAACTTAGTCTCATTAGTAGTATTAGAGTTACTATCTAAGATGTTAAAGTTGAGATTAAAGTTCTTTGTTGCTAAGGTGCTCAAGAAGTTAGTATTTGACAAGTTAATCTCCCTAAGCTCAGCAACATCTACATTATCTGCAAACAACTGACCTAAGTTAATTGGATTGTCCTGATTGAATCCCTGTGCACCACTCAAGTTTAAGTTAGTATATTTCATAAGACTACCTGTTATGCCACCAACATTTGCAGTAGTTAGTGAGGTACTTCCATTACCAATTGACAAGATAGTATTTGAGAAATCGAGTGTATGTACCTTAGCGTTATCTGTTCCACTAGTACCATCACCGAAATATACAAATGAATCACCATACTTTTCAGGCCTACAGAAAGATGAGATTGTCTTACTACCTGCTACGTTTGATGACATAATGACAGGTGCTTCTACCTTAATTGGCATAGACTTTACTGCATTACTTGAATTAATCTTCACCGTTGAAATACCATAAAAATCAGATGCCCTATTAGTAGTCTCTGCATTTGTACTATTTTCCATCTTAAGCCATTCGAATACGCTATCAAGGAAGACAATATGCTTTCTTAACCACTTACGAGCCTGAATGATTCTTCTACCATTCAATTTGTTCAACTGATTAATAGGTGTACCGCTCTCATTCCTATAATCCTGTAAGTACTTAGCGTTGTATGTAAGATTAAACAGCAACTCACCACAACCTTCTGTTTGAGGAATGAAATACTGATCAATGAAGTAATCTGCTAGACTTGTATACGGCTTTCTAGTATTCGGATTAATCACGGTCTTCATCTTTGCGTCGAGAAGATTGCGAAGTTTACACCATGCATCAGAATAAATTGACTTTGTATAACTCTGTCCTGCACCTGGCGCTTGATGAATTGCTTTCTTACCAAATAATGACATCCAAAGTTTATTCGCAAAACCTAAGACGACGCTATTTTGACCGTCTATCTTATCCGTTACACCATAGCCGTTTCCACTATTAGATAAAGGAGAAAACCATAAATCCTCAGACACTGCAATAGCCGCCTGATTGTTTCCACCAAGTCCAGTATCACAGTCATAAATACCTAAGATAGCCTGATTGTTAGGGTCGCTCTTATTTACCTCGTTATACTTACCAAAGAACTTAAGAGGCATATTTTTCTGGAAGTTATCAAGTAAGCCGAATAAGTTAGCGATACTGAAATACTTATACGCAGAATCTAAGTTCAGGTAATTAGTAATATCTATGTCGTCATCATTCTGTGCAAACCTATTCTCTTGACCCTCTACCTTTCTCCATACATAAGACTTACTCGTTGATCCTGGTACTACTGCTTGTATATATTCGTACTTATCATAAGAGTCAGCGAAGAAATCCTTGTTAATATTAGCTGCATCATTACTATATCTTTTCTTGACTGCATCTAGTTTAATGATTTCCTCTGCTAGCTTATTAAATCTTTGTACTTCGCTCGGTTTTGTTGCAACTTGATCTTCCGGTTGTCCTTCGTATGGTTCCTTAATATTCAATTCTAAGTTAATATCATTGAAGTTAGGGTCATTCTGCCAGAACAATGCACCGTACAATTTATCTCTTAAGTATTGTTCACTTCCATCAATGTAATCAAGTTGTGCACCACCTTCTACTGCATTCGTACCATCTGATCTAGTACCACCGAATCCAAAATTATCCTTTGCCTCAATCCAATAGCCACCAATTCTTGTCTCATTATAAGTACAACCTGTCTCAAAGAATGGGAAAGTACTACCTACTATATTCTTATCAATTGAATAAGTTGAGCCAGATGATGTTTTTGTGATGGAATTGATTACCTTATATCCAAGGTTTCTATGGGCATCACGACCCAAGATAAACTGATAGATACCAAGTGAGTGAATACTAGTACCTGTATTCTTATCGTTTGTTCTTAAGATTACAAATACTGGGAAACCCTCAACCGCATGCTTAAGTGTTGCCTTCTTAAATTGATTCTTATACCAAGAGTCATTAAAAGCCTTAAGTACATTTTCATTGAACGGTAGATACTTAGATGCCTTTGTTGTATCATCATATCCAAGTTCCTCATTAACAAACTTACCAACAGCTGCATTAATTGAGTGACTTGAATCAACAATATCAGCCTTCAATGTATATTTCTGCTCTGGTAACCAAGACTCCTTTGGAATAAATACAGTACCTTCATCAAACTGAATGTTAAGGTTCTTGATATTATCTGCCAACGTTGAAGTACCTTGTATTGATACTGTTGCCGTCATTGGTTTATCTCTATCTCCACCGCACATAATACCACTCTTTCCATCGTAGTATTGAATTTTTGCAGAGACACTAGGAAGAGAATTACTATCTTTTCTCTTAGGACTAGTAAAGTTATCCCAGGTCCAACTATTCTCACTACTAACATCTAAGAATACGATAGGAATAGGGATAGAATAATTACTTAACTCTCCGGCAGGCTTAAGACTACCAGCTGCAATAAAGTTAGATACATTATAAGATCCAACACCTGAATTATCCCACAACCAAGATTCACCTGGCTTGTTTGTATCCAAGTTGTATTTAATGAAGTTTCTTGCTAGACCTTCCTCAATGTATCTGTTATCTGGTGTTCCCTTACCATCTGCATCAATTACATAATGAGAAAGGGACATATTATTTAGGTAGTTGAACAAGATATCATAGTCAGTCAATGCAGTAGTATACATCATCAACCTATAGACATTAATATCTGCGAAAGAGCTATATACTGAACCCTTCTTAGAACAACCAAGTAAGATATTCTCCTTTGCCCAATCACCTACAAAGTCAGAGATAACGGCAGCACTTTCAATAACACCATTTACATAGATAAGTACTCGTCCCTTCTTGTATGAAATAACAAGGTCTACGATTTCATCATCCTGTAAGTTAATAGTGTGCGAAGAACTAGATGTACCACCTGACTTAATTTCAAGATCATGTACCCTTAACAGAATACCAGACAATAATGTACCATCTTGTGCAACCTTACCTAATTGAAATACAGCTCTATCATCGTCTGGGTGGTAATCTGCTTTATAGCATAAGTTAATAGTAAATTCATTCCCTGACTTAATAAAATCATAGAACTTGCCATCTGTGAAGTTGCTATAATTCCATCCACCTACTTTACAGTAAGCTCTATTCTGAAGACGAATATGACTTGGCTTTGTATCTGATATAACTACACCACTGTAACTATTAGTATCAACAAACTCTGCTGACTGTTCTACACTAACCTTTGTGCCATTATATACATAACCATTACAAGTTGAGGTAATACTAGAATTATCTCTTGACTTACCAAATGCAATAATGTCCGTAATAAGTGCCCCTGTCTTTGGCGTATCTAGTTGAGTAAAGTTTGGTCTTCCCACCTCTGCATAATAGGTTGCTCCAATATGCTCTGTGTGTATGTCAGTCCAAATTTCAACCCTAATCTCTAGCTTTGTACCTTCACTAAAAGAACTAACAGATAAGAAGTTGTCATTGTTAAGTTCATTAAATGAGAATACTTCACTAGGCGTCTTACTAACACTACCACCATTACCTGATACTTTGATAGAGTAATGATAAGATTCTGATGTATTTGAGTAGTAGACAGTGAAAGGTACATTAAGTGACTTGTCCTTGTTAATCAATACTGCGTCCTCTAACCTTGTTGGTAAGATTGATGAGATTGTCATATTATTACTTGTCACTACCAAGATTGTCCTGGTCTGTAAACTACTTAGGGTGCTTATCTTCTTACTAACTAATCTTGCCTTAATTTCATTAGTGTTATTTCCTAATGTGATATCATTGTCTGAAAAACCAAGTCCACCCTTACCTAGTTGAACATTATATGTATACTTGTGATCTATTTCATCAACAATTACATCAAATGAATACTTATCTTTTGTACCACTAGCTCTTACTACATCTATCTCAAGTCTATAATCGCCTGCTACACCTGATGAGTATTCAAAAGACATTTCAGAATCTCTATTACCCTTCTTGAGATCTTCTATTGTTATCTTCTGTTCCTTCTTAGCAGACAAGTTAACATTTGAGAAATATATAGTGCTACTCCAAGATATAGTTGTAAATGTAGAAGGGTTATTAGCAGTTACAAGCAATGGAAAGGTAGTAACGATATTATTATTCTTCAGTATACTCCTGTCGATATTCATACCGTTAGTACCACTCACTCTCTTAAGCGTGTAGATATTAGAAGTTGCCTCAATGTCCCAGTTCTTGGTACCACTGATTACTTTGATACTAAGACCTTCATCGCCGTTGAGAATAATTGGATCTGAACTAGCCTGCTCCTGCGACTTGGAATTAACCATAATCTTGGCAGTACTAGTATCCGCACCAGTACCACCTCCATTACCACCATTACCTGAACCACCTCCACCGTGAAGGGCAAGCCAAGCGACGTTACCCTTCAAAGTTTTGATGTCATCAGTTATATGCTCGAGGACATTTTCTACGTCAGTCACCTCTGCAGTTTCTTCACCCTCTAACTTAACGATCTCTCTAAGTTTTTCACTACTCGTTAAGATCTGATCAGCTTGGGAAGATGCAAAAGATTCCCACTTACTCTTGCCTCGATTATATTTCTTAATAGTTCCCATTAAAATACAATATTATATTTAGTCCCGATACCTTCACCGAGATCTATTGACTGTTTACCCAGTGACTTAATATCTTCTACCCTAGTTGCATCATTCCAGTTATTCCAAAGATAGGTAGTTGTATTTGCTGTTAAGTCTACGTCCCAAATACCGGTTATCTGAATTGACTCAACTTCGATACCTGTTGCAGTTAGTTTGTACTTAACATAGGTAGGGAAGTGTTGTGCAATACCTTCCTTATCTTTACCAGTTCCTTCTTTGCCTGGATAATACTTCTGAAGCCAAGCGATTTTTGTGCTACTAGGTATTTCCTGATTACTTACTAGTTTATAACCTGTTGCCTGTGACATTACATATACAGGCGCATTTATTTTCCCTACTAGTTCATATCTCAGGTTAGTATTAGTAGCAGAATCGCTTGGGAGAGAGGTAACTTGAACAACAGGCTTACTACTTGTCTCGCCCTCTACATTACCACTCATCAAGTCAACACCACTAGCAGCTCTATTACCAACGATATAATTCTCTGGTGCATCATAGATAGGCCTTGACATTGAATAAGTATGTTTGTGTCCACCCATAACAAGTCGGATACCATACTTCTTGAATAACCTAGACCACCTAAAGCTACCACCATTAGAAGATACACCATTTAACTTTGAACCGCCTCTATCTGTCTTACTCTTATACTTATCAACAGTAACGATAGTAAATGGCATTTCATGAGTAAATACAATGGTCTTATAACAATCTGATGGCTGAAGTTGTTTATTAGTATCAGCCTCAATCGTTGCTAAGTTTGTTCCCTTCCACAGTAACAGGTCCTTTCTAAACCAATCCTCTAGTTGACCAAGACACTGAGATAAAAACTCCTTACCAATATCCTGTGTAAGAGATGTATAAACTGTTACTGTATTTGATCTAAACTCTGAATTGATAGAAACAAAGTGATAATCTCCGAAATTGAATGAATAGAGAGACGGCATATAGTATTCGAAACCATACGCATTACCACCTACTTGACCATCTTCGATTAGCCCTGTTATATACTTAGTGGTGTTATTCTTGTTAAACAGTCTTGCACCATTTCTATACTTAAAGATAGCTGGGTTATTCTCATCTAGTTCAAATGTATAATAGTAGACAACGTTGGTATGATTGATTTTATAAGAACTAGGAATACCATTACCAAGCTCATATTCATTCTTACCACACAAGTCATTATTACCAATTGTGAACATCTCTTCCTTACCTCTGAGTGCAGATCTACCCTCATAGTAATCAAGCCACTCATTTTCACGGTTACCACTCTGAGTAATGTCACCAGTATTAATAGTAAATAGTGACTCGTTTTCCTCAGCGGCAATAAAACTAGCTGACTTCTTCCAAGCGATGTACTCCATATAGTTGAATCCTTGCTGATCTGTTACCTGTATAAATGAATAACCTCTTGCATTGATCACACTATCTGCATAAACTGTAAATGTAAGGATATCGCTAGTATAAGACTCATCACCTTCACGTCTTACTCTGTATTGATAAGTACCTGCCTCTAAGTCTCTGATGATTACCTTATGTGTTGTTACTGCTACTCCGCTTGTTGCAATCCATCTAATCCTCTTATACTGATTGATGAATTTCTTAACATTAGAGTCTCCAGCATAATCACCGCCAGTCTTAATGCTATTCTCTGTGATTGAGCTTAACTTTGTCCAACCTGCACTGCTTGTTTTCTTATACTCAACAAATTCATCATAATAACCAACAGATATCCAGTTAAGACATCTACTAGCTTTCTTTCTTCCTGCTTCATTATGTGTTGCTTGTCTACCAAATGTTAAGTTTACATAATTAGGCTTGCTTGGGTCAAATGTAGTGTTGGTAGTAAATAAGTTCTTACCATACGCAGAAGACCTAGGCGTAAATCTAACCTTATCACTCTCCTTGAAATATGACTTAAGCACATTAGTTTTATCATCATGTACAGTTAAGTCAATGTATGTCCAAAGCGCCTTACTATTTCTAGCACTATACGCCTTATATGCCTGCGTGGAAGGATCTAAGTAGTACCACCTAAAGAATAAGCAGTTGTCCATCTTACTAGTAGGGGCAATATCTACACTCTGACCACCTTCGCCTGCACCTGTTCTAATACCAACAGAATCAACATAGCCAGGAATTACATCACTGCTATATGGGGTTAAGAAATCTGATAGGTCTGATACTGGATGAAGTGCCTTATCTGACTTATAGATCTGAATTGTTCCCCCAGCATCTACACTACCCCAGCACAAATAGAATGTACTACCAGTCTGATCAAACTTAATTAATTCACGGGCAGGATTAATCTTACCAGTCTCAGTATTTCCCTTATACCACTGAAGATCGTATGAGTCTACGTTAATGATAGTAGTGTTAGTTACATTTGAACACTGTGCACCTCTCACTAAGAAAGTACTCCCTGCCTTAATAGTTCCAACGAGAGGTAACCACTCCCAATTAGATGTACTACCAGGTCTATATAGAAGGTAGAGTCCGTTTAAGTTAATATCAGATGTTGATGAATTACTTAGCTCTACGAAATTATGTGAGCAAGATATGAAACTGTGCTCATCGTTATCACCTCCACAAAATACAGAGCTGATATTTAGGAAGTGACTAACATAGTTTCCACCCTTACTATCACTATCTGGCTGGCCTAAGTCAAGTCTATCGTTCCTGTATATAATTAAGTTGCCATTTTCATTTACCCTGGCACTATACTTATTACTTGCTAGGTCTACAAAATCAAGGGAGTTAAAATCGATTCCACCCTCTATTAATTTTCTTAATTCTTCTGCTGACATATTATTATTTTCAGTAGGATTTGTAACTACCCCTGATCCACCAGTTGTAGAAACCTGTTTAAATTTACCCCCTATGTAGATAAATAAGCTACCCTCTTTATCTTTTCCTTGGTCTGTTATCCAAATGAGCTCACCATCTATTAAGTTCTGGTAGTTAGTCTTAAAATTCTGAGCAGTATCTACCTTAATACTAATATTAGGTACTGTATGTTTCAGCGCTTCTGTAGTGGGCCTGATAGTATCTCCTTCTGCTTCACCGGTTCCTGGATTAATTAGACCTGTTGTACCAATCATCTTATGTCTCCAGGAATTACTTGAATCGCCAGCTACTACACCATAATTTAAGATACTCAACAGACTCTCTACCTGTTTCTGGAGACTAGCAACTGACTTATTAAGACTTGCTATTTCCTCTGAACTTGCGTCAATATCCCTACTAACATGGCTACCTGTATCAAACCAAATCTTATTCTGATCTCTAACTGCCGGCTCATTATCAGATACTACTATGTCCTCTGATGATATTTCTTCCCAACTACCAAGATCAGATTCAACAACGTCTGCTTCACTCTCAAACAATGTACCATCTACGCGCTTAAACTTTGTGCACCTGAAAGTAGTACCTGTCTCCCTTACATAACAAACTGAACCAATTGTTAGTCGAAATGCAGGTATATTGCCCAGGTCAGCTAATGTGTCTACCTCTTTATGACCACCCTTTCCATATATTGCTTGATGTGTTGGGTACTTATCAAGGTCTGTAAAAGGTACAATAGGGGCTGATATGTTTGTTCCTCTTAATTCTGACATATCTTAAAAAATTTCTCTAATATCATTTATCTTGACAACCCTTAATTTTCCCAGGTCTATCAAGTCTGTTCCATTCCAGAATAGTGTTGAATACTCAGGCAGCTTAACATACATAGATTTCTCCGTCATATTCTTAACAACACCACTAGTATCTGAATCTGCCACATATAATTTCTTGATAGACTTGATATAATAGATTCCTCCCTGTTTCATACCAGATGTCGGAATTTCATCAAACATTCCATCAAGATAAACAATACCACTAGTTTTAAAGTCGAGCAGCTTGTCTTTTAATTGCTCCTCGATATTATGGTTTAAGAGGTCGTTTAAGTGATCGTCCCCTACACCATTAATAACAATACCATCAAAATCACCAAATACATAATTCTGTCTGAAGTCGTATATCTTAATTGGTTCTTTCTTTAGGTATACAAAATACTCTTCACCATCAATTACATAATGGTTGTCATAGATAATGTAGTCCTTTAAGTAATCGATGCCATGATAATCGTAGATGTGATCCAAAAAACCATACTTCTTAGGATAACAATAAACAGTTTTAGATAGTTCCTTTATATCAATGTCAACCCATTCTAAGCTTCTACGATTATTTAATTTTTTCTTCTCTAGTCCCTTAATATTCTCTACGCTAGGTGTCCAATCAGGCGTAACTCTTCCATAATAGAAAATGTAGCCAAAACGAATACTTACCTTTTCTCTTATGTGCTGAAAAACTCCCTCTGCTAACTCTACCTTACTTATTATTTCAATATCCTTGTCGGTAGTTAGATTCTGTAGCCTATACTTTCCACCACTTAATGTAATCTCTTGTCCATCTATAGAATAGCTGCACTTACTACTTATATCGTTCCCAGCATGATCTAATGTTCTAATGCTTAAGTTTACATCTTTTACATCACCAACTTTAAACAAGAAACCACTATCACTAGTAATCTCAAGCCTATCATTCCTAGATAAGATATCACCAAGTAATGTCTGTACACTATCTGTTGAGAAGAATTCGTCCTCTCTCTTGCACTTTCCATCCCTATAGAACCAACGATATCCAGTCTCTAGGTCGATGAAAATAAAAGGACCGCCAGTAATAAGTTCAATCCGTCTGTTAGCCTCATTCTCTGGCTTGTAGACATAGTACCACTTATTATCAGGGTCTTTGTAAATATATAACTCATTATGAACTAGTGATGAAACGTCTGCAAGTGATTCTACTACTTTTCTAACTACTACAGATCCACCTGCACTAATTATTCTATAGCAATCCTCACCAGTTCCATCTTTAATACCAATAGCTACTAAAGTCCCGATATCTGTTTTCTTATCTGGGTCCTTCTTGTAGTTTAGCATTACTACCTCACCTTTCAAAAATCCCCTCTCGTTAAGTCTAATTACTGCCACTGCTCTAGACTCTTCGATATACTTACTACTGGAGACTTTAATTCTATAGTCTTTGTTCATTTTTAGTTCTGATTGTATTTTAAAGAAGAACAGGGGAAGCTTAGTTGTAAATCACTTATACCTCTAAACTTCCCAATGTTCTAGTCATATATAAGACTTCTACGTGCTCTCAACTACTATTTAGTCAATTTCACATCTACATCGAAAATAATAGTAACCTGATTACCCTTACCATCACTAATCCTAAAAGAATCAATTGTCTTTATATCTTCCTTCTTACCTGCAAACAATGTACAGAAGTAATAGTTAAAGATATTCTGACCAATTACATCTCTTGACCTGTTAGTAATAGGATATAGTGGGTAGTCATTACTTGATTGTATCTTTTCGATAATCAAGGTATTACTACTCTGTGTTCCAAACTGTGTACCAGTACTTGTCGGTAATTCAGCAGAGGCAACATAGATAGGATATATGGCAGTCAGTATTGAAAGTAGGTATCTACTGTAGTCGCCCATATTATCAAACAAACTCTTAGTAATGGTCTCGACATCACTCTTTATCTTAACTGTCAGGATATTACTTTCTTCGGAGCCTACAAATAACCTAGACTTTACATTGTCCATTGTATAAGTTCCATCTTCCTTAGTTGGTATGTAAGAAACAATAATACCATGAGTATAAGGTTCTTGTAGGAATGATGGATTTTGTTGGGCTGTATCATAAACAAACTGACCGGTTTCTTTTCCTTCAGTTGCAAACCTAATGGAGAAGTTATCAGGTACTCTATCTTTTGACAAGGCTAAGATTTTTGGGAGATTGGTCGAATTGCAGAAGTTCTCAATACTACTACTTGACGGTTCTAATTCAATTCCACCATTATAACCAACTCTACTAGCCCTACTTGCAAAATCTACCTTCAAAAATTTCTTACCAAATAAACTCTCTACTGTAATTTGATTTAATATGTTTTTTCCATCATAAGGAGATTTATCATGTGCCTGTGTGATGATAGTATTTTCAAACAATGGATTTAGTTCTATTGTTTTCTTACCACCACTCGCCGGAATAATGCCACTAAACTCTTGGCTAAACGTATGATAATCTCTACTGCTCTCTGATCCAACATTGCGCCCAAAACCTATATATAAATCAAATACTTCTTTCGTCGTTCCTGCTATAAGATTGACGACCTCCTGTGGATAAGAATTATTACCTATCCTTATGTTTCTATTACTGTCTAAGATAAAATTATCCTTGTCAATATATGATTCTATCTCAAGTGTACCTATGTAGTGCTCATCATCTCGAGAAGTCAGTTGGTAAGTGTCTGGTGCCTTATACTGAATTTCAATAGGTCCCTTGTCATACCTATTTAAGTAGACCTTATTATCTTCAGGCAACTTAAAACCCACCACACCTCTTAATACTCTAACTTTAAAGCTCTGACCAGGTACTGAAATATCAACCAGTAACTTCTGATCTGGTAGTACGTAACGATGGTTTTGAGTTGGTGGTGTAACATAGATCTTATTATTATACCTAGGCTGTGAGTATATATTTGATATAGACACTCTAGGTACTATTAACCTATTATACACATTATACTCAACCTTCTTTCCAGCTCCTACCTGTTCAAGCTTAACAGTATCAATGACAGGTATTGGATAAGACTGATTTATCTTGCTTGGGTACTCTTCATACACTACACTATCCTTAGTATAACGATAGCCTTTATTACTACCATCATACTTGCCACCAACCTTTACCTTATTACCAACAAAACCTGATAAGTCAACCACAGTATCCCTAACTGACCTACTACTAACTGACGTACTTAGCTTTGTTTCAATACTAGACTTATATGCAAGGCTGAAACTATACTCCTTTTCTTCGATGTTATAGGTACAGAATATATCCTTCCCCGATCCACTCTTTATCAGTGCACTACTAATAGGATCATCGCCAAATAATTCAATACTAGACTTGAGTGTTTCACCTGTACTTGTAAGAGATCCCAAGTCCTTACCGTCTTCACTAGGAATACTATCTATATAATACCTCCTAAGCTGGACAGTTTTACTAATGGTTGGATCACTCTTGTAGGATATGTTGATCTCAGTCTTCAAGTTCTGGTATGGTGTTCTAAATGAATTCTTCTCACCTCCCTCAAATACTAAGTAGACTGGAACATATTGACCAGGTGCAGTTCTATCAAATTCAACACTCAATGTATTTTTCAAGACCTTATTAGTATCATCGATAAAGTGTAAGCTATCATTCCCACTTAGTGTAACGACAAACTCCTCTGTACAACTAACAAATATTCGATAGATTCCGATGTAGTCAAGAGGAAGTACGTTAATACCATTCCATAGTTTATTATCGTCTGTCCTAACTATAATATTATCTTCAGAACTTTCAGACTTTACTCTCGTCCTTACATTAGCAGTCGATACACCATTATTCTTCATCATCAAGTATTTCCAGTCTGATAGTAAGTCCTCTACCTTTATAGTATTATCTCTTACCCTATCTACTGTAAAAATATTTATAATGTCATGTGTCTTTACAGGGTTAGCTTTGTTCTTCAATTCAATCTTATACTGAGCAGTCGACAAGTCTTTATTAGAATTAGATACTACAAACTTTCCATCACCTAGGTCAAGAAATTCAGGATTCAATAAGTTATCTGGATTACTAGACACTACCTGAAGCTTATTATCACTTCTTATACCTACTTCTTTCCAATGTGTGTAGTCATCGATTGGCTTAGATAGTGCAATTACTGCAGATTCACCCTCACTTCTGAAATCAATGTAGTCATTTTCACTGTCGTATGGCTTGTAGGTATTAACTAACATCTTGAACTTTTCAACTCTTCTAATACCTGACTTAATTTTACCAAGTGTTATTATATCACCAACAGAATGTTTTACTAAGTTACTATCATTACTAGTATACTTATCAAAATCTTCTTGCTTTTCAAATTCAAAATCAAGACCACTATTACTTGCAGATGTTACACCATGATTTCCAGTTAGTTCTATCCACTCTGGCTTCTTATTCTCTACATATACCTTAATCCGGTCTATCTTAAATCCCTGTATACAATAGAATTCTTCAACTATCTTATGATCCTTTATTGCAGACCTCAGCTCTATCTTCGCCTTTATTATATCAGGCATGTTAGAACTATTAGTAGGAAGCCAATAACGATCTGAGTTATTTTCTCCCTTAGCAGTAATTATCACCCTATACCTGAACCATCCAGCCTTCTTAGTACTCTCAACTGCTGATTCTACTTTGATATTAAAAAACTCTTCAAGCCTTCCACTCTCTAGGACAATACTATTCCTAGGTATATTCTCATCTACTAAGAACTCAAACCAATGCTCTACTATATCTTGGTTATCTGTATTCTCAAAAGTCTTTCCTGACCAGTCAAACATATAGAGCCTCTTAAGACTATTATCGTTCTCCTTTAAGAAATACTGAGTTGAACTAGTAAGGGTAGAATAAGAGCTAGATGAGGTATCCCTTGCCATAACCAGATCAAGCTTACAAGATCCAGCACTTGCATACATAACATCTCTCCAGTTTGTATTGTCGATCTCACCACTAGTCGGGGCTCTCTTGAATGTAATACTACCTATTTCAATTTCTGTCTCAGTACTAGGCATGTCATAAGAAGTAATTGATATCTTCCCCGACTCACCAACTGTTTCTACTATCTTTCCACTCCGTCTATCTACAAAGTTGACAGATTCATTAAAGAAACTATAACTACAAACCCAAGTATTATAGCCCTCTACTAGTTTCTCGGATGTTACATAGTAGTCTGATTTCTTCTTACCAATTATACCATCTAAGTGACCTACAAAATTACCTTTACTGTTTTTCTCAAGGCTATTTGTTCTAGTGAGATCTCTGATGGCAAGAGGTAGTGATGGTCCCTGTACACAATAGAACTGAATCTTATTATTAGGACCAAGGCTAATAGTACATGACATTAAAGTACTAGTACCACCTGACATCGGATACCAAGTTGAGCCTGTATTTTTCCCACTAGTTCCTATCTGTATTGAATAAGGATGTGCACCACTCTTAGCTTCTTCATCTAGCTTAGTAATAATCGTACCAAAATACTCATTCCACTGAGGAGAACTTGGTATAATTTTAATACTTTTTGGATCAACTCTCTTCTTAAGCTTTACTACAATTTCATGATACCTAGTAAGACCACTCCTTGATGTACCTACTGCATTACCCTCACTGTCAAATAGAAATACTTGCTTTCCATCTTCAAATAGGTTAGTGGAGGTACTTGGTTTACCCCATGTTGAATACTGATATAGGTTAATCTTGTTTGACACTAGTGGAACAGGTAGGCCCTCTTTCATTTCGTCTTTAAAATAGAGCTCCCCTTGAAAACTAGTAGTAGATGAATCCTCAACCCCTACATACTCGATTACTCGGTTGTCAACTATCTTAAACTTATCTTGATCAATATCTAGACCTTTCAATACTACATTACTCAGATCACCTTTCACGTTCTCCTTCTGTAGTATAAACTTTCCCTCCTTTACTTCATAGAGATCATAAATAGTCTCACCACTTAAAGTAACAGTTCCAGAGGTGCTAGGTAGGTAATAGTTCTGAGTACCATCACTATCTTTATAACCTACTAAGTTACTTGAGTAGATATTGATTTTCTTATATCTCCTGTAATAACTACTACTAAATATCTTCTTACCATCTTTATTCAAGTAGGTAGGAATATTATTAGTACTTATTTTATTTCTGACGTATTTTAGATATGAATTCTTAGAAACTAGCTCATCTTCTCTACCGTCAGCTACAAATATATTAGTACCTACCACATTAGACTTACTCTCTAGGTATTTCTGATTCTTACCTTCTACCCTACTTACAATATTAGCAAGCATGGTGAGAGGAAACTTGACTGTAATATGATTCAATCCACTACCTGTTAAGTTAAGCATTGAACTATCTTCACCGTACAATACTAATGCAGGGCCCTCTACTACTTCATACAAGCTATCTTCAAATAAGTAGATAACAAATGGATTACTACCTGTCTCCTTTCTCAGCTCTTTAGTACCTGGGAAAGTAAGGTCCATAGTTTTTCTCTCATCATCCCAGATATAATTAAACTTACCTGATACTACCTGTCTCTGAGAGTTTATATCTAGTAGGAGGTCTTTTTTCAACAGCGAACAAACTTTATACCTACTAAAGCTCATTGTTATACCCACTGTATTAAGCCTACTCAAGAAAGACTCGCTAAATTTTATTTTCATATACTACAAATAATTTACAAGACTACCAAGCCTATAGAACACCAGACCACAGAGACCACCAATTATCTCAAAGTCCGTCAAGGAAGTAGGAAGAGTATTTCGCCTAAAATAAGCTAAGAAACTCCTCTGCAAGTCTAAGATACTGTTAGTTGAATCAATGCTATTGTCTATCATCAACCTCTTTCTATTACCAGGTACCTTATATTCCTTAAGTGCATCTAAGTTGTTATAGTATGTACTTAGATAATCACTAGCTCCTGATGTCATGAACTTTCCATCACTGTCGAATAATGTATAAGTGATTTCGCTCAGTCTATCAGGGTTTTGGTTCTTTATAATTAAGACTTGATTATTTATAAACATTACGCCACCTAACTCACTAGACCTAATAAGTACTGTCTTGGTCATATTAGTTAGGATCTTTATATCTATTGTTGGGTGACCTATTATAAACCACTCACCTCTTTTTCCCTCTACATTAATACTGCACTCACTGCTATACCTACCTAAATCAAAGTGGATATCCGTTAGCTCTGGAATTGACTTCTCCGCCTCTTCCTTAGTTGCGAATATTAGTTTCTTAGTAGTTCTGACTTGGTTCTTGATGTCTAATGGGTCAAGCAAGGCAAGATCATCCCCAAAGTTCATCCACCCTGCATTATTGTCATTATCCCGGTTATCCTGCAAGTCAAGATTAAACACTTTCCTCACTACCTCACCAGTTTCATTGTTAGTGTGAGCAGTTTGTACTAAGTTTCCAGAAAAGAACTCAATCTTACTTTTATAGTTGATATCATAGCTCGGAAGTCTATAAACACTACTATTAAGGATAAGTCTCCCTGTGTTTACTGGATTAGTATACATAACCGTATTTCCTACTAAGTTCTTTCTAGCGAGTGAATAGATTGAGTAGTTATTTCCTATATTCCATACATACAATGCTGGATCACCCTTATAGAAACCGAGCTGATAATTACCAAATGCGTTATTGAATCTATCTACATGCAGGTTCTTATTAATGCAAAGTTTGGTCTTCTCGATTACCTTATTGTTTCTGTCAAGTATAAATGAGTTAGTGTCGGAGAAAATATACTGACCTCTTCCACTTACGGTACTATAGATTCTGTTAGTATATAGTGGCCTTTCTACGTGACCTACTTTCTCCTTCGCACTACTTACACTTGCATAGTTCCAGTTCTCAGTTCCCCTTAAGTCTCTCTTGCTTAGATTTGCAGTACTACTTAAATTATCGAGGAGGTTTAATTTTTCTGTATCAAATAAGAGCTGGTTGTCAAAGCCAATATAGATATGAAGATTTCTAACATAGTAGTTCTTCCTGATCATATACTTGCCAGACTCTGTAAACACACTACTACCTTGTGGCTCTAAGAATGTTGAAAATCCAATGGGGACTAATTCGAATCCTCCATTACTACATAGATATACAATTACATTAAAACCATCAGGGCCAACAATATTATCCTTCCTGTTACTTACTATGAAGTCAGAATAATACTTACTACTGGGATCTGTTGACCTATTTACTTCTGATACATTATATACAAGTTCACCCGAGTTATTCTTTATCTTTAGTATCTTCTCAACTGCTTCATGAATACCTCGCTTATCTGGCGTCTTGCTAAGTAGGGGTAAGAAATTTGACTTGCTAATACTGATACCGTCTACGTACAGATCATTAGCTCTCTTACTGAAAGATTCTGTGTTATATACAAGTACATACTCACAGTCAACCAACTTACCTGCACCTAACATATAAGTATTATAAATTTCCATACGTTACTGTACAATTACTAATTACACATTCATCAATCTCAGAATCATCAGGAATAACTCTAAGTATGTTATCAATATACTCAACGCTAACCTCATTATTAATTGGTTTAATGAAGTTATTTCCTGTATATCCTACTATCTCTTCTAGTGTATCTGGGAACTTAAATGCCTCAAATACCATGTTGTGACTATATATCTGATCGCCCTTTGAATACTTAATACTCAAGTCAACCTTAGCAGAGATACCACCAACAGAGGCCTTCTTAAATAGATTCTCAAGACTTAATGTACTTGTATACTGATCTGGTCCTACTAAGTCCATCGTTACTGAATCATTTAAGATATCAAATACCAGCTCAGATGAATTGTACAAGTACACAGTTTTACTTTCTTTCATATTTTTGAACATTTGTATTATGTCCGAGTGTTCGACTTTATAACTCTCTAGATCTGATTTTATACTGTCGGTGATTTCTTTTCCTGGGCTGACCATGTAATAACCAGTTTCTAGCATCTTGTCATCACTACTAGCTACTGACCTCCTAAGCTTCCTATCACCGTCTATATATTTCCTATCCGCAATATTCCAATCACGACTACCTAGCTTATTGAATAACTCTGACGTAGTAATTGGGCGGTAAGGACTATTGTAATTATCGTACCTGAGTAATCCATTTGAGGTACTATCTACAATAATATCTCCCGCCACATATACGTCAGAAATACCCTCACTACTTATGTCGAGCTTTTTCTTAATCTTAGCCATGTACTGTAATCTTTGTAATGTTTGATTCTGCACCGTTACTCTTTGGCGTCACTCTTACTGTAAGCCTCTCATAACCATCAGAAAACGATAGATCACAACCTAGGTCAGAATTAGGTGATAGACTAACTGTGTAGGTGTTACCAGATGACTCAACAGTTTCGGCAATATCACTAACATTGACAACGATAGTGTCTTTCCTACTTTCTGTTCCTTTAACCGTTAGTGTATCTATCTGTATTGACTTATGTATGTATATCATTGGCGGAATTCCAGTAATGCCAGGGAAATCTCTAGGCCTCAATGTAACCTGATTTACCCCCTTGCTAAGAATTACATTACTATCTATATCCTTAACAAATTGCTGATAATAACAAGACTGGAATATTGCCTTACTGTTACCACTACTCAATGAAAATATAACACTATTATTTTTGTCATCGAAGGAAACACTTAGTACAATATCAGAATCAGAACAACCTACTTTATAACTAACCGCTGTCTTTGCTCTCAACAAGGTACCAAGCTCCACTGTAATATCATGAACCCTAAGAAACCCCTGAAGATCAACAGTACTAATAGTGAAAGTAGTTGGTACTTCGTCTAAGGTCTTATCTGATTTTACTAGGCTATTAAGTTTTCCGTATGGTATTTCAATCCTACTAGAATTACTTGGAATATCTAGACTCTTAAATCTGAAGTTATTAGACATTACTAGTTGAAGCTTTCTATACTTCTCTATTTCGCTAAGATAATAACCCCTTACCTGACTGAGCTCCTTCTGAGAATTAGGATCAACACCATTAGACATCCAAGTAGTATTGCCAGATATTGAGAAACTACCATCACTACTAATTACATACCTATACAAGGTTGTTACTGCAAGGTTGGATATTTTAGTAAGCTCTTGAATTCTAGTAATACTTGGATCACCGCTAGATGCACTATCAGAATCTATGTATGTATATTGTCTAAGTACATACCTAATACCAGTCTCACCATCGGTACGTGGCAAGATTTTCTCTACCTCACTATTAGGATCAACATTAAATATTGCATTATTCAAGTCACTCTTACATAATATCGCATCGAGTGGATTTGTATAAGCACTTACATCCTCTGTACTTGCGAAGCTGGATGAAATTATCTTAAGATCACTAGTTATTCTGTTACTGATGAGTCCTTGTTCATTATAACCAGACATATAGGAAGAAAGAATACTGTCCAGAGATACTGCAGACAAGACACAATCTTTTTTCATTGCGCCTTTCTTATACTCCTCTAGACTTGTACAATTATTTCCTACATAGACTTCAAAATAATCAGGGCTAGTACGTGGTATGTTTCCTTTAGTTGTCTGTAGTACCTTGTAGAGTACCTCACTATCAAGTACAAAATCACCAGGTTCAAACTCGACGTTAGAGTTATACCTATAGATTCCCTTAATACTTTTATTATTTATTATCATATCCTATAAAAATCTTATAGTTCCCTTCATAGATACTAGTTGAACCCGCTGGATGCTCAAAACTAATAATGATATCGTGCTTACCTGTCAAGTTCTTCTCCGCTAAGGAACCATACTTACTAATACCTGGTGTTCCCGTATAATCACTCCCCGGTATTGGTTTATTATTATCGTCTACCACTCCCTTGATTAAATATGAATTAAGAGATACATACGGAACTGTTGTGCCTGGAATATAAAATCTATTCTGCATAGGACTTAATGTACCACCAGATAATAAGTCAGTATCATCATCCTTTAGTATCTTAATCTTAGGTACCTTATGCTGTTCTGATGCGATAGTAAACTTAACAGAACCTCCATAATTTGTAGACTCTGAATAACTACTTACCTCAAATCCATCAAACTTAGCAATATTTATCGTATAGACTCTAGAATTAAGCTCCACTGTGTAGATAGGAAATGCATTCTTTTCAACCAGGTCATCTACATAAAGGCTAGTAAACTCAAGGTCACTAAATTTCTCAGTGCTTAACCTTCTCTTAATAAATTCACCTGTCTTAGGTAAGATACTAGATTCTGACTCATATGGATCGTAGTAGTTAGAAACAATACTACCAAATTCATACTTATTCGGATCTACTAGTAGTTTGAATGAGAAGTTATTACCAGTCTCAACTACAAATGCGTTCTCACCGGTTGAATTTCCTGAGGAGTCCATAAAGTTTCCATCATACCCAACAGGCTTATCATCTACCATCATAAGACCAAATGAATATCCACTAGGGTCAAGACTTTTATAATTCTTTCTAATCGTATCAAACATAGTGGTATCTAGTGGATGTCTGAATTTAGTATAGAAATCATTATCATACATACTTCTTGGCTTTGTACCATTTATTTTAAGATTCACAACTGGTACTACACTATTCCTCTTCAGTACTACATTGATAAGATAATTACTAGACTCTAATACCTCCATCACACTAGGAGTATTTGTATCTGCACTTAATAATTCAAAACCATCAGGGGCAGTAAATTGAATTGCTTTCCATTCCTCTTCACTACCTATTCCATGATACCCTGCACTGCTTTCTAAGTCCAGATTTATTACTAGGTTCCCATCAAAATAAGACCCGCTCAATCTATAATTATCCAATAGACCAGACCTACCACTCATACTAGAAGAGCCGTTGACTATAAAATTATTGACTAGCTTATTATCACCTTCATACAGTCTTACTTCTTTTTCGTAGTTGTGTCTGTCTGCAAAGGTAATATAGTCGATGCAGTAATTTCCCAACTTAACAGGTATACTTAATGTTCTCTGTCCATCCTGTATTTCAAAATCCTGTTCTAGTATTGTACCACCATCGCCAGGAGTCACTACCACTGATATTTTCTTCTTGTGGTAATCCTTAAGTCTGCCTTCTAAGATCCACTTATCGCAACTAATGCCGGGTATGTTTCCTATATTATTATCAACTAGTGAGACCCAATAGTAACCATCATACTTACACCTACTGAGCATGCTGTATGAAAAAGCTGGATTATAGACTGTACTTACTATCTCCATCCAACCTCCATCTATACTAGGAGGACTTGGTGTTTTCTGTCTTAGTAAGCTTGTATATGTCTGACCACCTACTACTACTTGAGCGTTCTTAGTAAGTACCCAAGACTTTCCCTCATACCTAACCTCACTGCCAGTTTCATAGCACTTAGTTGGGTCATAGTTAATATCTTTATCTCTCTTAAGGGGTGCCCAGATAAGTTTCAATGCTAATCTCGGCTTATTAGATACTGGTGGATCACTAGTATCTTTTAGTGCGACATAGAGTGAATCTGTGTTATACTCTATGATACTGCCCTCCTTATATACTCTCCTTGGCTCATACCTATTAAGATGATTAAACCTTCCTAAGAGTGATGATAAGATAGGATGTTTATTAATCTTCTTATTACCTAAGATTGTATCACTATTCTTGTCTACCACTATATCAGTTCCACCAAGAGATCCTACTATGTCTACCTTGTGATCTATCTCTCTCTTCTTGTCATTTCTCAACAAGTACTGACATAAGTTTCTCTCTGGATTATCACTCCCAGACCACATGAGATGAGATAAGTTAATATTACTAACCTTACCATCCTCACTTAAGACTAGCCACAATAATTTCTTACTCTGTGCCTCATCCTTATCTAGCCCAATACAGACCTTCCATGTAGAGCGTAGTACAAAACTTCTTAAGCCACCAACTGTTTCTAGTTCCAGTTCTGTCAAGTCTAGGTAGGTATCATATAGGTAGACAGTATCATAGCCACTAGGGATATTTATCATTGTTAAGGTTTGATTATTAATGTCAATACTTCCAAAATAACCATACTGTTCTTCCTTCCCTACTTTTGAGCCCGTTGGAAAAAATGTAGACTCTATCTTCTCTAAGTCATCTATACTAGGACCTACTACCTCTCTAGACTTCTCCGACAGATAATTAATAGCTGGATCACTGTTAAACTTATACTTACTTGGAATAAACTTTAAACCATACTCAGCAAAATCACTAACCCCTAATAAGCTTGACCTACTTGCATGAACTTGTACTAAACATTTATCTAGGTCTTTAGAATTTTCAAGTACTACAAAAGTTAATTCACGCAAGTTATCTTTATGTTCTACTATCATAATTATTCTGCTATATGATGTTGATAGTATATTTCACCATGACCTAAGTGATTAACAATACTACCCTCTAAGTTAATACCAGCACTATTGATTATAATTTCAAGAGACTCAAAATACAGTAATGTCTTTAAGAAATCCTCCATTGCACTACAGAATAAATCTTTCCCCACCAAGATCTCACCAATCTCAATACTAATACTCCTAGCTGTATAGTTGATCTTTGACTTATCTGAATCAATCACACCATAGTACAAGAGATAATCAAAAACCTTATAAGTACCTTTGACACTATAAAATAATGTCGCTAGGTAGTTGATATTGCTACTATAATCTTCACTGGTCTGATCATCTTTCTTCGGTATACACAGGCCTAGGAATCTCTTAACTGGATCATTGCTTAAGCTCCATTGAAAATCACTAAAAGAATCTATCTCATCTACTGCCTGCTCACCATAAGACGTCATCATCTGGTAAAGCTGCTCGATGATCTTAATTTCTCTTAAGTGTTTTGGTATATATATTTTCATAACCTACCTTAATTACTTGGTGTATGTGAGACAAGAGTACTAACATTGTAGGTAATATCAAAGTAAGAAATAATTGGATCTATATCTGACATCTCTACTACCTGACCCCTAGAATCTAAGAATGTAATACCAAGACTATTTATCCTCTTAATATTACTAAACTTACTGATCAATGACTTAACCTCTTCTATTGTTGTATCATTAAAGACTGTGTTAAACTTTCTCTCGTACGTACTCTTTAAAATACTACCAATACTACCATTCAAGTCCTCAGTACTGTTTCTGTAAAGTTCTAGGGATATATTAAACTCTGCTGTATACCTCTCTCCCTTAAGAACTTTAATATTCTTAGTAATGATATAGTATGCCTGCTCCTTCTCAATAAAATCAGAAATACTACTAACGCCTTTACCCGGATCATCACTAGTATCGGGAATTAATCTACTCTCATCTTTTGGTATGTAGTAGATTTTAAGTTCACTACCTGAATTATTACCCAGCGTATTGAAAACATAAGAAGTACCTCCATTCTTTACGTACTGTGGGAAGTTCTCCTCTAAGATAGTACCAATATCATTATTACTGCGTACCATACTATTCACATACCTATTTCTGTTTGCCTTGTAGTGAATTGTATTAAGATCATCCCTGCCTACTTCCTTGATAAAACAAAGACCACTGCCCTTACTTAACTCACTATACATATTAGCCGTGAGCCAGGTATCATTAAATCCCACTAGTTCTGCGCCTTTATAAGATAGTCTGCGAAGCTCTGATTGGTTATAGTCCTCCAACCTAGACCACTCAAAATATGTTGCGTTGATCCTTGTGTTAATCTCAATACCCACTGAATCACTCCTATCTGTTCTATCAAGGGTACTAAAATAATTGGCTGTATATATTCTACTACCAAAACTAGGAAGCGTTAAGTCAAATACATACTTAGTTGGCTTTAGTATGTGATCAGCAAAATTTCTAGTCACCTCAGCCTGTTCACCATTTACCTTAACTAGTACATCATTGCTTAAGTTATCAATGGGACAATCAATGTAGTATGTATTTCTAGTATTAACCATCTTATCCACTTGATGTACGGTAGGGGATATTAAGCAGATGATAATATAAGACTCAGTACTAACACTAGGCTTTAATGTAACACCACTATATATAAATTCACCCGGATATTTTTCAGGGTTAAGATTATCTAGGCCTGATAGTTTAGTATAATCAACTTCACTAGACCCGCCCCTATTCATACTACTTTCTTCCTGGCCACTATTCTCACTACTACTGCTAATAACACTACTGCTTATTACATTACTATCTCTCACTGACCTACTACTGCTACTTAATCCAATATTAGAACTAGGTTGAATCAGCTTATAGTAACCAAGATAGTATACGCTGAAACTTGAACTCTGCTGGATAAGATCAAAAGGCTTCAACGTCAGATAAGAGGTAGGACGAATTTTCATAACTACCCTAGGACAGAGACCCCTAAATACACTGTACATATTATCCATACAGTGCTGAATCTTTGAGTTGATAAGGCTAGATTTCTCAAGACTTGATTCCTGTAAGTATGCAACATTCTCTACCTCACTGATATATGATGCATTTGCCAATAACTGTACAAGCACCTCAATACTATCACCTGTATATCCTAAGTTCTGGGCAATTGTGTAGTACTTGTTAATGTAATCCTGTAAATTTCTCATACTATAAATTAATGTCTACTGTGTCCTTGGTGCTGTTAATACTCACCATTACACGAGCATTTGATGGACCTACTAATTCAACACTATCAATCTTCATAGTGTAACCAGGTAAGCCCATCCTCTTGTTAATATTCTCTACTAGTAATTGTAATCTTGACTCAATTGCCCCTAGTAGCTCGTCCTTGTGTATATTAGAAGTGATGATATTAAAACCCACTGCACTGTTAGGTATGTCACCACTAAATATTGATATGTTCAGCCTGAGTAAGTCTAACATGTATAATTCAACCTTGCTAGTACTCGAACCACTGCTTAATAAATATCTCTTCATACTACTACTTTTCCACATACCGCAACACCAGTACTACTAAGATGAGTTGCTGGGTAGGTTGGCGGTATTATACTATTAAGCCAGACTAAGATACTACTACAAATACCCTCCCATGCAATAATCTGGGCTGACTTATTTCCGTCCCCTATCATACTATATAAGTTAGGGACAATCAATCCAGGTCTAAATGCTGGAGTAGGAGAAACTGGCACTACTAAACCAGGACTACTCGAAATCATAAGACCACTCACTATGTTAGACTCCAATGACCCTAACCAATCTTTTAATGTAGTTCCGAAAGGGGGAGCTACGTTTCCTATTACACCTACACTGTCACTTACTATGTCCGGCTTACCACTAGGATCTGTACCAGTATAAGAAATAGAAATCTTTACGTTCCCTACTAAGTACTCCGTCACTGCACTACTTATCGCAATGTTGGAAATATTAGGGGTGGAACTATTATAACTGCTGCCAACATTACCCACCTGACTGTTGAGATGAGAAATGATTAGACCAGCAAAACTACTCTTCGACATAAATTATAATGAATAAAAAAGAATACAGTACACGAATCAATATCATGTTCTGTATTCTCTATATGAAAAAAGACAGTTAATCTACAACTATAAAGAAACTAGGGCACTTCACCTGCAGAATTGTTAAGTTTATAATCATTCTTTGTCCTCTTTCTTTTCTAGTTTTGATAATAATCTAATTCCATGAACTCTCTTATCTCCATCTTGAACAGATGCTCCTCTAGTATTGAAGAACTTACTAAGATCTGTTGCTTTTGCTTTTACCTTATAACCTAAATCTTTGTAAATTTTATTCAATGTACTCTTAATATAACTATTAGTATAAGATTTACCAACTTCGAACACCTCAAAAAGCTTATCCTCTATTGTAGAGACATCAAAGCTTCTAACACTCAAAGTGTCATTTAAACTGGTAAGTCTATAACCAAAAGATCTACATTTCTCTGGACCTAAGACTGTCAAGTACTCCTTAAATCTCTTGTCTGGTAGTAGGTCAAGTAGAGGCTCTAATTCGCCACCGTTAAAGTAATATTCGCATACATACTTCAACCTCTGCCTCCTATCTCTCATTGCCTCATACTCCTTGAAGAATTCTGTATAGTTCTCAGCAGTTCCAATATTACTAACCTTACCTAGCTCATTGAAGACTGTAAAACGATTCGCATAATCAACCTGCTGCATTTCATAAGACCTAAGCTCCGCTACTCTGACTAATTTATTAAGAACAGGTACAAGCTTAATACTACCATCGGGATTCTTTACTTGATTAACAGCCACATAGTTTCTCTTATAATGCCCGTACTTAGCATTTTCTTGAAAAACCTCTGACAAAGCCTCCTGCTCACCCAGATCACTTTTATCGAATACACCTAATAACTTCTTTGTCTTCTCTGTCTTCTTTGCTATCTTTTTATTAAAATACTCCTCCGCTACTACATTACTATCTAAGACTGGTCTGAAGAATAGCATTGCCTCATTCTTCCAGGGGTTTTCTTTTAACCTCTGTCTACCCAATATCTGAGGTAAGTCTAAGGTGATATCAACAGCTAAGGTATCTATGTTGGCATCACTTATTATAAAACTCCTAGCATTGTCGGAGTAGAAGTCTGCTCCCAGGTAAACTGTTCTAGTACAGAAAGTAAACATTTTCCTTGGTTCATCTCTTAGCGGAACTCTACCAATCTTATATTTAGCGCCTAATCTTTTCTTTATCTTATTAACATTCTCTTGTGTATTGGCTACTAAGATGTTCACTTGATCCGGTGTTAATCCTGCCCTCTTGATAATACTAGTAATGTTATTAACAGAGTTGACATAAAATACAGCTTCCTTTGATATTATCTTTTTAACATCCTTTTCGTTATCACTCTCAGGATCCCTTACATACCTATATTCAAACTTACCCTCTAGATATGACTTAATGATTGGGCCAGCCTCTACATAAACTGATACTAAGTTCTTAACAGTTAGCTTTGGTTGATCCACTCTGTTATGATCTAATGTACACCAGTCTAGCTCATAGTATGGAAGGTCTTTAAACTCCTCCAGCATATCGAGGTATTTCTTAATCATTGGTGTAGCACTAACATAGCATACTTTCCTAACGCCCTGTAAGTGATCCATGAATTGCATCTCAGTGTCGGATTTAAACTTACTATCTGTGAATATGCTTTGAAACTCATCTACTACCACCCTGAAGTCAACATTGCTATAATTGAACTTAAGTATCTCCTTAACAAGCCTATAGGAATCATAAGTGACAAGAATTTTCACCGGTTTCTCATCAAACAAGCACTTATTAACGTAACCTGTCAACTTCTTCGTCAGTTCCTGAAAGAAATTTTCCTTTGCCTTCTCAAGTTCCTCCTTTTTCTTCCTAATCTTATTCTTGTCCTCGTAAGAACTATACCTAGGCCTTTCAATCTTAGTTAGGTCCTTATCAGTTTTTGGATCCCCTTCAAATTCATTAACCACTAAGAAAACCTCATCCTTGTGCTGATCATACTTGTTCTGGAGGAGAATCTTTCTAGGACTACATAAGATTGTGTTCTCATCGTTCCTAATACAATACTCCGTAAATCCACATCCTGGGATTTGTTTGTTCAGGATGTGTGGGAAGTCATGAAGCTTGAAGTCAGGTATATCCGATACATACCTATAACCAGCCGGTACTTCTGCAATGATTACTCTTCCGCGATCTTCTGTTTCTACTACTTTCTCTATCATAAAATCTTACTATTGTTTAATTGTTAATTATTCTTAATAACTTGGGCTATTCACCCCAAGCTAAGCCCGCACACAAGAGACTCCCTTCGGTCACTCTTGCATTCGGTCTGTATCTCACTAGTAAGTCTTTTATGTGGTATATTATGCAAAATATTCAATTTTAATCACTAAACATCATAGTATATACTTATAGTATTTTTTTCCTTTAAAAAAGTGCACACTTGAAATACTCGGGGATAATATTTCTATCAACATCAATATGGTCTCCGCTTCGCTCCGCCCCATAAAAATCCGATAGTGTATTCATCCCCTCTACTTCAAGTTCCAGGCGAAGCCCTCAATACCGAACCGACGACTTTAGGAGGAGTGTGAAGGTTTGAGCAAAGAGCGAGAGGCTAGGGTGACAATATTATGGAGCGAAGCGATATAATATTGGTGGCATAGACTTTTGGGCAGGCGGCCTCTCGCGAATTGGGTGCGGAGCTTAGCTTCCCTAAAATAGCACGGAAAGTAATAATATCAGAGGCCGAGGTGTTTTTGTTCCTCAGCCCCTATTTTAGAATCTACTATTTTTCATATGACTTAGCCAGAGAATCATCAGCTCCAACAGTTCATATTTGTTTTTAATATCGCTGTTCTCTTTAAGTCTTAGTAGTTGTTGTTCTATGTCGACCTTCTTCTTTTGGTAATCAACTAGTGCTTCTTTCAGAGTTTTTCTAGTAAATGTCCCACTAATCGCACTACTGATTGTCCAGAATTCATGAGAGAAGTCATAATCAATCTGACTCTTGTAATCTACGAAGAAATTGACACCTTCTATCTTTCCAGCCTCTTCTATGGATGCCTCGAACTTTTCATTGTACAAGTTAACGATACCTAGGATTGGAAGGATAGGGACAAAAATTTCAGTATTGATCTCATTTGTGTCTATGTCTGGATATTTATTGCTCCACCTTTCAAAGTCCTTGTAGAAACTTCTTACTACATCTACGTACCTATATAATTCTTGGGGTAGTTTTTTCTTGAACTTTTCCTCCATTGTTTTTAAGTTCTGGATTGCGGTATCTAGGTGTGTTAGTTCTTCCCAGTATTTCTTAGGATTAGTTTTCTTTAGTAGGTATAGCCTGTTCTGTCCTGCATTGTGTGAGTCTACTTCTTTATTATACTCATCAATACTCTTCTTCGACTCCCCAAACCATCCATGTATCAACCTATCCCAAATATTCTTTCTGTATGGTTTTCTATCGAGGAGTGCAAAACTTTTACTTCTTAAGATTATCATAGCTTACTTTTTACGTGATTATACCAAAGTTTTCTAAGTTCTTTTGAGTATTCTTCACTATTACCCACTGCATTTTCGTCGTGGTAGTTTTCATTATCCTCAATCTCATGTTTTAAGAAAGGTAAGATGAGGTCTTTGAGGTTATTTACATCACTGTTTGAGTATGTAACGTGCCAAGTATTATTCCTGGTATTGTATATGAAGTAGTAATCATATTCTATATTTGACATGAGTACTATTTCACCATCACTTTCCATGTCTTTCTTATAAGTCCCTACGCTATCATACTTTTCTGATAATCCTGAGTCTAGCCTGTATATGATATTATCAGTCCTCAGTATATGATTCACTTCCTGATCATCCTTACCTACCATCCAGTTCTTAAGTGGTCCTGCGAAACTTTTTATTGCATCTACGTACTTATAGATTTCTTGTGGTAGTCTTATACCATACATCTTTTCAAATTCCCCAAGTCTTTTAGTAACTGTGTCGAGGTTATATAGGTCGATAAGGTACTGGCGAGGGTTATTTTTTAGGAGGCCACTTAGTTTTTTCTCCTCTGCGTTATGCTTGTTTACGTAGTTATTATACTTGTCAACACTTTCCTTCGACGTCCCAAACCATCCATGCTTGAGTCTATCCCAGTTATTTTTATAGTACTGTTTTTTCTCGAGCATGGCATATTGTTTTGTTCTTAAGATTATCATGCCTTACGTTCCACTTACGATACTTCCTGAATGTGGTGCGCCGGTGAATGGACATGTTGGTATGCAATTAAAGGGCCCACTCATATCTGTTCCTGCTGTTCCCTTTGTTTCTAATTTTCCGCCAGTTATTTTTACATTCGGCGCTTTGATTACTGCATTACCCTTACATTCTACCTCTGCACTGCCTTCTATCGTTAGTCCAAGTTTTCCATCAGTCTTAATGTTGATGTTCCCCGACTTATCTATTTTAATCCAGCTAGTTGGTTCAGGTGTCGTATCTTTTTCTTGTTTATCATTATATTCACTGGCAGGGTCAAAGATTCCGATAGTTAGTTCAGACTCTGTCATCTTAATCATCTTCCCCCTTGACCTTATGCCAATGAAATTATTCTCCTTTAATTTTTCGTAGAGATAGTAGGATTTGTATGTAGGATCCAATTCAAGCAATACTACCACATCACCTACTCTTGGCTCATCTACTTCCCCCCTCTTTGGAAATGCACGTAGTTCTTGATTACGTCCAGGAATATCTACTTCTACTGTATAAAGGTCTGGGTCAAGTATTTTTGTAATTGTTCCTATACTATATTCCATTACTTCTTCTTATTATTTCTTTTCTTGATTCTATCTACTGTATTTATCTCAGCACCTAGGGCAGCACTTTTTACTTTCTTAGATACTCTTGGATAGTGTATTCCTGCTCCTACCATTGCTGCCGCTAGTCCAATCTTACCAGCATGTTTATTAAGTGTTGGTGCATATTCCATTGCATTAGCCACTACTTTTCTACCTGCCTTCGTATCTCTCAGCATTTTTCCTACCTGGCCTAATCTATCGGCGCTAGTAGTTGCACTTAAGTCTATAATTGCTCTAGGTGCTAATTTTGCGCCGAGATAAGCAAGGCCACCATACTTAGCTGCATCAATAAGCGGCTTTCCAGAGTTATCTTTCAGTGCACTCATACCAGCAGCCCTCTTTGCATGCTTTACGATTTTTTCATCACTAAGTTCTCTCGCCTCTGCTTTATCAGCCGCATCCCTCGCAGCTTTAAAATACTTTTCAGAATCAAGTTTACCGTTTTTATCATTTACCCAACCAATACCTTTTCTAGAGTCTGGGAGGGCAAAGTTTTTATTTCTTAAGATTATCATAGCTTATTTTCTCTTCCACTTATCTATAGTTGTCTTCTTTAGGATACCTTCCTCTCCATCGTAGATATATAGTTCTCCATTCTTTATGTTTGGATTTACTACTAGTGCACCCTTTTCATTTTCGTCTAGGATATGAAACTCAACAGGATCCTTACTATCATATATATTATAGCCTTCTTTTCCTAAACTTCTGTAGGTATAAATTGGGTAATTCGCGCCAGAATTACCTGTGATGTAGTTATTAGGTAGGGTTTTGAGTTTATTATATAGTAGTGGATTATTGGATTGTAGTAGTTTACCTGTATCACCTACTCTACTCTTATAATAAGCCTCTTGCCTGTCTGGATCAAATCTACTACTATAATAATCTCTTCTATTTTTAGCATTTCTATTCGCTAACCAAGTCGCCCCCCCATTGCTATAATAGGTACAGACATTAACATACCTGCCTTTAATAGGTCTTCTCCGCTGTAATTCTTATTTCTTAGTATTATCATTCTTAGTTGGATTTTGTTCACTACCTAATGCGATCTTACCATTCTCTTCAAGTCCTACTAGTTTTGTTGTCCACTTTGTATGGTATCCGTCATCCGCCACATTATCTGAATCATCTATGGCGATAAAGAATTCATTAGACTTGATTAGGTAATACTTGAAAGGCCACATCTTAGAATCTACTGTTGTTTTAGAGTCTCTTGTATATTCAACGACATCACCTATTTTAAACTTAGGTACTTGTCGATGTGTTATGATTATCTCTTGAAACATGTCAGAGTAGATGTAAGCTGTGTTATAGTTCAAGTTTTCACTCATCTGGTAGTAATCTTTATGTACTATACTTAATGCTCCACCTTTCTGTAAGACTCTGGGATTGACTGGCATTACATCCTTATATTTCTCTTCCCAAATATTTTCAACCTTACTATAGAGTGTTGGTTGATATTTCTTACTGAATGGTGTTTCTTGTGTGAAGTCTGAGTCTGCGTGTATTATGAGTTTTGGTTCACGGTTTCCATATGAATCAGAGAGTCCCATAGTTTCTTTTATCATGAGTCCTTCTAGGCCAAACACGAAGATACTATTTCTCTTATACCCCAGACATATTCGCCTTAGGAAATCTTGATCTGTTTCATGATTTTGATAGAGCTTTAAGTTTTTTGCTTGTAAGTCAGTATCACATCTTAGGTCAACTTTTCCTGGATATACACCTCTTATGGAATCCTCAATACTATCCCAGACAGAGGTATGTTTTTCGTCGAAGAATTTTTGGTCCCCCACGCAAACAAATTCGATATCTAGGTAGTTCTTCTCATGCCATCTATTAGTTATGAACACGGGAATATTATAGATAAGTCCTCCCTCTTGTTCTAGTGTGATGGTTCCTGTGTGTTGTTCTGTGATTAGCTTCAATGATTCAGACTTTCCCGCAACCTCAAGTCTCATTTCACCTCTTGCTAGTTCTCCACCAAGTTCTTCATATAAGTGGAGTGATTGAAAACGGTAACCTGAATCAAACCAGGGCTGAAAATCAACACTAGTCTTATATGAATTTTTATATTTCATCCCTTTTACATTCCATTAAGCAAGTTATCGATCACAGACTTAGGATATACATTCAAGACAGTACCTTTTGTAAATGATTCAAGACCTACTGCACAAGTTAAGATAAGGAGTCCTGTATATTTTGTGTCTCCGTATATATCTTTTGCAATTAGGTCTGGTCTAAATTCGTATGTCTTAATAATGTATGGTTCCTTCTCTGCTTCGAATTCTTTAAGCCTATCGAGGAGTACAGAGTTAAATACATCATACCCCTCGATATAATTTTTCAGATCCTGCTTAGTACTTTCAATTCTACTTGATTTCTTATACATTTGGTAGTCTATTATTATTCGATGCCTTTACCTTTTCTAGTGATCGTTTCATTTCATTCAGTATTCCACCATCTCTACCTTCTGCAGACTGACTCATATATCCTGCACTAGCTCTACCACTAATGAATCTTTCTAGTGATACCGCCGAATATTTAGAGGCCGGACGTAGCATGATGTTAACTTCAGCAAATAATGGAGAGATCTTACCACTACCGAAAGGATCTTTTACCATTTCCTTGCTTTCATTGATACTGATATTACTGATTACTAAGTTTTCGATCGCATAGTAAGGTCCGATTCTAAGTTTCAATGTACCTTTCTGAATTAGGTCCACATCCTTAATATCGGCCTCAAAACCGGCGGGAGGAGTTTGCCAAGCCATAACAGTACTAACAAAATCCTCTACGTCTTGTCCCAGTGCTTTGAATTTGACAGGTACATAATCACCCACCGCATAAGGTAAGAGCCCTATTAATTGATCGGTTACTGTTAGGTATTGTTTATCTTTATTTACTCCATGCCTATCAATAAGTGTGTCATACCTGTTAATAGTTGGAAAGATAGTAAATTTCATACCAAAGTTACTACCAAAATCCGTACCAGTGCCAGTGTAATATGTAAATCTAGTACCCTTTACATCAAGTGCCCTAGCTAGATACTTTGCCTGCGCCGAATAACCACCAGCTGCAGCCTCAGTAAAGATCTTAGAAATTCTACCCACTGTCGCCGCTACATTATCCCCAGCTGCCTGTCCTGCATTTTCAAACTGTGCTGACTTACCTACCATATCTTGTAATGCCTCTGCGAATATCTTAGCGTATGGTGCTTTAGGTCTCATTGAATTCCAGAACGATCCAATTTCATCTCCACCAAAACCAGTCCATTCGTTAGTGACTGTTACTTGAAAATCCTGGTTAATGATAGATCTACATAGTGGAAGTTTACAGTACGGATATTTCACCGCACTGTTCTTCTCATCTAGTATAATAGTCTTAGAATCCTCCTCTTGTAGGTCTGCTGGAAACTCAACCCAATTCTTAACACCTTCATCATCCTTAGGTTTATTAGGATCTTCCCAGGTATTAGGGTATAGACCAACAGATAACATAGGGTTTCTAAGTTGGAGATCATAATAGAATCCACTAAGTTCTCCAGTCTTGTTATTATTATGTTTCATTACTTAGTCCATCCTCGAGTTTTTACTGTTTCTTTCTTAGGTGCTGTATTACCAACAATCTTAGAAAGTAGTTGATTAGTTAGATCCTGCTTTCCTACTAGTTCTGACATATAAGCAGAGGATACCTGATTAGCGGCGGCAGAAATCTTTTCATACTTACTAGCTGCCCTACTAGATACTGCATCTTTATTGATATTTGCCCTACTAGTTCTACCGGCGAGTGTTGATATTCTCTCCTGATCAAGTACACGGAAAAGATCTTTATTAGAATCAACCATCTTTTTAGGGGCGATCCATTCACCTTCATGTACATAACCAACTGCCTGTCCTGTATCACCTACCCTAGTAAATCCACCTGTTGCATGGTGTCCTGGTCTTGTTGTATCGGACTTAGTAGTATTATCCTTAGGTAGTTTTGTATAGAAATTTAAGAGTTCAGAATTTCTTTTACCTCTATCCGGTGTGAACCTTAGCCTAGGTGTTAGAACAGGTTGCATATTAGCGTCAAGTCCTACTACGTAGTTTCCTGTTGCTAGCTTTTTCTTGACTGATGGTATTTCTGCGAACCTTTTCTTACGGGCTTCTATTTCAGAGTTACTTGTTCCACCAATTGCATCCTTTACTTGTACCTTACCACTAACTACATCTTGATTTCTTTCAATTGCTCCACCATGACCGAAAATACTGAAGAAATTGCTCAAGGTAGAACTAACTTTGTCCCAGGCAGACTTAAGAGCACTACCAATACCTGATACAACCCTAGCAATTCTTTCTGGGAATGATTTTATACCGTCTACAAAACTGTTAAATAGATTAGTTGCCTCTGATACCTGCTTATCAAATATACCTTTATTGTTAGAGAACTGAGTTTTTGCATCTTCGAGGGTACTAGAATAACTTTTTACGAATTTGTTCTTTTCACTCTCAAAGTTCTTCTGCATCTTGTCCAGTTCCTGCATCTTCTTGTAGGCCTCGTCGTGGAGTTTCGTAGCGAGTGGTATATTATTGTCGTCGATTGCTTTATTGATCAGATCCTTATACTGTTTAGTAACAAGTTCTCTCTCTTTTTCAATTGCTGCAATACTACCGTCAAATTCTGCAATTTTCTTATTTCTATCTTGCAGTCTCTTCTTCAGTGTATTGTTGTTAGCATTCTTCTTGTCTACGTATATATCACTCTTACCTAGGGCATCTCTTCTAGCCTTTTCGATCTCAATCCTCTGCCTAAGCTTCTCAGCCTTCTCTGGATTATCCTCTGACTCTAACTGTTTCTGTAATGCATCTATTCTATTCTGTATTGTATTTACTTGATCTTGGTGATAAATTCTTCGTCCTGATGAATTTAGGTGTGTTCTTATCTGATCATAAGAACCTTTATAGCCTTCCTTCTTATAGAGCCCATAGATATACTCCATTGCTTCGTCATACCTACCCTCTTGCATTAAGGCGAGGTATTTCTTTCTGACTTTATACCAATCAGCTGGGGACATATTTAATTCCCCAAAGACGCCAGTATTAAGTCCAGCAATTCCACCTTCAGAACCTTCACCTTCAAAGCCTAGAAATGCGTTATTTATGTCTTCTCTGCTAATATTTGCTAACTGCTTCTTTCTATGCCATAAGAACGTTCTACCATCATTCCAAGCAGCAACTCTCTTCTTACTTGCAAGTCTACCTTTATCATCAAGTCCTACCCAGTATTTCTCAAAAGCATTGTAGTCCTTAACGCCTCTTTCTTTAAGGTAGATCTGATTCTGTTTCCAAAGTTTACCAGCTTCGCCCTTAAGACCAAGTAGTTGTTTTTCTTTTGCTAGTTCTGCGTCTGACTTAACATCAAACGGTTGACCAATTGTAGGTAGTGGTCCGCTTGTTGATGCACTATCCCACGCAGCTCCAATAGATCCTGCAATACCGCCAACATCAAATCCACCTCCTGCTGCACTACCTGCTGCATTTGGGTCGAAAGATACTGAATTAGAATCACCAAGATAACTAGCAGCACCTTTTAAGTATGTGTATGGGTCAGCTTCATAATAGATCTGTCCCCCGTTATTATTGAGCTGTTGGTTAAGAGGCGTTCTACCAAGACTCATAATGAACGTTCCAAAATCTCTAGCTGCAAGTGAACCTCTAAATTTACTGAGGAACATATTTAGCTTGGCATTCATGTAGTCTTGCACAGATCCATAGGTAATATTCTTACCACCCCTCTGCATTCCACCAAAGTTATTCTGATTTCTTGCAGCATTACTAGTACCACCTGCAGATTCATAGCCATCTTGTGCAGTAAAGAAGCTACTAAGTCTCCCTGCATCTTCTTCGCTCATACCTCTCTGCTTTAGGACGTTATACCACTTAGCCCTGTGTTCTTTCCAGAAGCTAGCTCTATCGGCCTTAAGATTTCCGGCGGATACAGTAACTGGCGAACTAAACCCGTATGATGGAGCACTTGCCATTCCTCCTCCAGCATATCCTCCACCTCCAGAGAAAGAACTACCACCGCCAGTATATCCACCGCCGCCTCCATAGACTCCGCCGATGTGATCATTATAACCACCACTACCAAAGCCTCCGAAAGTATTAGGTGTATCGTTGTAATTACTGCCGAGATAAGGTGTTCCACCTGTACCGTAGTTTCCAGAGTCTGTATCCCCTAGTGGTTCTCCGTTTGCACCTACTCTATTAATATGTCTGAGAATAACCCCTTGTTTTCTCCTATGATAGCCAGTGTTAATACCACCCCACATGTTTTTCTGTAGGTAGTCTGACATCCAAAGTCTACCAGAGAACATACTAACATGACCATACGCATGACCAGGCATTTCTTGTTGTGCTAAGATATCTCCTGGTTGTGGACTCCATTTTTGCCAATCGACTGGTGCAAATCCTACCTTACCTAAAGTTCTAGCGAAGTCCCTTGCATTACCAAGTACACCCTGTAGTTTATTAGCTGGTAAGTGTAATCCTGCCTCTACCGCTAGTCTCACATACATTGCACAACTAGCAGCGGATCTAGGCCTAACATTTCTTTCGAGTGTTCTACATGCATCAGCTACGAAGAATGGTCTGGCTTTTCCATATCTAGTATCTACCCTACCTGGCATTGTTCCCCATCTAGCACCAGCACTATCATGTTGATTTGTGGATAAGCTACCAACAAACCCACCAATCATATTAAAGCCTTTATTAGCGTACTCTATACCAGTATTAATTCCACCAACGATGCTATTACCCAGTCTCTTAGAGTTATTCTCAATTGCACCCATAGAAGAATTAGCCCAGAATGCATTTTCTTCTGCTAGGTTCGAATTATGTAAGTTTTCAAATTCCTGGAAGTCTTTACTATATTCGTTGATATTAACGTCGAACATAGTCTTAGGATCTTTACCTGCTCTTGACCACTTTGCACTTGCCGCCTGTACACCACCTGCTCTACGAAGAAGTGAATTTTGTATTTGACCTAGTGCAGCAATACTCTGTTCCTTGAAAGACTTAACTCTATAAATTCTACTAGCGAGGTACCTAATTGCCTCAGGTGATAAGCTATAGAAATCATAGAAACCTTCTCCTGGGTGTGGGTCATCATAAGGAACAAGTTTATACTTATAACCGTTTGCAGTAGCTCTATTATATGCATTTGCGATTTCACCTCTAAAATAACCCAGTGGACCAGTATTACCTAATACTGCACCTGCTATACCACCTCCAAGTACATATCCTGGTAGTGAGTGCCTGAATTTAGTATTACCTGAGTTGGCTACTGATTTTGCTAAGAATCCAGGGAAACCTCTAGCACCCATTGCATTAGCTATGTTATCAGTAATTGCCATCTGTGTAGTAGCGCCACCGAAACTCTTAGCATTTTCACCAGCATAATCTTCTTCTGTCTTTGGTACTCGGATTGCCTTCATCCTGACAGTAGAAATCATACCAGACCTAATGAGTTTTCCAGCATCACTACCGAACATCTGCTGAACGAAGTCCCTATCTACAGTAACACCTCCATTCTTAGTTGCATAGTCTTCCATTCTAGAAAAACCTGCTGCTACTCTGGCCGTATCAATTTTACCTGTTGACGCTGCATCTCTATAGGCACCCATGATATCTCTACCCTGTGATATTTGGCCGGATATAGAACTGGTAAGGTTTCCACTGCTATCTAGGGCCCCTTTCATCAAGCTGTATTTCTTCTGTCCGTTTCTATTTGCGACAACAGCAGCAAGATCACCAGCATCTGTATTTTTAGCTAGGGTAGTATATTCATTGTACATATCCCTCTGCATCGCTGCATTGGAACTTTTAATACCTTGTGTGCTAATATTTGTCTTTAGTGCGTTCTGTATTCCCTTTTTCGGGTCAACCATTGCAGTGAGGATATTACCAAGATACCCGGCCATACTAGACAGGGTTAGACCAATATTACTTAAATCAATATCTGGGAACTTAATAGCCTTCATAGCAGCACCTCGTTCCTCAAATCCATGGTCTAATTTCATCTTAAGGTAGTCAATAAGATCTTTACCTACTCTCATAAGTGCCGTTCCTACTGTATCACCTTTTCTTACATCACCACCGAAGAAACTAATAAAGTCGGCTCTAAATCCTTTACCCATTCGTGCCAGTGAGTTACCATCAACACCAACGCCAAAATAATCTAGTCCGCCCTTTATTTTTTCACCGACCCAAGTAATAGCCTTTAGTACCTTGGTCCAGTGTTTTGCTAAGAAGGTAACACCAAATAGCATGAGAAGTGTTTTAAACTGCCCACCTACTGAGTTACCTATTTCTTTTGGATTAAATGTCGTCATCATTTCTTTTCCGACACTCTCCATTTTTCTTAGCATCTTATTTGCACTCTTAGTAAGACTCCACTCACGTCTATCAAAGTCTCTACTCCTACGTAAGCTTTGTTCTTTCTGGGCAGCGAATGCATTACTTACCCATGTTTTAAATTTACTTTGTCCGGGATCTGCTTGTCTTGGTGCAGAACCCATAGATCCACCTGCAACATTATTGGTAGTAGTTGTGTTATAGTTATTGTTAATTACTATATTATTTGGTACTACCTTTACACTTCTACCTTGGGTCCTCTGTACTTTTGGTTGTCCTAGTCCATATTTTCCCAGTATCTGTTGCGTCTGTGGATTTACTTGCATGTCTTGAGATCCTGCCATACTAGCTATTTCACCCGCTTGCAGCATCATAGAGTTAGATTGTTCATCTTGATCCATTGCAGCTCGTTCAAGGGCAAGGTTCTGTTTTCTCTGATCCTGTATTGCCTGAATCTGATTACCCACTGCCTGATAATCTGCAAGGTCTCCTCCCCGTCTTCCTGCAAGTTCTCTAGTTCTTTTCTCTAAATCTTTATCACTTGCTGCCATTATTTCTATTATCTAGACAGGTTGAGAATTTCTGTAGTAGTACCTAGTTGTTCACCTTCACCGCTTTCATCATCCTCACCCTGTTTATTTTCTGCTTGTACTTTGTTGACACCTTGTATTGTCTGCCCCTTATCACCAAAATCAATAAGTGGAAAGTCAGGGTCAGTTCCTTTTGATGTTTCTATAAATTTATCATACGTATCTCTAAGTTTAAATAGGGCACCAAGTCCATAGTGCTCAATATTATCAACCTTGAGAAACTTATTTAAATAGAATTTTAGTTCCATCAATCGGGCAATTGACATAGATGTCTCGAAAGAAATCGACAATAAGCGAATCAACACTTACTGCCACACTCCTCCTTTCCTCAGGCTTCTTACCTTTATTACAGTCTGGACAAAATACTTGGACGGGCTCTAATCTATCATAGTAAAGCTCTCTCAGTGCCATCAACATTGTAATATCTGAGTGTTTTGCGCCTAGTACATCCTGCTCAACCTGATTACCTTGCAAGTCGAAGTCTTTTATGAGGGCAATAGTTTTTATCATCTTAAGGTCTGTTATCTTTCTGAACTTAAGATAGAGTTTAAACACCTTCATAAAATCATTCCAAGTTGGTACAATAGTTTCGTATTCATGGCCGCCTAGTTCAATCTTAGCGCCATTCATTACTTTTTCATCGATCTGCTTGAAATGGATGTCCTTGTTAAAATCAATACTCTTACTAATTGTCTTTCCACAGTCAGGGCACTTAATATCTACATGGTAACTGAGATTCTCACTAACTGTACAAAGCTTCTTATAGAATATCAAAAAATCAATGTCCATGATATAACAATCTCTAATATTTGGATCGTCTTTGATTAATTCATGAACATCAAAATAATACTTACCCAGTGGATCGTCACTCGGTACCTCCCCAATATAATTACAGATTTCTAAGAAATTGTAAGGTTTAATTCTAACACATGGGAAGCTATAACCATAACCTCCACTTGGTAAGAGGGATACATTTATTTCCATACTTTTTAGGATTTAATTATGAAAAGAAAAACAACTATGAACTGTTTTCATAGCTGTTGTGTTTATTAAAAAGTAAAGAGGTGATTATTTAACCAATCAGGGGGTCTACTTTTCACGGACCTAACTTGTCTATATTATAATTACAAGTTCACCCTCGCCAGTTATAATTTACGTTGAAATTATATTAATATTATGAGTGGAGGCGTGTTTTACAATCCAACCATAATGGGCCAATAATCACACTCTTTCATGTATAAGGAATCTAAGGGCTTACTCATCCAAGTCTTCCACCTTAGTATTCTTTCTAACTACCTCTTCTTCCTCCCCTAGTTTACCGTTTTCCTTATAGTAACCTAGGTCCAGGAGGGATTCTAGTTTAACACCATACTTAGTAAGATTCTGTTCAATTACTTCTTTGCTTGGAACTAGTTTTTTATTGTCAACAGTCCAACTAACAACAAGTATACCAATCTCCTTACCGCTTTCACTACGTAAGAAATAGAGACCTGACAAGTAACTATCCTCAACCATCATAGAGTGAGCATATCTTTTATCTATTTTCTCCATTTCATCTACATTAGCGACCACTGTTTTATGTCTACTAAGAAAAGTAACCATAGGATGAAGACTGGTCCTTACATTCTGATAATTCTGTGCTATCTCAGGAATGCCCCTATCATAGCAGACACTCTCATAACACTCACTGAAAAATCTAAAATGTAGTCCTGTAGTAGTTTTTAGGTTATCGTGAAAAATACTAATTACTACCCTATCAGCGTTTAAAGATAGTCTAAGCTTTTCTATTTCATTGTTAACACTAGTCTCGACATCATCTGTTAGGTCATATACAGATTCATCCTTTTCCTTCAGGTTATTTCTATCTTCTGTAATTGTCTTTGATATAATTTCCCTAGTATTCTTGTCGTTTAGTGTTACAAAGAAACTAACCACTGCCATAAGTAAGATAATGAAGACTATTAACTTTAGAATAGCCAACCAACTTACCTTACTTATTGTACCTAAGAATTTATCCCAAACATCCGCTAACTTACTAAGAACTGTTACTTTATCTTCTGTTAACATATTCTTAATCCTCTTTCTGCTTCGCTGCTAATCGTTCTCTTCTCATAGCAATGCGCCTATTCTTCTCTTCGTTTTGCTTAATTAGGTTCTTCCTACTAAGTCCATAGAGTCCTGCACCAATGACACCACCTATTGCAGCACCTTTGACGGCACTCTTACCTGATGCTTTTATGAGCTTTTTAAATCCCTTGCTTGACATTTTTCTTGTTGCGTTGACATTGTGATTGAACCTGTTTCTTACACTTTCGTTTAAGAATTTTTTAGCCTTCTCTACATCTTCCGGTTTTACTCCTCTTGTGTTTATCTTGTCAACAACCTTATTTATCTTATCCAAAGTGATTGCATCTTTAGTTATAGCATCTGTCACCTTCTTAGATAACTTATCGCCACCTGCTCTAAGAGTACTTCTTGCTGCTAAGGCTGCGCCAAGTCCACCTGTTGCAAGTACGCCCTTTGCTGCATCAGTTTCACGCCTCTTAGCCTGCTTATCAGTTTCTGCGTATTTGTTAGTTGGAGTTTCTACGTCTGAAAAATTTCTTCTTACGATTATCATATTATTCTTATTATTTACAAAGATTAAATAAGTACTTATAGTTTTCTAGTTTCTGGAGCATTGACTCTACCTCACTAGATATACCTTTAAATACTACGTCTTCTGGTATATTGTGATAGAACTCGACAGCTGTTTTATTGATTATATCTTCTAATAGTTCCATTGGTTCAGACTTATCACAAAACTCTGGGTTAATGTCAAGAGGGCCCATACTACCTAAGACACCCATAAAAGTCTCAGCAATTTTATCTTGATAGCTAATGAGATCTTCATACAGGTCGTCAAGGTATTCATGTATATCCTTGTGTTCTGCTGCCCAATGTAGATTCTTGCACCTAATTTTCCAAGCCTCTACTCTATTTAAGTAAGATATAAAAATGTCTCTGTCGTTATCACTATATTGTTTTACTCTATACTCAATCATCCTGCTTTTTATTAGTTTAGAGCAGGAAAAGAGAGATAATTCTAACTACCTCTCCTTTCCATTGTTGATTATTAGAGATTCTTAAACTCTAATGAATAATGCTCAAACTTAGCAGAAAGCGTAACATCTGAACGATCACTCTCAGCTTCAGCCTGGCCATTATTATCGATACCTGCGTCCTGAATAATTACGTTATAGAATGTAAGCTCACGAACATCAAGTCTCTGTGCGTTTGTAATAAAGAGTTTGCAATCCATTACTACATCATCCTTACGGAATGAGTACTTTGTCTCACGATCAGAAATTTTTTGTCTCCAGTCATCAAGGAAGTATGTAATTGCCTGATCCTCTCTATCAACAAATGACAGTGTTAAGTTACCTGAGGTCGTCTGGTTGGTCTGCTGATAAATTGCATAACCACCACGCATACGCTTCTCAATACCAGTAACACTAGTATCAACACCTACCTGAACACTATTGAGGCGTGCATTAATAATATCATCGCCTGGATAATAAACAATCTTAGGAGCTGAGAGTACTTTAAACTCCCACATGTCACCACGCAAGAACTCCTTATTGTTGTCACGATAGGTTGAGGTATAGTCAATAAACTTTGCTCTAAGTTGACTACCTCTTACAAGATCTGTAACTGTTGCCATGTTATTAAATTTTATATTGGTTTGTTATAGTTTATTATTATATCTAAGTCTACTATGTTTTTCACTAGGTCACTTATCTTAGTTTCAATTTTTAGACTTAGAGTTCCTTTTTTATGGTCTATCTTAAACTCCTTAACTAGTAATGATCTTATTATAGAAAATCTGGTCTGTATCTTCCCTAGTATACCTTCGATTACTCTTTTAGTAGCACCAGTATTTGGTAGAGATAAGTAGGACCATTTGTTCTTTTCTAGTTCTCTCTGTATCTTACCAAGGCAGAATCTCATTAGTCCAGAAGTTTTATAGTTAGGGCCATCAAAGTAAGTCGGGTAGTAGTAATACTGCCCATTATCGATCATATAGTTGGCTTTCTTTTCAACTAGACTAGATTTCAGGTCATCTTTACTATATGATACACTTCTTTCAATTGGACTAGTATAGATAATATCATTCCCTGTAAAAGAGTATGTACCACTTAGTAGGCCTCTCAAGAATGTATAGTATGCAGGTCTATACTTACCAGAACTATTCATCATACTCTCATAGAAGTATAGCAAGTAGTTCAGTTTATCGTCTGTATAGTTATTCCTGTAGTTACCTTCATTACACTCTATCAATACTTGACTCCCAGACTCTACTACCTTACCTAGTAACCACTTCCACATAATCTCATAACTACCATCTACCACGTAATTATCTGGATCTGGTAGTAAGATGAAGTCGATATAAGTAGTGTCTTGATACTTGAGTAATGATTCTAGGCCCTTCTTATGCGATCTTCCAGTCTCCTTAGTAGATCCACTAAGTTCCCACTTACCTTCTACAAGTCCTGGATCCCTCCAATCTTGCTGTATATAGTAGCTATCCTTATCTTCTACACTGTAAGGCTTATATTCAGTTTCTATGGTTACCTTACGATTATTTCTAGTATTCTTCCAGATCCCTTGATAAGTTTCTATTAACTTACAGTAAACTATCTTAGAGTCTCTGTTTATAATACTGTCTATTCTCTTATCTAGCTCAGTCGTCCATGAATACCCAAAGAATGTTTCTACTATATTATACCTCTCGATGGTTACTTTATAATAGTACTCCTCCTCTGTATGTTCAATCTTAACTGTGATATTTCCACTAACACCACCGTTACCAATCGTCCTAGACCAAAATTCGATCCTAGATTCATCCTTACTTAGCTTGTCTAGTATCTTTCTGTTTATATCTACTGCTGGTTCAATGATGAGGCCTTCCATATTATAAAGACCAGTCACATGTACACTAACAGGACAATATAAGATATCCCCTACTAGTTTATACCCTGACCCTGTAAGTTTATCTATTAAGTCCTCAATACTAGAAAACCCCCTAACTGAATGGTAATAATCTCCACTAGGTTCTTCAGGTATACTATCACCGTCATCATAGTAGAACATTACTTTGTCATAGTATTGTGGAAGTATTATGTAGGAACTTTCACTTTTTAGTTTTAGGTTTTTATAGTTGATTCTAAATGCAAGTGTGTGTGTTCCTTTAATGATAGAATCTTCATCTATATTTCCTGCATCGTACTCATCCTGTATTTCTTGTAGAACCTCAACATCTCCATCAGTATCTTCATCAAATAGTGGATGACAGTATGTAGTATGTGATTCTAGATGACATAACCTAAGTGTATCCCTATTACTATGTGACAGTGTTTTTGGAAGTTCTAAGTTTTGTGGTAGGTCTTCTATGTTCACCCAACCACCTAGACTATCTAACCAAATCAGTTTATCAAATGTATAACCCCTAGGAATATCTTTATACTTACCTTTACCTTCTATGTTTACGTTCTTATAGATCTTACCTGGTACACCCTTGTCTGGTAGATTATTTATAAAAAATTCATCTTTATCGTCAAGGAATGTACTGTAATCTATATAATTTTTTCCACTAGCCCGTTCTTCGTCTAGGATAGGCCTGAATAAGTATAATGTGTTCCCAGATGATACTAATTCTCTGAGATAATCGAAGTCTTTAAAATCTGTTCCGAACCATAATGTTAATTCACTGACGGTTCTTACAAATACAGGCTTTTCGAATGATATCTCAGAATCAACTACCTCTGCTAAGATAATAGAGTCTTCACGCTTATCTTGTGATTGATAGTTTATCCTAGTTTTTCCTAATTCTAAGTACATTCCTTATCCAATTATTTTTACTTTCTTTGGGCTGATCTTTATAGGCTTGTTAAACTTACTAGATATTGTACCAAACTTATCAGCAATACTAGTTACTTTATCAGAATCTACCTGTATTGCTCCACCGTGATCAGGATTTTCGCCAACAATACTAAATGCAACTGTTAAGTCATTACCGCCAGATTCTATTTCACCAGATCTCTCCTCTATGAAATCTTTAAGAGTCAAGAGAAGTTCATACTTGTTGATAGTACTTTTCTGTGGTGTCATACAGTAAATAGTGCACTTAAAGGTTACATTCTTATAAGGTGCAATACATGTAAACTTCTTATCCACAGAGGTAATTTTATTATATGGTTTTTGATACCCTACGAAGTTATTAAACCCATCCTGTCCATAGTCTAAGAAATCATGAGCCTCACTATTAAATACTGAGACTTCCATACACTTCTCGAAATATGTTCTAAATGATTTATACTGATCATCTGCTATCGTCAACCTGAACTCATTACTAAACTCTATAGATGTTGGGAAGCTAATCTCACCATCATATAGTCCCGCTGTCTTAGTAGTGAGTTTTGATTTCTGCATTTCAAAAGCTACTATCGGCAACCATCTATTATAAGCAGTCATTACACCATGATCCAGCTTATTCCACAAGTTAATCTCTTCGATTGGCGGTAAGAATGATTTTCCACCGTTCTCTGATAAACCTGCGAATGGCTCAAATATAATCTCCCAGTATGAATTAGTGTCTAAGGTCATTACTTTCAGTGGGTTGTTCTTTCCACCTACTACCTTTCCTGCTGTTGTTATGTATGGGCTCTTCTCAAATGTATCAAACAGGTCTTGTACTGTTCTGATTTCACCAACATCTGATACATTACACAAGTCTTCCAGTGTCGTATTCATTCCCTGAAAAGCACCATTACCTAGGTAGTTCTGATTAAATTGATAATCAGACGGGCTTGTTGGCACTTTTCCTATTGCTGCATCTACTAACCTATTTGCAATACTCTTAATAGACATACCCTTAATGGATTCGCCTTTAGAGTTTGCCTTAGTCCATGATTGATACTCACCCCTTGCATCAGCCTCTTTTTGTTCTTCCTTATCATAAGGTCGGTTTATTGGATATTTCTTCTCAATGCTTTCTCCATGAATTAATCCGGTTGCTGCATCTTTGATTCTCTTAAAACCTCCCTCAATTGCCCCTCTTAGTCCACTTCTAGCCGCATCTGTAATTATACTTGGTTTACCGGGGAGTCTATCACGGTTTACTTTATACTTCTTCTCTTGCTCAGTTCTTTCGTATACTAAGAGAGATAGTGTTTCATCAAGTAGTACCGCCCTAGCCTTTTGACCGAGTCCTTTACCCCAACCACGACCTAAGACAGTTTCTGCAATAAATCTAAGATAATTATTTGCATTTATCGAGTCTATTCCGAATCCAGGTAATTTTGTACGTGGTCTGAATCTAGGGCTGCTCATCATAGCTTCCCTGTACAGTGCTGCTTCAAACTTTTTTATACCCTCAGGACTAATCTTATTACCACTAAGATACGTAGACATAAGTGACGATATCTTAGCAGCCCAACCTTTATTTATTGACTTATCTTGTAGGAAGTGTAGGAGATTTTGATAATAGTTATTGAGATCTTTATAGTCACGTATCTTGTTAATTAGCACGTCAACCCCAACATCTTCTTTCCCTGGCTTACTAACTTCCTTACTAAGCTCAACTTCTTTATCTCCTACTTCTATCTTACTAACTGTCTTACTAAGTTCTAAGTCACTATTATCAATATTTAGGTCAGATCTTTTATCACTTAGTTCTGGGTCTTTCTTGGTACGTTCAACCTTCGCAACTTTCGTACTAAGTTCATCTGTAGTACCACCTTGATTATCACTCACTGCCAGTACTGAATCATATAGTCCGTCAGATTCAGGATTAAACTGTGTATGCTGGTCTGTTGCTGCGTCACTAATTACCTTACCAACTACCCTACTGAGTCCAAGATCTTCCCTATTATCTTCTATCTTGCTAACTTCCGTACTAAGTTGATTATCTCTTGTATCACTAATCTTACTAATGATATTACTCAGTGGATAATCTCGCTTGTCATCTATCTTACTGACCTTCTTACTTAGTTGCGGAGCCTTATCAGTATTTTCTATCTTACTTATTTTATTACTAAGTGGGTATTCGTGATCTCCTTTTTCAATCTTACTAATACTCTTACTCAGCCCAGGTTCTTTAAAGTCACCCTCAACCTTATTAACATCACTGCTTAAGTTAGGCGCTTCTTTCTTATCTCCCTCTATCTTACTAACAGTCTTACTCAGATTATTAGTACGATTATCACTGATCTTACTTACTTCCTTACTAAGTCCAGGATCACTACTATTATCACTAACCTTGCTAACCTCCTTACTTAGTACTGGCTCTTTCTTATCACCCTCAATCTTACTAACATTACTGCTTAAGTTTGGGGCATGTTTCTTTCCTTCTACCTTACTTAATATCTTACTGAGCTGTTGATTCTTTTTATTACCTTCGATCCTACTAACATCCCTGCTAAGACTTGGATCATCCTCTGTTTTCTCTATCTTGCTTACTTTCTTGCTGAGTTGCTCTTTCTTCTTATCTCCCTCTAGCTTGCTCTTCTTTTTTGCTAACTGTATATCTCTATCATCATCTATTTCTGCCCTTGTCTTACTTAACTCAGCTTGATCACGAATACCTTCTATCTTACTAATATCATCACTTAGTTTATATTCGGTATCGTCTTTAATCATGCTTACTTCTTTCCCAAGTTGTAAGTCATCGTCTACCTTATCTATCTTACTAACAACTTTACTAAGCTCTGCGTCTTTATGGTTATTTACTTCTACCTTACTAACATGCTTACTCAGGGTTGCACTCTTACGTTTTCCTCCTAAGATCCTCTCAAGATTCTTACTAAGTGCATTATCTATTGTTCCCGAGTTTATTACCTTTTCTACTTCCTTACTTAATACAGGTTCTTTATTACCATCTCCAATCTTCTCGACTAGACTACTTAATGTTTGAACCCTCTCATCACTAATTGTTTCTACTGTCTTACTAAGTTCATTCTCTCTCAGGTCATTTAGTCTTTCTACTTCCTTACTAAGTGATTGTTCTCTTGTGTCTTGAATTTTCTCAACATCCCTGCTAAGTTCATTCTCTCTATTATCTTTTATAGTATCAATCTCAGTACTAAGTGTTGTTTCCCTTGGGTCATCTATTTTCTCAACAGTCCTACTAAGCTCTTTCTCCTCAACACCTTCTATCTTACTTACTTCCTTACTGAGATCAACTTTCTTTTCGCTACCCCCTACTTCGATAACTGAATTAGATAGGGCTACATTCTCGTTTGACTCTATCTTCTCTACCTTATCTGATAGTGGTACTTCGTTCTTTAATTGTCCATTGAAACCTATGACACCAATTTTATCTTTTTCTAAGCTAGTATTTTCCTCATATTCTGTCCTAAGTTTTCTAAGATACTTACTTAGGGCTGAGATTTCTTCTGGCTTAGTAAATTGTTCACAGGATCCAGGAACTTTATTATCTTTTCTTATTTCCTCATCCATAGTTTTTACATGTCTAGTGTTTCAATAATACTCATCAACGTATAGGAGAATAGTGTATCACCTGTTTCACTATAACCCTGTTTAAGTGTTATTTTGAATCTATATGTTCTCTTGTCTCTGGTGTATTGTAGTTCATCACCAACTTCTAGAGATCCATCATTAGTAATAGCCTCAACACTATCCCTATTTCTATTCCATACGTCTTTCATGTCGTTCTGATTAATAATGAGTGTTGTTGTAAACTCATCATAATCATTCTCAAGTGTACTATCAGAGGAATATGATCCACCAAATACATTCTTCCACTTACTATTTTCTTTAGGTCTTAGTACTATGAACTTTGTACCTAACATTGCTAGTTGTGCTTTTATTGTCTTTAGTGTAGCTTTGTAGAATTTATTACTCCTCTCTACACTCCTTGATGCCATATTCTCTGCCATACTTTTACAATATATTATCTAAGATAGTACAATAACCTTCTTCATCAACAATATACTCAACTAGTTTAATATACTGCTGAATTGTTAAGTTGTCTGATAGCTTCATAACAAAAATATTTCTATCTAGACTTGTACTGCACCTATTGAACTTAGACAGTTTCCTAATGAAGTCTTCTATCTTAATCTGACTATATTCCAAGTCCATAGGTATATAGATTTTTATGTTCTTAATATCTCCTGTTATACTGATTGAGTCTTTTGGTATTTTCTGACTTACTTCAAAATCTTCTACTCCATCAGACTCAAGCTTTTTCTTAATTTCTTCTATCATTTTATTGAAGATTGAAAAATTCTTTAGCCTAAAACTAACCATAACTGTTAGAATTTATTATTAAATACATTAGGAGTTAATCCCAATGACATAATCTTCTTTAGGATCGTTGCAAACTCATTTTCATTTCTGATTGCATACGTATAGAGTGATACATTATTTAGCTTAGACTTATTGATCACATTCTTCCAGTGATTATATACGCCACCTATTGCCTTATCCTCTTTACTATTATGTACTGCTGATATCATGAAAATACCAGATGCAATAGACATTTGAACGGGCGCTTTATTATCACCCTCTGAGAAATGATGTCCCTCAATGTAATAATTCTTCTTCAATACATTAAGGAGGAACTTATTATTTAACATTCCTCTAGTTGGTGTAATACCTAGTTTTCCCAATGTATCTGCTCCTAGCCCATTAATTGCTAAATCCATACCAGACATAATCACATCAGGAATAGACTTAAGTGGGCTCTTAATGTATGTAAGTGCCTTAGATAATCCACCACCAATCACCTTAACTGCATCATACTTAGAAATACTAGCATTCTCTGAGAAATTCCTATCTTCCTCGTCTCCACATGCCTCAGTAATTCTTCCCGTCACTATTGCATTGTTATCGAGGAGATTAATCTTAGTGCCCAGTGTATTACTCAGTTCCATCATAAAATCACAAACTGACATGTAGTTCGTAAATTTAATATTAACTGAATATGAGTTTGCATTTAGGTTAATTACTTTTGCATCATACTCCATACCAAAGAATTTTCTACAGTATAAATCGAGTACCTTATTAACCTTATCTAAATCTTCCTTGCTAAGACCAAAGGTATACATAATTACTTGGTTGTCGTGGATAGTAAATGTAATCTTATAGGCAGTTACGTTTCTATCATTGAAGCTAAATTTCTCCTCAATCTTAGCTCTCTTATCTACGTTCTCACCGACTACAATACCAGCCACTTGATATACACCAAACTGACGTCGTATACCTCTATCTACTTCTTGATACTTGATACTTGACATTGGCTTGTGGAAGTAATTTAGTAGGAGCTTTGTTGCAATACCTCCTAAAGTTCCCCACTTAGCACCAGTCAAAGCACCACCAAGTACTGTATTGTCATCCATCAATCCTCCAGTTACTGCACCGATACCAGCTCCAATGCCAGCACCCTTACCTACTGTTTCTAAGACACCTGGTAATCTATCAAGTGTTTTAGGTCCTGTATAGTGCCCCTCTTGGATTGAAAATTTCTTGTTTCTAAATTTAATCATATACTACTTAGAGCGGAATAATATTATGTGCGTTTGCTGCTAGATCTCCGAAAGTTAGTTTACTTCTATCAAGCCTCTGTGCAAACTTAGACTTTCCATATTTTTCTGCAGTTCTCTCCAACTTTGGTATTACCTTCTTTGGAATTAATGGGTGATCCTTAACATAAGCAAGGACTGGTGTTCCCCAAGGAGCTGCTATAGCTGCACCTGCTGGTCCTCCCATTGCAATACCCATAGGGGTAGAAGCCTCACTTAATGCCGAAATGCCTACTACGTCAGGTCTCTTAATGGTAGCCTTAACTGCTTTGTTTGTTGCCATACCTACAGGAGTTGTTGCAATCTTATTTGGTGCTGCTTTGATATCCTTAACTGCCTGTACTGCATCCCTCTTTACCTGCATTGCTGTCTTAGGGTTAAATCCTTGCTTTACACCATAGCTAGGAGCTTTGCCAGTGAAAACTTGCTTCACTGCATTACCTGCCTTAAGACCTGCATTGTCTAGCTTTGTCATTCCTGCATTAGCTACCTTCTTAAAACCTGCCATAAGTTTTGTAGCCTTTGAATACTGCTTAGTTCTTAGTATAATCATAGTATTTATAATAAAAGTTCTCCATACCAACCAGACTGTAGTGAATAGTTATCACATCTACTACGAAGCTCCTGGTATGATGCATCTACGTTACTTAATACATCTACTGACATATTCGGTAATTGTAGAGATGCCTTAAGCTGTCTAATATAGTCTAGTAAGTGAACCATACACAGGTCCATAAAGAAGTTACCCCTTGCACCAGTCTCTACATCTAAGAAGAATATCGCCGAGTTTTCAGATTTCTCATTAAACGATTTCTTTGGTGTGAAGTCTGGAATAATTGGATAACTAGTGAGTCCTTTTAGGCATATAGTTGTCTGTGGTAGGTCATCTAAGAATACATACGGTTTTCTATAGTCCGTTACATATTGATAAGCGCCTGGACCTGGATAACTTGACGTACCTCCAAAACCCGCATATGTATTTCCTGAACTTCCTGCACCTACTCTCCACATTGGCATAGAGTTAAATACAAGGATAACTCTATTTAATGGTATAATACACTTAAGCCAGGATGTAAAGTTAGATTTTAATTCATAGTAACCATCACCAATTGAATCACATGGTATTAGTTGCTCTCTATCGACAGTACTTTCCCATATGAGAGGGGTAGTTAATTCAAACTCCCTTAGTGCTTTTTTAAATATCTCTAGCAATACTTCATCTGCACTAACGTAATCATTTATTCCAAGTAGTTCATCCAGACTGTGTATTCCTAGAAGTGTAGACCTAATAAATACTTTCTTCTTTAAGTCTGATAGTAATGTTTTATCTGCCATGCTCTTTTATATTATTTTGCCACACGATATTTTATAGTAGAGGGTAAGCAGGAAAACTCTACCTACCCTCACTACCTATGTAATTTTAAATATTTCCTTCAAATGGCATACCCATATCGTAAGCCTCATTATAAACCTCTACAAACTTGAGAGATCTTGGATAACGAACCTCTACTAAGACACGAACTTTATTCTGTCTTGCTAGTTCATCGTTGTTAATGCTAGCAATTGTGATCTGGTATGCATCAACAGTATAAGACATTGACAAGATCTCAGTACGGAAGAAGAAATCAAGTGCAGACTCCATATCAGAATAAAGTGTCTCACCAATTCGTCTACCAATAAACTGTCTCAAGATCTTAGGGAATGACTTACTGAGGCGGATGAACAGACGGCTATTTGCTTCATCAGACATAATATTATCTTCTGACTGCTTTGTATAATTGTCGTTCATGTTCCAAGCCTGTGACTGATTATTCCACATAACGGTATTAATCTTCTTGCTCAATAACAACTGACGTGTCTTCTTATTGAACTCTGTCACTGGCTTCTGATACTGTACTACACCATTTGTCTGACCGATAATTGGTGCAAACTCTCTATCAAGACCTCTATTTCTACCTACTGCCTCCCAATAAAGTGTACTAGGTGCTGCATAATACTTAAAGCCAACAGTACCTGAGTCTACATCCCAAGGTGCACTAACATAGAGCTTATAACTATCCTTACTTAACTTATTTGCTGAATTAGCAATGGCGAGGTAGTTTGTACTATTTACTGTACTTACTGGATAGAAGTAGTTCTCATTAATTGCCAAGTTAGCCATGTATGACTGAACAGCTGGTGATGTACAACCAAAGTCAGCAAGTCCCTCAGTCTGATAAACCTCATCAAGTGCAAGTCTATCAAATGCCTTCATAATATCTGAATCACTAACATTGAGAATAGAATACTTCTCAGGGTTAATGCCAAGATTTACATGAAGCTCTTCTGGATCTGCCTTATCGAGAGTAATACCCTTCTGATACTTGAAATACTTACCCTCAGACTCAGTACCAACCTTTGCGATATCACCTACCTTTGGCTTAACAATGTGCTCGTTAAGTGATACAAGTGAAGATTCGTCATAGTTAGCAGTGCCTGTTGTATCCATCTTAACCCAACCTGGCTCCGATGTAGTAACTGTGCACTTGTAGTATGTTACCTGACCACTTTCATTGAGCTTCGCATACTGACCATCTGTACCTTCTACTGCCTTGAGTGTAGTAAGATCTGTATACTCCTGTGCACTATCAGCTTCTATACCACTTGGGCTATACAACTGCCAGTCTCTTGTAGTAGTTGTCTTGTACTCATAGTAATCAACAGACTTCTTACCAACTACCGCTACATCACCAACACTTGCAGTAGCTGCCTTCATATCAAGCTTGCTATCGTATGCCTTAACCTTAGCAAGATCACCAGACTCAAGCTCATCCTTCTTAACTGGCATCCAACCTGTCTGCTTTGATTTAGGAAGATAGCCAAAGTAGTCAAGACCTAAGTCACTCAAGTCATCTGGTAATTGAAGTTGGATCATCTTAAGAGACTTATTCAACTCATCTACTGTTACATCACCACGACCAGCAATCTTACCAACGTTGAAATATACAGGTTCACCATTAACACTAGGATCAAGTACTGCTACCTCATAGAAGTCACGATCGAGTACTTCTGCCTTTGGTGAAACAGTTCCATTCTTAGTAAATGTATCAAGCACTGTTGTAAGTACTGTATAAGGAGAGTTACCACCACTATTTACATCTGCCTTACTGAGTTCCTTTGTAATTACTGCATCATGATTAAACCTGCGGATACGAACCTTAAGTGGTGTACTTGAATTATAGTTATTCACTGCATAATTCTTAGCTGGCTTAAATCCTGAGAATGCTGCACTATTCAGGTCCACAATCTTCTGTCCGGGATTTTCTGGCGTCCAATCCTTCTCGCAAACTACTACATACGCGAGACCATCCACGCCACGCTTATCGGACTTATCTAGGACCTCAACACCAACATAAACCTCATGGAATACAACACTTACTGCATCCTTAGGATCACTCGCTACTACCTCTGCCTTCTCATCCTCATAAAGTGTGTATGATGGGCTGAAGAAGATTGATGTATCGTTAAGGTATGATACAAGCTCCTTAAGATTCTGTACATAGTAGTCATATTGTGGTCCCTCATCGGTTGTTCTATTACCAAGTGAACCTACACCATTGATAGATACTGCCCAACCATCTGAATTATGATCTGCACTATCCTTATCAACATCTACTACCAACTTAAACTCTGGCACCTTCTTGAGCAATTGACCATCACGTACAATATAAACACTATTGTCGTCTTTTACGAGTGGTTTTGCGAAGAAGATATCACTAGCCTTACTTGCACGAACTAAGAGCAAGTTATTTGAACCAGCGAGACGATAAGCATTCAACCACATTGTCTCAGCCATTGTATGATCGTCTCCCTTATATAATTTATTAAGTGACTCTACATATCCCTTAGTTAAGTCCTGTGATGAATATGTAGCAATGAACTCTGCCTGGCTAGTAATCAACGTTGGTACTGATGGTCCTGCGTCTGATACAATAACACCACCAATAATCAAGTTTTCACCTGCCGTTGGATTTACTGAGGCAGTTCTAATTTTCTCATGAACTTTTACGTATGGTTCCTGAGTTTCTTTCCACTGTGCCATTAAATTTATTCTTATTTAATTAATTAACCAACCTCTACTAGATATACTGGATAACCTGCTTGTATAAATCCGTCCACTACTGACAGAACTGCATTTAGATTACTCCTAACATCTCGTACAGTTGATATCTGTATTTCGTTATATTTGTTAGATGCGAAATTTGTCGATACCTGAGCTGATGGAATCTTCTTACTTAATTTCTTACTTAAGTTTCTTAGTTCAGGGTCATCTGCTGTATTAACTAACATCTTAAAATCAGAACCATCAGAACTAATTACTAGACAAACCTTAGTACCGAGTAAGTTAGCCTTCTTTGGATCTCTGGTATAATCTTGATCCTCTCGATAACACTTCTTATTGAGCTCTCTTAGTATTGGTGCCATAAGTCTATTATCTGCACCCTTCCTATTGAAATGCTCATTCAACTGTCTAGCTGTTCCGACTAAGGCTCCAAGTGCTGCACCGATAATTGCACCAGCCCCAGCAAGCATCTTACCTTCTTTAAAGAAAGGGACTTTCTTGACACGTCCACTAGCTAATGCACCAGCTGTTGCACCAATACTTGCCCCCTTAATCGCATCATTAACAATATAATTACTAAAGTCTTTCTCTCTAAACTTAATCATATTGTTTAATTACTTTTTTAACCGCCGATACCTGGAGATACTGCTGCAGGACCTGCTGGACTAGCACCTGCTGCCTTCTTTGCCTTAGCTGCCTGACCCTTAACAGTAGTCTCATCAGGAAGACCTACTAAGTCCTCTGCATTGTATTCAGCTGAACGCTCACCCAATGCATTGATAGCAACTGGCATCATACCATCATCCAATACTGCTGATGTCAACTCATCATTAATTACTTTCTCTGCCATAATAATTTATTTTTAATATGTTAGTTATTTATCCTAAGATACTTTTTATCCTACTATATCTACCCTTCTGAGCAGGCTGTTGTACTGGTTGGGCTTGTATTGGTTGTACTTGCTTTATACCAGTATTTAACGTCCTCACTGAATTACTTGTTCTATTGAGCTGGGTAGTTAGTTTATTAAGTGCATCTAATTCTCTCTCTCGAATCTCTCTGTCACTCTTACTCTTCTTCTTATTGTTGTACGTATTGGCCACATTTAATGCAAGACCTGACGCACTAAGTACTAAGAATGGACTTTTTAGATTCTTTACTGTATTTGGATTCTTCTCAGCCCATGCGGAAGCTTTCTTCTTAACATTGTCAGATAGCTCACTTACACTGCTGTAGAGTCCTTGTCTAAATCTGATCATATACTATTAATAAGAATAACCCTCCCTCTGGGTCATATTAGTTTTCCAATCTGCTCTTTCTCTCCTAAGTGCCTGTCTCTTTGCATATTCAAGTCGCTGGTTATAGAATTCATTATCCTTTGCCTGCTTACTTCCCTTGTTATATGCCATTACACCTGCCGTTAGACCACCAATCATTGCGCCAGCCTTACCAAACTTAGCTGCACCTCGACCCATTGCTGATAATCTAGATACTTGTCGTCCAGCTGCATTAACACCAGGCTTGAATAGTCCCTTTGTTGCACCTATGACAGCACCAGCACCAAGACCAGCCGCAGCACCTGTCGCAGCTTGTTTTACAATTGGCGCATAACTATTGGTCTTTTTCTTTTCAGCGAGAATATCAGCATCTTTCATACGTTTGAGATTATCAGTATCATCCCAGACCGTATAATTTTTTCTTTTTAACTTATATACTGCCATCTTACTGTTGTTCTTGTTGACCTGCCTGTTGTTGTGCGAGTTGTGCTTTTCTATCTTGTGCATCTTGATATTTATATGCACCTGGGTCGAGTGTCTTACCTATCTTCTTAGTAAGTGCCTGACTACCATCCCAAGTTGCCTTTGTGAGACCTACACCAACACCAATTGCACCAAGATTAGCAGCTGTCTTATGATTTTGTATGAACTGGCCTACCTTAACTGCTGCATTATTCTGAGTACCTGTAATACCCTTGCCTAATGTACCACCCTTACCAAGTTCCTCAAGTCTCTTACCAAACTTCTGAACCTGCTTAGTACCCATCATACCGAAACTACCAACATTAGCTGCAAAACCTGACATTGTTTGTGCCGGATGTGCTTTGAACTTACTGAAATCCCACCATCCAGGCTTTAAGCTACTAGGTTTGAAATTCTTAACTGCACTAGTCACTTTACCAATGAAACCTGGATTAACTGCTGCATACGCTTTCTGTTGTGGAGCCTGTGGTTGTTCCTGTTGTGTTGCTGCAATTTGGTCATTCATCTGTTTCTTATCAGACATATAACCCATTACTGCTGGAACTGTTGTAAAACCTCCGGCCATAACCCAAGTAGATTTCTTCTTCAAGTTATTACCGACCATCTTACCAAAGGATTTTCCCATTGTTGATATTCCACTCAATGCTGAATATGCCTTCTGTTGCTGTCCAGTCTGTACTAAGTTTCCGTTCTCGTCTGTATCAAGGCCATTTTTCTTCATATTATGCTGAATGAATTTACCTCCTGCATAACCAGCAACTCCCATAGTAAGACCAGTTGCAACATTACCTGCCATGCTCTTACCAAACGTTACACCACCAGCCTTACCTACATTACTTGCAAGTCCAGCTGCCTCTTTACCGAAACTAGTAATAGCACCTTTAGCTTTCGCAATATTTCTAAGAGTACCGACAGAAAATCCAAATTCTTTCTGCTTTTGGTCTAAACTACTCGCTGCTGCCATTGCTTGTTCTGGATTACTCTTCGCACGTTCTGCAATACGATCAAGCTTTCTATTTTGCTCTTTCAATAATTCGTCGTGCTTTTCCATTTGTTCTGCTTGTGCCTCTGCTTGTTCTTTCATCTGTTCACTCTGATCACTACTTTGTTTCAAACCAAGTAATGTAGAACCAACAGTAAGAGCAGCACCAGCCCAAAACTCTTTCTGCCTATATTGAATCATCTTACAGTCCTCCTAATATTATTAAGACTGCATTGAATCACTAGCAGATTTAAGACCTTTACCCAAACCTCTTGTAGCAGCGGCACCAATACCTGCTCCTACTAACCAACCAAGAGGACCACTTGCTGCACCTGCCAATCCACCTAAGCTAGATAGACCTTGACCAATTGCTGAGCCTAATGTTGCACCACCAGCTAATCCACCGGCAATAGCAGCAGGTTTTGAATCAAGTGCCTTACCAACACCACCTGCAATACCACCTACTGTATTCTGTGCGCCTTCTGCCCATCCAAATGTTTTTCTTTTTATCTTATATGTTGCCATAATTAGTCGTCCTTTAAATTATTCCATCCTAACCCTCTATTTAGTTCGCTCTGCATTTCTCTTAGCTCTGCCCTAATATCATCAGTCCTATGAAGTTCCCTCTGACTAGTTTTCATCCTTCCTAGTCTGTTGAGGTCCATATCATATTTTCTGTTTCGTTTAAATCCGATAGAGGGCGCATTTGTATTAATGATATTAGAGAAACGTTTTATTATCATCATGCGTCTAATAGATAAATCTTATAGTTTAATCCGAAAGGTAGTATATTAAGGGCATCGATAGCGGAATCAATACTTGGGAACTCTAGGACAAGACTTCTACTAGGTTTGTCATATTTAATCGCATCACCTAATAATTCCTGTACTTGATATTTTAGGTTGAAGTCTGGACTGAATGAGCTATTGATAAACTCACCGCCCTTGTTTCCTCCGTTATTATTGTTATTGTTCTGCTGTCCGTTATTGTTATTTGGTTGCCCGTAATTATTGAAACCACCTCCCTGTTGCTGTTGTGGCTTATTACCTCCGTTACGATTCTTATTCTTACTAAATAGCTTCACCCTGTCGTTGTTGTCAGAAAAAATCTTCTTACTTAGGGAGAGACTAATATTACCAAGTCGTCTGTCGTATACTTTTGGAGATAATCTAACGTCATCTGGTAATTTAGCTTTTGCACCAATCTTAAGGTACATACGATACTTATCCTTGTTGAAGAATGAAGTACTAATTACAAAACGTTCGATTACTATATTATTACCTCTCAGGATTGGAATTAATGCGCTCGAATTAATTGTTGGAAACTTATTACGATCTCCATTTGTTCTCTTCATTAATTCAACATAAAGAGTCCGCATTGCATCATATTCTGAGAAGTTCTTCTGTCTAAAATTTATCATCCTACTTACTTAACTATTGATAAATTATACTTAACACCCAATATTTCTATAATGTCTAATGCAATACCTAAGTGACTTGTCTCTCCAGTTACTGTCCTTTCTTTTGGATCTGTATCTGTGATTTTCATGTTGAAGTAATTCGGGTCGCCAATTAGTTTTCGAGTATATGGGTAAAACTCCTTGTCTTTTACTGTAATCTGATAAGAACCTTTATCTGTTTTTATAAAAGACATCAATACCATAGACTTAGAATTAACCTTACTTACCTTGTCGGCATCTTTCTTAGAGATTAGGTTGAAGTCTACATTCTTTTCCTCTAGATGATTGATTGCTTCATCAACTGCATCCGATTCGAGGAACTTACTTCTGAACTTTATCATCTTGTTTTATTGTTTTTTCTTCTTCTACAGACGTCTTCTTATTTCTGTCCTTATCTTCTGTTCTTAGTATTGTATTGATCTCCTCTAAGAAACCAAATCTAGTATCTAAGACTTCATAGTAAGACAGGTCACATCTAAACTGACACTGAAACGCAAAATTAGAGTTATCGTCTGGTTGATAGATATGGTTAAAATCCTCTGTTATCGAGCTCCACTTAACGGCAGCTGTAAAAGGATCTCCATATTTATCTAAGGTAGTGAACTCAACGAAATTAGTAAGCAATAATACATCACTATACTTATTTTTAAAATCATGATACAGTACCATATCTGTTGTGTGAAAAACAAATTCGACTGGCTGTTTATGACTCATGATATTTCTTTCTAGGTCTCCACGTTTAGGATGAGAATAGTTAGTAGGAGTCTGATTAAATTGATAAGTTATGTAAGAAGATTTAGTAAGTGTCTTCTCCTTATTCAACCTTACTAGCTCTACCCCATAATCATCAAGTATTCTCCTAATCTCAAGCAGAAATTTATCTTGATAGTCAATCTCACGTATCAAGTAATCATTATACCTCTTTCTCAGCGTGTAGATAGTATTATTCGTTGACTCTACCTCAGTGTTTCCATCACCTATTAATAATTTTGGGAAGTTATAGATCTTATAATTTTTAACCTTAGGTCCCACAGGTCTTAAATAAAGAAGTTGACCTGAATAGAATAGGTAATTTATAAACTCTTCGTTCTTGTAATCAGCCTTAGATACTACAAAAACTGTATTCTTATAATTTTGTACAACCCTAGACTCTGTATCGTCTGCAATCACAATATTAATAATGTGAGGGTCATACGTAAGTCTCTCCAATCGTAGCCCATTTAGTGTAATAGTAGGGTGAGAAAATCTACTAGGCTTACTCATTGGTGTCATTACTAAGTTTCCATTACCAACTAAGGGCAAGCCGAGTGAATTAGATAAGGATTTCGCAGAGCTACCTGGAGAGTATGTTAGTGTAAGTGTTGAGGTATTTTCATTTTCTAAGACTGTATCATACTTGCCTTGTACTACTTGAAAATACCTACACTTATCTGTTGTAATGCGAAGACCGTTGTAGATTATTTCATTTCTCATAGTCTACCTACTAGAATTTAGTTAGCTACTTGTTGTGGTTGTTGTTTCTTACCACCAAATAAACCTTTTGCAAGAAGTGCAGTACCAGCAACACCAGCACCTACCATACCGGCCTTACCCATCTTACCTGCATTATTCCAAGTATTCATCATACCCTGCTTGAGACCTACTGACTTGATACCTTCCTGTACACCTTTCTGATAACCCTTCTGTGTAGCTCCCTGTGCAATCTGACCTACTTCCTTCTGAAATACATTACCGACATCCTTACGAGCTGCTCGAGCTGCTACCTTCTGTGCTTCAGCGGCTGCATTTTTTGCTTTTTCCTTAGCTACGTTTTCAGCAAGTGATCCCTGTAGTTTACCAGCCTTTTTGAGCTCATACATTTTCTTCAGCTCTTCAGAAAAGGTCTTCCTAGTTAACTTATAAATTGCCATGATATTATTCTTTAATAACCAGCTCCATTTTCATTTCCCATTTCTCCGGTCAATGCATCTTTTGAAGCCCCTAAATACTTAGCACCACCATAAGCTGCGCCTGCTGCTGCAATACCGCCACCAATGATAGCTGTCTTACCTATTCCTGTACCCCAGGTCTTCTTAGCAAGTGTTCCTATTGCATTACCAAGGCCAAAACTTTTACGTCTTAATCTGTACTTTGCCATATAACCTGTACTGTGTTTAAAAATAATACAGCCCCAGCTAAGAGATTAATCCTAGCGGCACTGTAAGTTGTAAAAAGTAGAAGGAGAAAACCATGTCCTTTATTGTAACATGAGAATTCCCCTTCACTTAATATCTAATTAAATCCTATTATACTTAAGGGAAAATTATATTCCTAGGATTAGAAACCAAACTTGAAGCTTACCTTCTGAACGAGCTCAGGTGCCAAGTAACGTACACCCTCCTGATAGTAAATACCACTAGCCATCTGAGTTGGGTTGTTGTAGTTACCGATAGTTGGAGTATCAGTCAATGGCATGTAGATACCACGTGCAAGAGGAGCCATCTGACCGTCCTGTGTCTTGTGGATAGCATAGAATGTACCCTCACCAGCCTTCTCCTGAATATCAGTAGAACGAAGTACAGGCACACCATCATACCAACCAAGAAGGTCACTGATGTATGTCATCTTAGTGTTGCGCTCGAACTTACCGATAACGCCACCCTTCTGGAACTGGTTAGCTGCCTGGTTACCTGCGATGTAAGCAGTAGTAGTAACACCCTTAACAGCCTTAGTTGCGAGTGCAGACTCAACGTTGATCAAGTATGCATCGAACAAGTCAACACGTGAACGATAGTCCATGAACTTAGATGCGAGAGATGCAGGTGCGTTAGAGAGATCAAGATCATCCATTACGTTACCAGCATAACCCTTCTCGAGTGTGCTAACCAACTTGAAGTTGATAGTCTTTGTATAAAGCTCACGAAGCTTTGTGAACAAGAAAGTAGCCATATCTGAACCAGTTGCCTTCTTCATTGCACCAAGAGCTGCGATATTATACTCAGCAACCAACATATCAGGTACAGTGTTCAAAGCAATCTGCTGCATCTTAGCGATGAAACGCTTGTCATTTGCATGTGCATTAGATGCGCCGTTTGTGCAGCTAGGAGTACCAGTTGTATCCTCCTTACCTACGATAGTAATGCTACCATTTGCAGGAACAGCAGTAGTCAACTCGAAGTCAATCTTACCATTGAGGTAGTTAACAGTACCAGTCTTAAGTACACCAGCAACTGCCATGAAGCTACCCTGACCATTATCGATCAACTCGTACTTCTTACCTGTGCCATCCTCAACCTTAACACGTACAGTACCTGGAATCAACTTACGACCTACGAGTGGAGAGTAAGCAGCGGTACCTGCATTAACTGTAACTGGAAGCTCGAAGCCGCCCATTACCTGTACATCCTGATACTGATCTGGACCAAGGTTAGGAAGAACTGAACGAAGATCTGTAACTCCCAGAACATCAAACCAATAGAACAAGCCGTTTGGCTGATCGAAGTCACGCTCGATTGACATATAACCTGCAAAAGAGCTTACGTAAGAAGCTACTGATGCGTTGAAATACTGTGTTGACAAGAGTGGAGTCTCAGAATAACCAGAGAAGGTCTTCTGAAGGAGGTTTGCGTTATTACCACCCAAACCAAATACGTCCATCATTTCCTCATTACGAGAAAACATCTTTGCATACTCATTACCACGAAGACGAGCGTCCTCTGCTGAAACTGAACTTGCGCGAAGGGCATCCATCATTGCAGAATTGCCCAAAATCTGTGAATAGTTATTCATATGTTATAAATTAATTTATATTACTTGTTTGTATATTATTTATTGCTGAGCCAAGATACAAGTGTATCATTCTCGCTAAATGTCTTCTCTGAGAACTGTGCCTCTACGATCTCAGGTTCTGCGTCTGGTGCAGGTGCTGCCTTAGCCTCCATAATCTGAGCTGATGCCTCTGCTGCTGCTGCCTTAATAGACTCAACTGCTGCAAGTGCCTTATCCTCAATATTCTCTACTGTTGGAACTGCATTTGGATCTGCTACCTGTGCATTAGGATCAACTACTTGTGCGTTTGGATCTGCTGCAACTGCATTAGGATCTACCGCTACTGGAGCCTGTACTGGTGCTGCTACTGGAGCTGTTGCTGGAACTACTGCCTCTGCAAAGAACTTGTCAAGAGTAGAGAACTTCTTCTCATGCTCATCTGCCTTCTCTGCTTCCTCAATCAATGTCTCAGCCTCATCTTCTGTAAGTGGTGTAACATCCATCGTCTCACCATCCTCATTGATGATAGCCTTGGTGAACTCACCATCCTCATTCTTATCCTCAACAACTGCAACTGTATCACTGATTGGAGTAATAACCTCATTGTCAGTTTCTACTGTATCACCAGACTCAAGTGCTTTCTCTACATCATCCTGATCAGCCTCCTCTGAGAACAATCTCTCCATATAAGAAGTCATAGGCTCATGCTCTGAGAAGAACTTTGTCTCTGCCTCATTAGTGTAAACATCTGAGAACTGCTTTTCATCCTCATCACCGATAAGATTCTCTGCCTCATCGTCTGACAGTGGGTGAACGTTCATAGTCTCATCGTCTACTGCAACTACCTTAGTAAACTCGCCATTACCCTTATCCTCAACTACTGCTGTGTCATCGCTGATTGGAGTGATAATCTCACCCTCAGTCTCGATCTGCTCACCTGATTCAATAGCTGCCTCAATTGGACACTGGCTCTCACCATCTTCCTCTGAGAATAAACGTACCATGAACTCAGTCATTGGCTCATCCTCTGAGAAGAACTTTGTTTCTGCTTCGTCAGAATAAATGTCAGAATACTCCTTCTGCTCCTCATCATCATCGTCATCATCAGCCTCATCCATAAGGGCCTCTGCTTCATCCTCTGTAAGTGGAGTTACATCCATAGTATCCTCTTCATCATCAATAATAGCCTTAGAGAACTCGCCATTTGTCTTATCCTCAATTACTGCAACATCGTCACTAATTGGAGTAATAATCTCATTCTCTGTCTCAACTACATCGTCTGACTCAAGTGCCTTCTCTACATCATCCTGGTCTGCTTCCTCAGAGAACAATCTCTCCATGTAAGCTGTCATTGGTTCAGATTCAGAGAAGAACTTAGTTTCTGCCTCATTTGAATAGATATCAGAATACTCTCTTTCCTCTTCACCTTCGAAGTCGTCATCATCATTGTCTGACTCTACTTCGATAAGATCCTCACCACCAAGAACTGCCTGTGCATCCTCTGCATCCATCTTCTCAAGCTGCATATCTACACCCTGTACTGATGCAAGAGTATGACCACCTGCTACATCTGAGATAATTGCGTTCTGTGCATCAATAGGAGTAATAACGCCATCTTCAAACTCTACTGGATCACCTGAATGGATTGCCTCCTCTACAAGATCCTGAGTGTGTGCGATACCTGCTGATGCCTCTGAGAACATACGGCACATCATTTCATTGTCATCTGAGTAGTACCTAGTTGTAAATACTGGTGCACCTACATACTCGCTGTACTCTCTTTCCTCTACTGGCTCTTCAACCTCACCTTGACCACATGCTGGATTTGCACCAAGACTGTTAAGGAGCTGAATTGCATAGGTACGTGCGTCTTCCTGATTATCGAAAATCTCTACTGACTGTACACCATCCTCCTCGAGCTGTGCCTTCAATTCCTCAGCACTCTCCTCTGAATACTCCTGTGCGTCTACAATGATATGATCAAATGGCTGAACACCTACTACAAAGAGTGGCATGAAATCGCTGTAGTTACGAGTCTCAACGTTTCTGTCAAGCTCCTCTACTTCCATTTCATCGTCGTCCATAGTTACCTTTGCCTGGTCACCAGTTGTCTCATTAGTAACAACAACTGTATTATCCTCATCTGGCAACTTCTCAATCTTAAGATCACCTACCTTAGCTGTCTCCTCACTCTCAATTACCTCTGAGAAAAGACGCTCACAGTACTCTTGATCGCTGAAAATACGAAGAACTGCCTGATTGTCTGTGAATACTGAAAATTCCTTCTCATCACAGTCACCGTCCATACAAGGGCCCTGCTTTGCAAGATCCTCAACAAGACGCTCATTACCAGCCTCAGGATTTAAACCGCCATCCTCTGCTTCTGGGTTAATGACACCCCCATTTACGTGATTCTCTACTTTCTCATCTGGTGCGCCAACCTGATTACCTGGGTGAACTCCATCTGCAGACGGGTGGACAAATTTTTCCAACTGACCATCCGGAACAGCGACGAGATCATAAGTATCAGCTTCGTCAGCAGCCTCCTGTGCTAAAGTAACCTCACCATTCTCTTTGTCAGTGATAGCAACATTACCATCACCTACATTTCTATACTCTACTTCTTCAGTATCAACAACACCATTCTCCTTTGCGGACTTGATATCGTTATCTACCTGCTTAGCCAATTCCTCATCTGTATTTGAGAACATGACTTCCATAAATCTAGTCTTCTTCATTTATGTATTTTTTAATTATTTCTTAATCGTAACCTGACTGCCATCTAAGAAAATAACATCCCTAGAAATAAGCTGATCAATAATATCCTCTGGTGCATCTGGGTATCTATTTCTTAAGATATCCATGAACTGCTTAATACCCATACTCTGATTAGCATATTCTAATTTCAAGTCTGGGACAATACTAGAATCGCTTACCCAATCTGAACAGCAATCCTCACTGAAATGTAATTCCCTAGGTGTAATGTCATGTGCCTTCTTAAGAATCATAATACCTTTTTCTGGCAACATTCTACGATCATCAAGTCTATCAATTAGGTCAGACTTAAACTCTCTATCACCACCGACTACATCCTCATCAAGATCAAGAACCTTAGTAACCTGAATAATCAACTTACTAAATAATCTCTCTTGTTCAAATGCAGTAGGACTAATTACTACATCATTATCAACAATACTAGCAAAGCCCTTCTCAAGCATATCATCTGCCTTATTACTGAAGGTCTTTTCGAAAATATCCTTAGTGACTGTCTTTCCACTAAACTCTTTCAGCTTAGTTTCAAACTCATTAAGACTGTCCTCATGTTTTTCTGTTTCTGGATTCAACTTCTCCTTGAACAGCTTTAAGTTAAATCTACGTCCACCACAATTAGGACAAAGGATCTGACTTACGTTCTCAGCAGTCTCCATTACATGACCACAATCTCTACATACTACTTGGCGGAGAGTCATACCACCTTCATTATATTCCTCACTGAACAACTTACGTCTCTGAGAAAATAACTTCATCCTAGCCATTACTCTTCTCCTCCTTCTTCTTCTTCATTTTCTAGCTCTGCAGGTACTGGATTAGAACCGAATACCTCATCAATCATAGACTTGGCAAATTCAGTGTAAGCCTCTTGTATCTTCTTCAGACGCATTGGACTAACTTTACCTGTCTTGCTCATTTCCTGCATTGCTAATCTATATGGCATCTGTAATTTCTGTGCTGCTACTCTTACTGATTTACCTAGAGAGCTTGCACCAATTAACGTAGATACCTGTTTTCCTGATACTACTTCTGGTGTAATGTTCTTAAAAATATCAAGCACGTCAGACATAAATAGAGACTTCATAATCTTAAGTGTCTCTGGGTCAATCTTCTCTAGACCACCTGACTGCCTTACTAATTGTTTGTACTCTAAGAATAATCTCCTAAATCTCATACGGGGACTAAACTTCGCATATCTAACACGTTCCTTGAGAGTACTAATTGAAAATTCCTTCTGCTCTTCCTTGAATACACCAGAATAAGGAGAATCATTACTAATCTCTACAGCTACATTACCAGAGCTGAACTGTTTTGCCTTAAGCGTAGTGAAGTGATTGCTAATTTTTGAACTCTTTGGTAGCTTAGTGTCTCCAAATACTGAAAGATCTGAAAACTCCTTAACAAATAACTTAGTACTACCCTCACTAGTATCTGAAAATGTCTTTGTACTAGTGTCTGAATGATCTACTACTTCTACTACTGATGCATCCGCCCAACTTGGATTCATAGTTACATCAAAACCCTTCAGAGATACTAATTTCTTAAGTGTATCATGGGAGTTCTGATTATCCCAATAACCAAGAATTACCGCTGACACACCTGGTAATATTGAATTAGATATCATACCCTTCAGACGCCTAATATTCTGAATTGCTTGATCATCCATTCCTTCCTCTGATAGGATAGTAGCTGTACAATATACCCACTGATCACTATCTTCTATCCAGATACGATCAATATAGTGAGTAGGAGATGCAACACCAACTAACATAAGCTGGTCATCCTTACCTGCCGTCTTACTTGCAACACTAGCATTATACTTGTTCTGCGCTGCCCAGTTACGTACTAGGTGAGTGAGAGAACCTAACATTCTCTTCTTTGCAATGTCCTCCTTGTACTTATCACTAGCTAAATACTCTTCAACCACACGGCGCGGAATTATACTAGAATCGCTTGCTGGTATACCGCCCACTGAAAATAATTTAACTTTAATCTGCATTATATTTATATTATTTAATTTATCTCATAACCTGCTGGGGTGTTACCTGGAGTAGGCTCTGCAATTAACATAAGAGACTTAACAATACCTGCACTATCTGAGTCTATTACTTTTAGTTCTACTGTAATACCATTCATATAACAGGTTAGATATTTATCTTGTCCCTTTGCTTTTATTAGAACGTATGAACTATCCAATGAGTTATGTAATATCTCCCACTCAAATACTTCATCTACCATCCCAACAGTACCATTTCCTAAGATAGCTAAGTTTTGATCACCTACCATAAATCTAGCACCATACGAACTACCTAGGAGCCTATTAAATATAGTAAAGATATCCGCATTATCAACTCCAAAATGTTCTGAAAAGTAATATTCACCTTTTGGAAGATACTCACTATTCTTAATACCTACTACTACCTTCTTAGTTGTCTCCTTTATGGTGTCTGTATTATATGTGTATTCTGTGAAGGGTCGTTCCTGTGTTAACTTAGCAGGATCACCCACCAACTGTAATCTTTCCTCGCTAAATACTAAGACGCCTTCCTCGTTGCAGATATTATACACAACAGCAACTTTCTTTTCGTCTTCTTCTTTGCGAGGTGTATCAGGAGTTGGATTTTTCTTCCTGCTACACTTACACAGGTCTAGTCTGAGTAATTCTAAGTCCTTCCAAACGTACTCACCATCAAGACCATCAAGACCTATAATAGTCACTAGCTTACCTGTATCAATGTCAAGCCTAAAACGAACAGACTTAATCCGATACTCACTAGAACTATCAACGCTAAATAATCCACTACTAACACTACTAGACTTAACCCTGACAATAGCACCAATTAAGTCATCATAGCCCCACACACCTGCAGGACTAGTAAGGTGAATTCCATCTGTTCTAAATCTACTCATACTATATAATTTTAGTTTTCCCAGCCTAATCGAATAGTAGAATCCATATTTCAAATTCACTGGGAAATAATCATTACTTACTAAGGCGCTCTTCTAACTCCCTGCGCTTCTTAAGTCGAGTGCGTGTATTCATACTGCTAGCTAGTCTATTTAGGCCTACCATAGTGCCAGCTGTTGCCAAACCTGTGGCAACTCCAGCCGCAGTACCAGCATTCTTGTTTCTGAGTACTTTCTTTGCAAACTTATTCAGTCCTTCTTTCTTAAGATTCTCGTCTGCAAGTTTCTGAAGTTTTGCTAAGTTTCTCTTATTACTTAGTGAATCTTTTACTGATTTGCCCAAAGCTGTACCAACTATAGAACCTTCAATTGCACCTGATATTGTGCTCGCTTTCTTAGCCCTCCTTAGAATTTCCTCATCACTTGCACCCTCTTCATCTGCTTTATGTGCCGCACGTCTACCAAAGTAAGTACCTTGTGCTCCAAAAGTAGGATTCTTTACTTTAGATAGAGGTGTTCTCTCTACATCTCCATCAGAGTAGAATCTAATTCTCTTTACAATCATATTATTTTATTTATTATCTTGTTTCGTTAGGCCTGCTACTATTCTTAATTATATCTAGTAGTTCCTGCCTTTGTCTTTCTTTTCTTTTCTTACCTAGTAGAATTCTTAGTGGACCTGTAATGCTTGTAATTCTAGATCTAGCTTTTCTACTAGCTTCATTGACGATTGGTATTTTCCCAATCTTTTCATCCACCTGCTCGATTGGATCTACTGCACCAACTATGACACTACTATAATCAATACCGCTAGTTGGTACATATCCTGAAAAATTCTTCCTCCTTCGTATGATCATAGTATAGTTAAGTTTTATTCAGTTTCTTTTAATGGGTTATACCTATCTTGATTTTCTAGCATGTCTTCTTGATTCTCGACCTTACTAGTAAACCTTTTCTCTTTTAATTCGTCCATGTGTCTTACTTTTTAGGCATTGATACAGGAGGTGCAGTTTTCGCTTTATTCTTATAGAGACTTGTATTATCTGGCTTCTGGTTTGTATTTTCCTGCTGCCTAATTCTAATACGGTCTTTATTATCTGAGATTTCTTTTTCATTCTCAGACCTTTGTAATTGTGTAAGCTGCCTATTCTTCTGCATCTGTTCTTTAATACGCATCTGTTGTCTCTGATGATTCATTTGGAGTTGTTGTCTCTGTAGTCTCATCCTTTCAATCTGCATATCTCTGGCTGACACTTCTTGACTCTTTGCCTCTGCCCCTTGCTCTGGTAATTCTTGTCCAGACTTATTTTTCTCTGGATCAACAATATCACCTGGTTCTGGAGCTGCATAGTACTTACTCCTTAGTAGAATCATCTTTCCCTGACTTTTTCTGATTATATAGTGCAGCACCAAGTGTAAGTGCTCCTGCTACCGCCGCCAAGCTACCCGTCTTTTTTGCACTACCTACTTGCTTATCAGTCGGCAGTCTTTCTAGGTATCTCTTAATAGACTTATCGCTAAGTTTTGGGTGAAGCTTCTTAATTTCTTCTACTGTCATCTTACCGTACTTTTTCTTAGCACCGCCGATTAAAGTAGCAAGTCCAGCAGTAGTACCACCCATACCCATTAAACTAATACCTGCCGCCTTAGCAAGTTTTGTTTTCTTCCTGTTCTCTTCTTCCTTCTTAGCTACATCACTTTCGTCAGTAGCAGAATATTGTTTTCTTAGTATTATCATGTTCCTTCTTCCGTTGGTGTTTCTAAGATACTTGGATCCATACCTTGCTGTTCCAACATATTAGATAGCTTTGCCTGTGAATATGCTGTGTACTTATTGATTGTATCTTCTGTTATGAGAGGCTCTGTATTTGGGTCAATGTCCTTAATGAGTCCCTGTATATAACTGAGATAAGCCTTTGTATCAATAAGAGGTGCTGATCCTTCTAATGTTTGGAGTGCGTTAGTGACAATACCTGTAATACCATTCACAAGTCCGCCAATACTCTCACTCTGATTTATTTGATTATTATACTCAACGCTAGTCTTTTCGCTAATATGGAGCTGAATTCTACTTGGGTCGATCTCCTCATGATATACCGTTTCATATATCTTAGCAGCTAACCTAGTAACTGATTCTTTAATACCTGTCATAAAACCAGTCACCCTACTATTAGCTCTCTCACTCTGTTGTAGGATCTGCCACTTACTACCACTCGTACTATCCAAGATTGTTGCTGGGATACCGAGAGGACTAAGTACATTACTCCTACAGTTATCAAGGTTCTGCATAAGATCTAGTAGTTTATCACTGAGTTTATCTAGTGGCAACATACTATTCTTATTACCAATTGTTGAGTTATAGTCTGGTAAAAACTTAGCTGATTGACTGAGTGTATTTTCCAAGAAAGACACCGCATCAAATTGACTTGTTAAGAATGATGCTAGCTCATTTGTATTATTAGCCAGCTTAGTAGTTCTTGCACAAATCTCATTGGCTGTCTCAAGTGGAGTCTGCTTATCAAATTGCAGTAAGAAAATCTGAATACTTGATATATCCCTCAATGAAATAAGTGATACAAGTAGCTCTTTGATAACCAATTCTTTCACCTTTAAGATAGATGAATAGAATAATGGCTCCCCTGCTAAGTATGAACAAGTCTTAAGTACCTTCTCTATATTATCCTTACCGCTCGTCTTTCCAAAACTAGGCTTTATTGTGTGATTTTTATTTTCCCAAGATTCATCAAGGTCATTTTCAAGGCGTAAGTTAATAGAGCCTAACATAAATGCACTCTCTGATGGAATTTCATAGAGCTTATTATCAGAACCCCTAGTAATATAAGAATCCACTGTATCACCTGTCTTGTCTTTCTTCTTCTTGAGCACTACACTAACTGGATCATTAATCTCCTCAAATCTAAACTTAAGGTGACCAAGTTCGTCCTTAGTATTCATCAACATACTAGTATAGGACCCGTGAAATACAACATCCTTAACATGACTCCTTATGTAATCATAGATCTTTAAGTCATTGATTAGTACTTCATTTATCTTCTCAGTCTTAAACTCGTCTGCTGCCTCATTATTTTCATCCATAATAGTGACAGCATTTCTACCCTCACCTAAGAAGTTAATTATGTAGTCAGCAAAAAAGTTAGTAGCTAATTTTACAACATCTAATAACTGATAACTCTTGAGCTCGTCTGATCTTTCGTAGTAACCAGACATTAAATTACTAGGTGATGCATTTCCAAGGAGAGGTGATTTTCTCTGACTACCACCAAACCTTCCACCACCAGTTGATCCAATTTTACTATAACCAGAACCACTATTGAAGATGTTAGATCTCAATGGAACTCTTGATGAACCAACTGAGAAACTACCAAACATCTTCTCAAAAAAACCTTCGTGCTTCTTCATTTTCTCTATAATTTTATTTTAGTTCCCAAAGCCTAATCGAATAGTAGATAACATAAATTATCACTTTGGGATATAAACCAAACCCTAAAAATTACTTCTTAGAGTCTTTGTTTTTACCTAATAACTTACTAGCACCGCCAGCAACAATAGAAGCTGCTGCCAAACCTGCTGCAGTGTTTAATGCCTTCTTACCGTTACCTTTGAAGCGAACATCACCATTCTTGAAACTTCTCTTGATTAGATCAGCCGCCTCTTTAACTTCTTTATTCTTCAGTAGACCTTTAACAGTCTTACCTTCATAAGCGCTAATACCATCAAGGCCCTTCTTAGTTGCCTTAAGTCCATAATAACCCGCAGTTCCTAAACCAAGACCTGTACCAAGACCTAAACCTGTACTAGTATACTCAAGACCCTTACGAACCTTCTCTTTTGTCTCAGAGAATTCCTTTGTTGTATCTTTCTCTGAACTGTGGTCTTTCTTGTACTTATCATACAACCTCTTACCGCCGTATGCTAAAGCTGCTGTACCTGCTACACCAACAGCTACTTTTCCTGCATTTTTAAGACCCTTTCTGAGTGCCTTATTCTCTCGAATCATTTTATAATACTCAGGTCTGGTTGGTGCACCCTTTGTATACTTGCTTTCATCCATTACAGCTTCTTTCATTCGATTGCCAGCATCCTTTGCCGAATCTAGTGCAGATTCCCAAATATCGTTTTTAACATTACGATAATTAGTAATAGGGTCATAAGAATGCCTTCTATAGGTTCGTATTCTTTCTATGACACCACCACCTTCTATTCTTCCTTCAAACTCTCCACCACCACCTGGGGAGAAATCACCTTTTTTTAATTCATCGTTGGCTTTTTTTCTAAACTTCTTTAAAGCTTTAGCAAAGTTCGATCTTCTTTCCCTAAGCTCCTTTCGGCCCTTTGAATTTAAGTCTGTATAATCTCGGTAAGCGAAATATTTAATCCTTGGTAGTATCATTTTCTCCTGGTATATTATATAGGTTACTTGCATCTATCATTACTGGATCTTCTTGCTTCCTCCTAGACTTTATCAATTTTCTAGCAGCTAGTGACAATCCAATACCAGCAGTGCCTATTGCAAGTGCCTTATTACTATTCTTTCTTTTAATCACAGCCTTTGACCTCTCTACTGCACCACTAACTCTTCTGCTTAAGTCTGCTCTCCTCGCATTCATAAAGTTAGATATGCTCTTTTCTGTCTCAGCTAGTTTCTGATTTTCTGCTCTTAGGTCCTTTGCGAACTCTCTTCTAATCTTCCCAGCACCAAATGGACCCTTACCTGATATATCTCTCTTTGCCTTATCTTTCAATGCAGTTCCAGCAATATTTCTGCGTAGTCTTGCATCCCTTACTAGTTTTTCAGACTCGGCATTTATTAAGTTGGTTCCTTTTTCTAGGTGCTTCTGTGCTTGGCTATCAATTCTCTTAGTACCAAGTTTATTTGCTACCCTATTATAACCAACCGCTGCACCAATAGAACCAACTACTCCACCTGCACCTACTAAGTTTGCAGCCCTATTCTTCTTAGCTTGCTCTTCATAGGATTCGGCGAAATATTTAATCCTTGGTATTATCATCTTTCTTGTTCTTATATATTAAGCTACCAATGCCTTTACCTGCAAGTCTAGATCCTTCGCCTAATGCAATACTCTTTACTGCTGCTTGACCTGCATAAGTTCCCCAGGCAGCACCAAGACGTTTTCTACTCTCCTTCATTAGCTCTTTACTAGCACCGAGTTTTTTCATATTCTTAAGACCATTAAGACTTGCTTTTCCCTCCGCTACTAATAGTGGGGCTGCAAGAGCTGCTGGTACTGCGGCTGCCTTAACTTTATTCCAGGTTGACTCTTTCTTACCTTCTGCCTTTAGTTTTGCAGATTTCATACCTGAGTGAAAACCATTTGCTGCAATACCAAGATGACCGATAGGAGATACAGTGGCAATAGATGATGCCTGGTACCCCTTATGTGCAGCCTTACCGATGATAGACTTAGATCTACCTGATCTTAGATAATTAGAATGCCCTATTTCATGAGCTAGTACGTCTGCATCATTGTGCTTGCCCATTACAATAGAATCTTTTCCTAGATTGTCAACTACCTTATTCCCATAGATTCCCTCTACTGCATCTTTGATTCTATCTGCAGCCTTTTTATAGTTCTTGTTGCCAGATGATCTTGACTTTTTCTTCAAGTATGCAATAGCGTTCCTAACCTTTTTACCCGCACCTGTTCCTACATAAGCCGAGTTCTGAAAGTTGGGATCTTCTATAATCTTAGGGCCTCCATTTTTCTTAACCTGATCTACTAGTTTCTTTCCGATTGAACCAGCGTCTTTTGCTTTCAATTCGGATTTTTCTAGGTAATCTCCGCCTTTCTTTGTAATTACATCACCTAAGAGACCGCCACCAACTGCAATTCCAGCACCTCCTGCGATCTTGGCAGCGCTTTTAGCAGTTGTGTAATCTTTCTTCTTCTTTTCTTCTTTCTTATCTGCGAAGTATTTAGTTCTCTGTATTATCATAGTATTAAAATATATCTTCTAGCATATTCTGTAACTGTATGCTACTATCTTCCCTAGCATTTCTTGTCATCTGCTCAACAATTCTAAGCTGTTTATTTGCAGAGCTACCACCATCTTCTAGGTATTGTGAGTATTTCTTATAGCATGCCCAGATAGAACCAACACAAGCATCAGCAATATCCTTAGTACCTGGTTGATCTCCTGTTTTTCCTCTATAATCAAACTCAAAACAATTAGAGATATCTGGGTGATCTATCTTAACATGACCACCATTCTTACCATTTGTCACTATTCTAAGCTCTGAACACTCACGCAACATTCTTTCATTGTATACCATCTTAACCCTCTTAGATAGGATGATATTTTTGAACATAAAGTAAGGCTCTGTTGTTCTATCCACTGACAACTCTTCATAAGGAATACCAACACGCTCACAGGATTGAAATAAACCAGCACTAGCAAAAGAGTCGGCGCTAACGTTTACATTATAGTCAACATTTAATCTTTGTATAAACTGGAATATATGGTCAAGTGAAGTAGATTGTCCTTTCTTCCTACTAAGTCCAAATAATAATGGTACTTTGAATGTAGGGTAAGGAGTTGTATCAAATCCGTCCGTATCAGTTATCTCACCGTCAAAATAAGAAACTGCTATACCACACACGTCATTTCTCAATCCAATATCTAGGTGTATAAATAATGTAGTGTGTCTAGGTATCTTAGTAAGCATTGGTGAGACTCTATCATAGATTGTATCCTCTAAGTTGAAGAAATCTATATCATCAATTACATCATCACCCAGGTTTGGTATACTAGAACACTCAATTACACTTGATATGTTACCTTGAAAAAATAACTCCTTACTAGAATAACCAAACCCCGCTAAGTCTTGTAGTGATCTGATAGGGTCTAAGATAAAATTTCGCTTAACCTGTATCGGACATTCTATGATTCTGTCCACATCTAGTTTACTTCTATCTGTTGTTTCTTCTAGTACAAATGGTGTATGTACTGAATCACCTCTATAGAATTCAAATGTCTTACCCTCACTTTCCCTATATAGTTCAGGTCTTGCTACCCAATGTGAATATTTAGCAAGGTAGAGTTCATCCTCTGGTACAGTCTCTTCAAACTTATCTGCCACTGAATGATCTGCATCCTTAGCACTACTATCAACAATTACATGTCCAAAATTATGTCTCTTACTAACAAAACGAGATTGGTAACGCGTCAGGACCTCACTAAGTTTATTCATTGCGTCTTGTGGCCTCCAGAATCCAATCTCAGAGAGTACACTAAATACAAGCTGAGTACCTAAGACTGCATTTGACTTAGGACCTGATGAAATAAGTCGAATCTGTGGCTTATTATACTGATTCTTAAAATATGGACTCAGCGCAAAAACAGTTTTAAAATAGACTACGAAATCTTTATATGCTGTATCTTCGTTGGCGTGGAAGAAACCAAATGCAATCTTAACACCACCAGCTAGACCAAGACTAAGATTCATATTAGTACAACAGTCTAAGCGATGATACATATAGAGTCCCATCAATTTAGACATAGTTGACTTACCAGAACCAATACAACCGCCAAATGATACATAAGGCGTTTTAGTATTAATAGGTGTTGGATAAATCTCAGAGCCAGCATTTTTCCAGATATCGAATATAGACCTACCGTGATTTGTTATTCCTGGATTGCCTAAGAAATAATCATCATGTACAAATTGATCAAAAGATACCGGTACATGATTCATACCTAATAGCTTGGAACCCACTATTATCTTCTCATCCTTACTAAGCTTCGAATACTGTAGCTCTATATCAGAAGGTAACACTAAGTCCCCAATTGAAGATGTTGGGTCGGATTGTACTATAAATTTTTGTCCGTCCATAATCTTTCATTTTATAATCGTGTTCCCCTAACCTCTCGAAGAGTAAGATTCTTGTTTCAAATCTATTAAGGGAAAGAAGTATTAATTAATCTTTATTATCAGACTCGTTATTCTTCTTATACTTATCATATAGCTTCTTACCACCATACGCTAAACCAGCTGCTCCTGCTACACCGAGACCTACATAACCAGCCTTCTTAAGTTTCTGACCCATAAGTTTCTTAGTACGAAGTTCATCTGCAATCTTAGAGTGGCGATTGTAAGATGCGTGAGAGTCCTCTAACTTCTTTAATCTCTCGCGAGAATCCCTTAACTTCTTTAACCTATTAAGTCTAGTCTCCTTATTAACTAAGAGCGGATCTTTGAAGCCCTTATTTGCACTTCTCTCTAGCCTTTTTTGTTCTGCGTTAGCTGGTAATTTATTTAGGTCTGTAATATGAGTATTCTCCCTTGTTCTGTCAAGATTCCAATAATCTACTGCTCCTAATCTTGTTCCAGGTACATTCTGTAGGTCGCTCTTACCTTCGACATTCCTAAATGCCTCTGCTCTCAGCTCAGGAGTTATTTGCTTAGCACTAGTTAATAGAGATCTAACCCCGTTTTGATAATGTATCCTTGCCTTATCTATGTCCCTACTATTTTTATGTAATTTAGTAGTAACTTTCGTACTTACCTTTATACCTTTTGCGCCCCTATCCGAGTCAAATCTATTATTAAACTTAAGAGTTTTTACGCCTTTTAGGTCTTTAGCATAGGTCTCCTTATCCGCTACTTGTTCTAATAGGGTATTTTTTGCTTCTCTAAGATTCTTAGCAAGCTTATTTCTCTTTTTTCTTAAGTACGCAGCACCCTCTTCACTAAGTCCTTCATAGTCAGCCCTAGCGAATTCCTTCTGCTGTTCTTTTTTTTTTGTCAGCTAGTTTCTTAGCACCTACTGCAAGACCTGCTGCAAGTGCGGTACCAGCAGCAACACCACCACCGATCTTAACACCCTTCTCATGCTTTGCGTAGAATTCAGCTGAATTCTTACCAGCCTTAGAGTTCTTAATACTCTCCTTGGCACGGTTAAACATATCACGCAACTTACTTGCCTTCTCCTTAGTTACCTTTGGTGTCTCCATTGGCAAGTTTTCTGCAAATTCTCTCTGTTCCATAGTTACTTTATTGTTTCTTTATTCAAGAGCTTCATGAAATTATCAATTGCCTCTTTTGACTGGTCTGATTGTAAGTCTAGTCCGTTCCCTTCTTGCGCAATTTTCTGAAGCTCTAAGTTAGCCCCCTCTATCTTGATGTCTGACTTAAGTTCCTCTAGCTGATTTATATATCCCATTAAGTGATCTACTATTAAGAAGATATCAGCGGTTGTTAAGTCCTGTCCAAACATTCTAGCAGGGTCTGTGATATACTCAATTGCAATAGCCAGTTTCTGAATTAAATGCATTATTAAGATTGGCTTAATGCTTGAGTAAATTTCTGACAGATATAATTCAAGTACTCTCCTACTCTTCGGATCACTAACATTTACTAGTGTCTGTGTTAGGGAGTCAAAATTTATCTGCAGGTCTGTTCCATATTCTTTATTATACTGCGTGAATACATTATTTAGTGCTAGTGACATTTCTTTTGCCTTCGCCTCTTTTTCATTCTTGGCGAGAGCACTAGCATCAAGTATTAAGTTCTTCGCAGTCTTAGGAAGGCTTGGGGCACCTGATATAATACTTTTGAGATCCTGACTTACATCACCACCTTCAGAATCCTCATCAAGTAGTTCATAATCATCACTCCCTGTACTACTTCCTCTTTCCTTATCAATAATCGCCTTCTTAAATTCTGGATCACTGAACGGATTGATTGGATTAAAATTTGCCATAACCTTTCCCTTTACTATATAACCTACTTTCCTGGTGTAGCTTGAGTTGCAGTGGAGGGATCATATGACCTTAATTCACTAGCATCATTTTCTGCTGTTGAATCTGCTAAGGCCTTGAATTCTTCATCACTCACTGCAAATCTTTTATTTCTTATTATTATCATGTTCCCCTACAAATTATTTTTTTATTACAACAGCACATCCAATACTTAAGTGGAGTGTATAATCCAGGTTTCATCTTACGCCCTGGCACTCCCACATAAGCTCGGAAAACATCTTACTGTGAACTAGCTACTATTCTTCACTAAAGGAAATAGGGTATATTAGTTGCCCCGTTAAATAATTTCTCACAGTTCCTAGCATGTACGTTAATATACCAGATGATTGGTTTTGCTAAGTAACGCACAACTAGTTTTACTTTCTTTACTGTTGCATTCATAAGTTCCTATAGCCTCATCGAAGAGTAGAACCTGCCGCTGCTATTCACTATAGGAATTAAAAATTATGGAAAACAAATTAACTTTTCTTACTTACTGTATACACCATCAAAACGATACTTCCAGAAATTCTTCTTAATCTTGATAACTGTTACACCATGCAAGGTAGTTGAATCATCCTTGACAACATTATATCTAGCCACCTGACAATCGAAATACTTACCAGTTGAATCCTGACGTACCTCAACATCGCTCAGTGTAAGGCCATTAATGCTATCCTTACAGTTCTCCTTAATTGCGCTGATCACTGCATTGTAGTCTGTCTTATTGCTTAACTTCATAGGAGCTGCCCAGAAGAAAATAGCACTAACCAACAAACAAACACCAATAAAAGTGCCCATTGCAATAATAGGGTTCTTGAATGTCAAACCCTGCTTTAAACTTTGTAAAAATTCTTTCATGACTTTTTATTTTTAATACTACATTGTTTACTTATGTGCCTCTTACACAAAATAATATAAAAAAGAGGCCAATATAGCTTGTTGAGAAACCATATTATGTACCCACCTAAATATTTTATTCACCAACAAGTTTAACTATACTGGACGCTCCCTCTGAAAATCTATGTGGACTACCCATGAGTTAAAGACTCTCATGAGTTTAGGACTTCATAGAGGAATGACCTTTCGAAAGATTGGTTCTTACTTCCTCTCCATCCGTGTAATCGACAGTCCCTGCCGATATGTTATTAAAACCGAAATTTAGGATATTTATTGCTGCATTAACATCACGATTGTGATGAGTATGACACACAGGACACTCCCAATCACGAACAGATAAGTCTTTTATCTGTTTATTTATATATCCACAGGCACTACAAGTCTGTGAAGATGGGAAGTATCTGTCTACTTTCACAACATTCTTGCCATTCCATTCAGCTTTATATGTTAACATAGTAACAAAACTGCCCCAACTTGCATCAGAGATAGATTTAGCAAGATGATGATTTTTAACCATACCCTTAACATTTAGGTCTTCGATACAAATTGTATCATATCTACGCACTAGAGAATTAGAACACTTATGCAAATAATCAGCACGGCTATTGGAAATCTTTTCGTAGAGTCTGGCAACTTTGAGTCTTTGGTTTTCAAACCCTTTGCTACCTTTCTTCTTACGAGAAAGATGACGCTGTGCTATTGCAAGCTTATGTTCGTATTTTCTTGTATATTTATTATTATTGAAAGTTTCTCCTTCAGAAGTGACAACTAATTCCTTCAATCCCATATCCAAGCCGACTGACTCATTAGTCTTTTTGAGCGGTGTTGTATATTCTTCTTCTGTTAATACAGAAACAAAATACTTTCCACTCGGAGTTTTACTGACAGTGACCTTTCCGATTTTTCCTTTTATTTCCCTATGCACTCGACACTTAATACCTTCTCTAAATTTAGGTATAAAGAGTCTGTTATCAGCAATAGAAGCATATTTAGGGGCTGTATAACTGCTTGGATTTAAATCTAGGAAACTTTGCACGCTTTCGAAAGAAATTAGTATAGGCTGCTTCAAGACATCGGATAGAAAACTGCAAAGCTTGAGAATCTACTTCTTTAAGCCATTCGGTTGTCTCCTGTTTTTTCAACTCAGTAAGGCATTTAGATTGTGCATAATAATTATCGCTTTTACCTGTAAGCTTGTACTGTTCTATACGTTGATTGAGAAAGTAATTATACACAAATCTAGCACAGCCGAAATGTTTTGACAGCAATTCGATTTGTACCTTGTTTGGATACAATCTAAACCTATATGTTCTATATATTTTACTCATATTATTTTAAAAACTACTAAAAATGTATACTATTTTTGCTTGTAACTTTCATACTAAATACAGTTATTGAACAGCTATGTCTTGACCTGTGATTTTTAGCATTAGTATAAAGTCAATTACAAAAAGAAAGACAGCATTAATAACTCACCAAGCTTATCAATCTGTCTCAATCACCAAGTAAAAAAATACTCAGCTCTTTCTACATATAAGGGAACTACTAATAATCGGGGTAAAAATCGGGGGGAAATTTGTGGCAGGTACTATAATATTGGCTCATTTCTAATATTAAATCCCCCTGCCATCACCCAACCCCGCTAAAATCACCCCGGAAATACCTTAATTGTGTAATATAAATGTGATTTTATGTATTGTATTGAAAAACTTATTATGGAGGCGAGAAAGAATAATAGTAAGCTCGATCTCAGTGTGTATCAAAGAATCAAGGCAGAGCAGGATAAGTATGTACATTCTGTTGGGCAAGTTGATGAAGTAGGACAGGCGAAGATCTTACAGAAACTCTACAAGGATTACACAGTGTCAATCGGTGAGTATAATAAAGCTGGGAGACAAGACTTAGTAGAAGCAGAAGAGGCAGAGCTTGAGGTACTGGAGAAGTTAATGCCACCTAAGATGAATGAGGAAGAAATTAGGAAGATAATAGAGACCGCCTGTGATAAGCTTGGGAGAAAAGTTACCCTTGCTGATACTAAGACATTACTGGCGGAATTACAGAAAGACTACCCAGGAATTACAGGAAAGCAGGTAGTAGATGTAATTAAGGCGAGGTAAGCAAAAAAAAATTAGGATAGACTCTTATGTTCTATCCTTTTCTTTTCATTATTCTTTTACTAGTTTCTTCAGCTCTTTCATCAGCCTATCTTCGACCTTAACTTCTTTACCATTGACAAGAACAGTAATAGGTCTCTCGACAACCTTCTTACGACCGCTCTTCTCTAGGTGTTCAAAAATTTCATCAAGTACTGGTACATCATCTCTCCCTACAATTCTCCAAGGACCATTGCATACTATTTCTTGGTAGAAGCTATTAGAGATTATTTCAAAATTTCCAGGACCATTATACTTAAGCCTACTAACACTCGGGCCACCTGTTCTTGGGTTACCTATAGACGGCTTGGTTTGTAAGTAATCATGAACAGACTTCTCATTCTCATACCTTACAATAATACCATGATACATATTTACTAAGTAACCGTGGAAATTCTCTCTTTGAAAAATACGGAAATGAGACGATATATTATTATCATCAAGGTTAGGTAAGTATTTCATACAGTTCAGGTCAAAACGCCCAACATTACCGTTTAGTTGTCTTGTAAATTCCATCACACTATTACTTACGGTGACTGAACATATTGGGTAACTACTTGTCGTTATCTCCTTAAACCTAACCTTATTACCAAACTCTAGGATTGGAATACGCTCTCCATTACATAGATACATACCTGGACCGATGAAAGTCTCAGAACATACCTTGAAAGTACAGCCTGCTTCAAGCCTCTGCATCACTCTACTGTTGAGCTTATTATCTAAGACAGTTCGTAGGTAATCTAGGTACATACTATCTTCCTCTGTGCTTCCCTTAACAATTGGGAGATTCTTACTTAGCAAGGAAATCTCACACTTCATTGCTTGTCTGAACCTAGAATCAGACTTTCTAAGTATTAAGTATTTATCATGATTACTTAGTACTTTCTCCTTGTCGTAATAAAGTCTTGATATAATATGACCACCGATTACTTTATCAATTGATAGTATAATGCCTGTATTAACCTCGACCACTATATCACCAAACATCATATTCGGGGCACACATTTTATACTCAGGAAAAGCTCTCTTAAGTTTACGATCCAATACGCACCCTGCATCAGAAAACCACATGTCTATATTTTTATGATCGTTCCATAGATACCAAATAGGTCTGTCCAAGTCACGCTCACCTTTTTCTAGTGATATATACTTAGTCTCTGCTGTTTTATTAGCACAACCATCAGATACAGAATACTTATTTTCTAGGCTTATCACCTCTAATTTTTTTTGACCCTTTCCAAAAACTACTTCTCTCACCACATAAATCATATCAACGCGCCCACTAGTAGAGTTAGTGAAGTGTCCAACTCTTGATAAGTTCTTTTCTTTCTCATCATTACTTCTGTAGGTATAAAATTCTCCTACTTTTAATTCTCTAGTTGTAAATGCTTTCTCTTTCATAATCTTTAAATTGTTAATATATTTCTACCTATAAGGAATCTAGGGCGGGTAAAAAAAATAAGTAGGAAAGTAATGTTCTTAACTCTCCTACCCATTCCTTACTCAACTACTAGCTCCTTGACAAAAGAACTAATATAGTAATTTTCAATACACCTACTATTTCTTCTAAGGTATATTCTAATCAAGTCTGGTATGTAGTCGTCAAAATTTTCCTCTGTTATACTGGAGAAGATTTCATCCTCACTTACTATCATTGCATACCTTCTCTTTGCATCCTTACTACCATACTTGCCTAGATACAGTTCATACAGCTTATCTAGTGGCATCCTAGTTAAGTCTGGTTTCTGTATTACACCTTCTGCACTTCTTACTTGTGAAACGCAGAGTGATCTAATCTTATCAAACTCACTAGAAAATAACTTATCTACCCTGTCTGATAACCTTACATACTTGACTGCATCTTCCTCCTTCTGAAATATCTTAACAAGGTCGGTTGATTTTGACCTCTCTGTGTAGACTGCAAATACTATCATACCTTTCTTAGAATAATTTAATCTGCTCAATCCTAGCACCCCTATATCTTGACCTACTAACATTGATATACTGCTTCATCTTCTCTGGGTCACTTGCATTCTTAACCGCATACTCAAAGGGTCCTGTTTCTTCTAGCTGACTTAATCTTTCTTGGTCTTCCCTTACTTCCTCATCGTACTTATTACTTAGGTCTTCTCGCCATGAAAAATTCTTGTCAATACTTGAATACTTCTGATATACTTCATTGATTCTACCCTCAATCTCATTATACACTGGATCCTCTTCGTAGTACTTATTGGTCAAGTCATAGTATTCATAAGTCAGTTCAGTATCATCAAGTAGGGCCTTATTATACCTACTCTCTAATCTCCTCACTAACTCCTCGGCATCCTCTTTTCTTTCATACACTCTTCTAATATCATCATCCACACCATCATCAAAATCTGGCGTGTAAATATAGAGCGCGAATAATATTTTCTTCATAAGCTCTTTGATTTCTTTTTAATATATGCGCTTGATTCTAACACGCAATAACATATTTTTCTTTCTCATACTATTAAGGAAACTAAGGGAAAATAAAAAAGAGAGCAAGGCAGTTTCACAACTACCCTACTCCGAATAAATGTTAATTAATTGTTAAAAACTTATCTATGCAAAAATTGAAATACTTCCTTGTTCTAATGTTTTCTTCATATCTATTACTCTCTGATTCTCACTTCCCACCCAAGGCTTAAGAGGTGATTTCTTTGACTCAATAAATCTACCGTCACAAAGAACATCAATGTAACCTAAGATCTCAAGTTTCTCATCACCCTCTGCTTGTATTTGTTCAAGTGTATAACCAGTATAGAGCCAGATTGTTTTGTCAGGGAGATCTTTTTTTAATCTCACTACCAAATCTAGTACCCCCTTCTTATTCCAGACTGACATAGGGTCACCACCACTCAATGTAACACCACTAACATAAGGCTTTTTCAGATTACCAAGTAGTTCCTGATAATCCTCTTCCTCAAATTCATGTGCTTGGTCTACATCTGGATCCCATGTAAATTGATTGAAACAGCCTGGACAATGATGAGTACAGCCTGAGAAGAATAATACCTCTCGTAATCCAGTTCCATTTAGTAAGTCGTTATGATATGTTTCTATTATTTTCATCCTTTCTTACATATTTACTCTATCACCAATTTCTTTCATCTTACCCTCATTAAATCTGACATCACCTGTTCTAGTTCTAGTATACGAAAGATATCCATTCCCCTTAACTCCCTCTAAATGAGTGCTTTATATTTTTCAATATAATTTAGACTATATAATTCTCCACTTACTATAGTCGTTGAATCAGTTTTTCTAACTGACTGCTGGTTTAGTATTATACTAGTTCCAGCAATTAAAAGTGTTTTCTATGATCAACCTAAGTCAATCAAAGGCACAAATGATCTTATGCGTCTTACTTTCACTATATCAGAACTACCACAAACAGGACACTTACATTCATCAGTGCTATCGTTGCCAATAAAATGATGACCACAACTTACACAATAATCTGCTTGATGATTTACACCTAAGTACAGACCCTTAGACATACCATACAGGATCAAAGACTTAATTCCCTCTGTATTATCTAAGGAGTTAATCTTGATGTGTGATATCTTGCCACCGTTTGAGTAATTCCAGAACTTAGACTCAGCATCCATCTTATCAATAGGGCCAATGTCTTCTCTAACATTCAAGTGGAAACTATTTGTCAAGTAACCACCCTTAGTAATTATACCATTCTTCTCACCATACTTGTTAATGAATTTATCGTTAAACAATGGGAGAAGAGATTCACCTGGCGTTCCATACACTGCAAATAATATTCCTGTCTTCTTCTTATACTCCTCTGCCTTCTTTGATATATGTTCTAATGTCTTCAACGCAAAACCACTCTCGTCTTCATGGTGTGATTTCCCAGTTGCCAACATAGATAATTCATGAAGACCACCATAACCAAATGATACTGTTGAATACTTAAGAACTGGCTCAATCTTCTCATCTGGCTTTAAGTTACCACCATCGAAACCACCCTCACAGAATACAAGAGGGCTACTAGATGCTCGAAGATTTGACAAGTATTTATAGGTTCTTACATTAATATTCTTTGCCATATCTAGATAGAAGTCAAGTGTTTCTATCCAGTCTTTTCCTTCCTCTACTGATTTCTCATAGATCATTGGAAGGTTTAATGATATTACTCCGAGATTACATCTATATATCATCATCTCATCGTTATCATCTTGAGGCGTTGGTGTTCCTGAATTCTTAAAACATGGACTCAAGAACGCTCTACACATTTATTCCCTAGTTACCTAAGGCACTGACTATATCATCTATTACAATTAACTCCTGTAATAGTCTTCCGCTTCGATCTAGTTCTCATCTCTAGACCTACTCCCCTACACTCATCAGGGATAGTCGATACACTTTCTAACTTACTTAGCTTAGCACGGTCTCATCCTATATAACAGGACCTAACCGTTAGCAAGATTTTACTCTTACACCCGCGAGAAACGGTTCAAAAGATTTTAAATGGGCTGTAGACTCTTGCTTACCCATTGGACTTACAATTTTCCCCCACTTATGATATACATCACCTACATAGTTCGGAGTTTCACCCTCTGCAGTTTGATCAAGGCTTAGGTAGTCTGGATATTGAGCGATCTTAGTACATTCAATCGCTTCATCAAACAACCACTCTAGCTCTTTACCCTTACCGTGCAGGTCTGAATCAAAGAGGAATATAAGTTTTGGAAATACAACAGGAACTTTACTCCCTGGCTTTCCTTGACCACCTTTTCTAACTTTCAAGATAGTCGATGCAATCAAGCTTCCCCACTTTGACTTATCATGTCCAAAGGAGAAAGATAAGACAATAATTCTAATACTTTCATACTAGTTTAGACTATATCATTAACCTTTTATTCAAGGTTAGACAGCACTTCGAAGTCAAGAATTTCACCTGACCTCTACTTCCTCACGGAATAGTCGTTACACCTTCTATGAATAACTTATCATAGCTTGGCACGGTATTACCAGCTATCCTTTTCAGGACCTTAGGCTTTCTTAGAGAGCTTATTAATCACTCTTACCGTTAGCAAGTTTACTACTCACACCCTACATTTATAGGTTCACTGTCTTTTTCACTTAAGTATTACTACCTAAGGCCGCCCTATTTTATCTTAGTTGACGGGAAATCACCACGACAGCTTGCAACAGAACCACTACTCATTTCGATCTGCTGGAAACCTGTCTCGGCCTCTCTTATTACTCTACCGACTGCATATTTCTCTTGTTTTTCTGGATCTACTGTACTACCTGCATCCTCCATTAACTCCTTATACTGATTTAGATAAAAATCATACGACTTCTGAGCATAAGGGGCAAGTACTGTATCAATCTCAGGAGCTGTTAATCCACCATACTGATTACCTGCTATCACACTTAGTACATCAGCAGTTACAGAAATTGCAGCCTGAAGTGATTGTGGTTCGTTGTATTCAGTATTAGACAACATAAAACCATTATCTAAGATCTTACCTAGATTAAAAAGGCTACAATTTCCAGTAGGTATACCACCCTCCAGTACAAAAGAGTGATCATCTTCTACCTCAAGGCACCATACCTGAGCCTTATTATTTAGATAAGATGGAGTAATTGAACGAACTCTCCAATTTCTATTATAGCTAGAGCTTACTCTGTACTCCTTAGTCTCTTTTTTTCTAACTCCATAATTAGTGACCTGCCCGGTTAGGTCTTTAGTAGAGGTTACAAAATATCCAGCAATATTCAATAAATCATAAAGATGTTTATTTATTTCCTCACCGGTTACTTGAATCCCGTTAAACTTTAGTGTAGTATCTGGTATCTTTGCTCCATCAGCACACATTAAACCATTTATGTAGTACTGAATATCCTCAGGTTTGGTAAAATACAACCAAGGTATTTCTTTACAATGTCCAAAATCCCTGATATAAACCATAGTTGCTTTCTCTTTTACACCACTCTCTGTAACACTATACCCACAATCAATAAATCTCTGTGAGAAGTCCTCTATTTTATGTCCACAGAGGCGTATAGTAGTAACATCATTATATCCATCTTTGTGACTCGTCCCATCACCGAGTGCAAATCCCCAACACCAAAGTTTCTTTTCTTTTAGGCTAAGGTCATTCCAATCGAACTCAGTGATATCAGGCATCTTAAGTAGGTAATCTCCTACTTTCAAGTTAGTAGTGGTAGTATTATCTTCTAGTATCCACCTATGATTTCCAGTACAGTAGATAGTTCTTTTCAATCTTCCACCCCTGCCTATTACAACTTCATTTAATCTCTGCCATCCATAACTTCTAACAACTGCTTTTTTCCAATTACCATAAGGAGTTAGAACAGTTATCTCATCACCATCTGAGAAATCATAGAAAGACTTAACACCCACACTAGTAATAAACTTAGTGTCTCGCCTGAAACAATTCGTGGTATCAAGTCTAGCTGATTGGTCATGTGCATAGATATAGCCATCAGATAGTGCTTCTCTTTCCATTTCATTCAGGAAGACTCGCCTATATCTTTCCTTCTGTTGTTCTCCATATATCAGGCTTCTTTTAGTTGATACAAGAGAGCTATCACAGTTTGCATTTGACTTATCTGCCTTATATGATAGTTCTAGGGTCTTTGCATCAACAGCCTCCATTATTTTCTGGGCATCGATTTTATAGTTTCTATACTGCCTATAAGATTCAGCCACCTTATTAAATCCACACTCATCCAGGGACACTTCAACTAGCTTATGTAGTCTCCTCACTGTTACCTCTGGCTCCTCAATTCTGCTCACTACTGCATCGCTTACCTTCTTGCAGTCTTTATCAGTCATGTCAAATAATACTCTATCTGCACTTTTTCTGATAGCGGCATGAATCTTCTTAGGGTCGAATGCTTCAGTAAATCCGGCTCTCTTCTTCTTGACAATAATCTTTTCGACTTCCATCATTAGTTTTTCCTTCTTTATTATTATAGATTTTCATACTGAGACTCATCACTGAATCTCTTGTCATTTTCAGTCAACATGTTCCATAAATTTTTGACCAAGTACTTTTTCTATGTAGTCCTTGGCGTTTTCTATTTTTACTACACTGTCAATCTTATTATACTCCTCTGTAAACCTGACATATTTTCTCTGTTTCTCAAGGTAATCATTAACATCCTTGAAACAGCCTGCCCTATATTGATCTGCTAGTACCACGTCCCTTATAAAATCAGTGTCTTCCTGTACTAGTAGAATCTTCCTTACCTTGCAACCCCTAAGTAAGTTAAGTTCTTCCTGTATTGCCTGGTTTATTGTTTCTAGGTCCCTCTGTGATCCTGGAAAGCGGGTTCTGAGGGTATGATAGAAAATTGAATCACTAATACCTCTCTCAATGATAGCGCTTCCCTGTCCATTAATACAGAGACCGCTTAAAAATGATTCGAGTCCTACCAAGTGAAGAATGCCATAGTTCAGGTCGTTATATTCAGTCAGGCAATCAAATATAGTAGTCTGATATTTTTTCCATGACTTGATTTTCGACCTCATTACTGGCAGATCATACTTGGACAATTTCGAATCGATAGTAGCGCTTTTCATTGCACCACTCATACCATAATAAATTTCTACTTCCATATTATCATTGTTCATTTCTATTAATAAGGCAATAATAATAGGTGGCCCGCAAGATTGTACGGTTGGGAGAAGAAAAAAGTTAAGGAACGAACACACTGTCATTCCCTAACTGTTGCTTATGGTCTATCGTAGTTATAAATTACTCCACCACTTAAATAACCAGGTAGTCTAGCTGATATTTCATTGATTTTATTGTTCAGTAAGAAATTATCAATATCAAGACTACTTCTACCTGACATAGAATCCCAAGTATCTAAGACACTCCCTAAGTACCTATTATTCTCTAGCTCCTCCATGATAATACCAACTAAGTCATCGTTAATATAATCAGGAACTTCAGACTCACACATCATAGTAAGTCGTCCATACTCATACTTAATATAGACTTTGAAACTGTCTTCCCATTTGTCGGGGTTGCTAAGGAGTACTAATTCTAAGTCTGGTATCTTGGGGGGCATGTTCTTATAGTACTTATCACCATACCTTAATACATACCAACCTAGTTCAGGACTAAGATCAGACAGTTCTAAGTTAAACCTCTTACTTGTCCATCGATCTTTAAACTCATTCCCACTAAAACTCTTCCATCCTACCATACTACTTACATACTAATTTTGTAATACCACTATCATTAAGACTGAGCTGTATTGACTTGTTATTAAATGCTGGGACAGACTCCATATGACTACAGAGCATGATACATCCAATATTCATCTGACTAAGTAGGTCGATACAGATTTCATGATTCTTCGCATCTAAGTGTTTCAAGAATTCATCCATCACAAGTAGTCCCATCCTAGTTACTACCTTAGACAGGAAGTTAATGTCGAGTATTGTCTTCTGTCCATCACTACAATTCTCATAGCTTACTTCATTTCCGCCATCATTAATATAATGTGAACCAAGATCTAAGTGCTCAACCTTACCACGTCTTGTTCTAATTACTTCATACTTAACGCGATTATCACTAAACTGTTCTGCGAGACGTGACATAATCTCCTCATAGATCTTACCAGTTGGACCAGTAATTTCTTGATACCTTGCCAACATCTCTGCACTCTGACTAATCTTATCGAGTTCAGCCTGACAGTTCTGAATAGTAGCGAGAGTTGAGTTTCTATCACCCATCAATTGAGTATATTGATCCCACACCGACAAATCACTTTCTATCTGTGCCATAGTCTCCATAAATCCATGAGGCAGTTCAACTTTCATTGGTTCTGCTCCCATCCTCTTAATAGATTCCACCACACTCCCTAATTGTGACTGTGTCTGTTCTACTCTCTTAGCAAGGTCATTGATTGTACTAACCTCTACCATCAACTCAGTCTGTCTCTTACTTAAGTCGCCTAAGATAGTTTTACAGCCAGTGTCAATTTCATCCTTACTAATGCCTGGATACTTGTTGAGGAATTTTTGATACTGCTCCGTCTGTTGGTTGAGGAGTTCTTGTATCTTATCACTTAGTTCTTTCTTATGTTTTTCTAAGTGTTCCTGATTCTTTAACTCCTGACCACAACTAGGACAAACTTTCTTACTATCAAGTCCCTTAAGCTCAAAGTATAATCTCTTACCCTCTGTCTTAATCTGACCAAGTTCCTGTAGTAGTTCATTGAGGTCATTAATTTCTTTCTTAACGTCTTCAATTTCTGGACTAATCTGGCTTTGGTAATCTCTCTGCCCTGCTTGTCTAGTCTGAAGTTCACTAAGCTGCTCTTCTAACATACCTCTCTTAGCAGTTAGGTTGGCTGTGTTAGTTAGGTAGTCATTGTACTCTTTCCACGCCTTCTGTAAGTTAATACCATCTTGTTTTTTATTCCACAAGTCTTCCTTACTTAGTTGTGGTAGTACGATGAGACCTAATTTTTCATCTATATACTTAATAAGCTCATTGTTCTTATCAAGCGTCTCTCTCCAACCCTGTGCATTCTTAGTAACTTGTTCATATAGTAAGTCAGCCGCTTCATGGAATGTATCAATCTTATCCATCTTATAGAACTTTGATACAATCTCAGACTTTCTCTCAGGCGTAACACAACCTATGAACTTTGGATGGTTTGAGTCGAAGAAGTAGACGTCCATGTAATCGATGAATGGAAATCTAGTGTGGAGTTCAAGATCAAGACTAGCCTTATTATTAGACTTCTGCTCTTCACCATTTATATAGAACTTCGTATAACCAGCACTACTCTTTCCCTTCAGTACACAACCTCTAGTGATCTTGTATGTACCACCTTGATATAAAAATTCTACCTCAGTCATACACTCACTTGCTCCGAACTGTACATACTCCTTGATATTTCTGTTTTCAAGGAATGCGTACTTAATGGCACTAAGCAAGCTACTCTTACCACTACCATTCTCGCCCGTCACAAGTATCTTATCCATGTCACTCAGGAATAATTCAGTCTCATCAATACTTCTCCAATTCTTACAGTAGAACCGAGTAATGACAAAATTGAAATCTACTTCCTTAGACTCAACATCCTTGACACACTTTAAGATCTCACTATGTACACTTTGTAAGTTATTAGACCCAATTACATTACCAATCAAGCCATCAATTTCTTCCCAAGCTGGTACATTAATGTTGTTTACGTTTCCATTGATTGTGAGATTCTCTGGCTTATATACATTCCACACGCCAGTCTCATCATTCCAACCCTCAGCAAGCCTATCTGATGTATACTGAAAGCGCATTAAGTTGTTGTCGGGATTTAGATTTACCCACTTAAAACTCTTATCTGCACAATTTAAGATAACACCAGTACTTTCTTCACTATCTGACATCTTACAGCGCTGAGGAATACCAATACTTACATACTTACCAAGCTGAGCAGGTCTATGTATGTCTCCACAAATAGCCAGATCAAACTTAGTCTCGTCTAGTACTTGTGAATGAATCCTATCGCTATCTGTATATGATATTGTTGCATGAGTAAAGAGAACATCAAGCTTTCCATTAATCCAGGTCAAATCAAACTCTGGCCTCCAATTATAAAAGCCAATTCTCTTACCATCTATTTCTACCTCCTTACAATCAGCATAATGTAGATTAGAAGGCAACATAACAGATAAACAGGAATCAGTAAACTCAGAAAAAACAGATTTATTATCTTGGTCATGATTTCCCCATATTATATAACCAACTCTGAAGTTCTGCATGATCTTATCTAGAAATGACTTAACCTCTGCTTGTACGTAGGGTCTATTTATTGTCTTTTCTAGTACATCACCTGCAAATACAATCACACTTGCACCTTCAGCTTTTCCAACTTTTATTATATTATCTGCTACCTTCCTAGACTGAAATAATCTATACTTCTCACTAGGATTTCTCTGTGGGTAGTCGTGAATATGAATGTCACTTACTGCTAGAATCTTTGTCATACCGTCTTCATTAGAGTTGAGTAATTATTCATTAACCACGTAAGAGCTGCATAAGAATGTTTACAGAGAGTTGTTGTCTTAGCTCCCTTCTTTGGTGCATTATTAACAGCAGGACCAAGCTCAATACTAGATCTCTGCGTGATAAATAATGAATTCCTATGCGATAAGATATAAGCTGATCTGTACTTGAAATCAGAACAGTCACAGTATATCTTAACTCTATTATTCTGCCAATTGCTCAGTGAAAAATCAGGATCAAGCTCTATGAAAACTACGTGATCATGGCCCTTCTCTGAATTAACCCTGAACTTTAAGACAATATGATAAACCTTGATTGCCGGCGAATTTGAGAAGAAGGATTTAAACTTGGCTAATACTCCTTCCGGTTTTACCAAGTGATATACCTTCTGAAGACTCGCCGAACAACTACTAGCCCTACCAATCCTACCGCTATCTATGTTCATCAGCTCACCAATTGTAAACTGGCGGCCAAATAAACTACCTAATACACTTCCTAACATAAGGCTTAATATATTTCTTCCTTACTCTGGGTCACTGTATTAATGCTCCCGGTTATACTCACGATCTTACCAACGTTCTTGAGATAGATACCAGAAAAAGTTGGCACCGCATTCTCATTCTCGTTGTTTGTATAGACTGGCTCTGCAATACCATCACTCAAGACTATACCATTTTTCTTGATCTCCTTGGTAATCTCATTAAACTCATATACACTACCATCGGATGAATTAATTTTTACCATACCTTAAAAATTCTTTATTAAATCTACTTGTAAAATTATTATAAAAACTAAAACTACTAATACCAGTCATACCATACTTATTACAGAATGCAAGCCAATCACTGTAAGGTTTGATTGTTCCATAATTAGGTAGACCCTCATGAATTATTCTCCTAGCCTCTTCTAAGCCAGGGTATTTCCAAAGGTCAAAAGATTCATACTGTTTCTTAAAGAGTTCTACATCATTAATACTAGAATAATCTCCCTCTAAGATCTCAGCAATCACCTTATCACCCTTCGTACCTTTCTTTCTCGTTACTCTCATCCCATTATGTCCCATACCAATTGCATCACAGTAAGCCTTGTATTGATAGAGTCCAAGCTTTCCCTTAAACTCATCAGGCATTTCACTGTAGACTTCACTGTATGTTCTAATCTGTGGACCACTCTTATCCTTACTAGTTGGGATCTTGAAATAATCCATCTTAGGTGACAGAGAGTAGAGTAAGTCGGAGTCTTTTGTTATTATCACGCTAGGTTTATTATCTGTTTCATATAATTCCCTACTCGCTAAGTAAACCAAGTTGTCATATTCCCAACCTGGCACGAAGAACGATGGCACTCCGAAATCTACTAAGTGTTCAATAATTGCATACTTAGCCGTTCTTCTTACTTCATTACTGTATACTTGATTTTCTGCTGTCTCGATCTCTTCCTTACTGACACTAGGATCACTCTTTAGCTCTTCTAGTAATTCTCTCGTCATGTAAGTATCTTTTGGTGATGCAGTACCTTTCTTTGAGCTAATATCACCCCTACTGTCCTTATACGCACCCCCAAGTAAGTGAGTCGTATAGTAACCACCAAAATCCGGAGACCACTTATCACAAATAAATACGTACTTATCCGCAGTAACCCCAAAATCACGAGGTATCTTATTCAATGTATAGATGCAACTTTTAATTAGATCTCCCACTGTATACTCTCCTGCTTTCTTACCTACCGAAATACCATAATGATTTCTCGCTAGGATATAACTATTGTCGATTAGTGCGTACTTATATTTGTTACCTGAATTCATTTATTTAATAAGTGTGAATAAAAAGAACAGAAGAAACCTATACTATAAATCTCTTCTGTTCTTATTTGTCTATGAGTACTTACCCCTCATTAGAAAGGTAAGCTATTTCCGTCTGAACCAGTAGGATTACCAAAACTTGATCCTCCATACTGCTGCTGACTATTACCTGGATTAACAGGGGCACCAGTGATGCTATCAAAATGTGCTGCTGGTGGTGTGTTGAATGGGTCAGTATTTCTACTAACTACTTGCTCAGGATTATTAGCTACATTATTATTCTCGTAGCCAGCCTGTGCATTACCCTGTGCTGGACCTGACATACTAGCAAGAACTGGATCATTTGTTGCCTGACCCTGCTTGTTAGTTGGTGTCTGGTTCATCAATACGGTCTTATTAGTCTCTTCGATTGCCTTCTTGATTGCCTCGAGACTATTACCACCACTAGCCTTTTCCATCTTAATCTTAGTAAGCTGGTCTGTCATATACTGGATTGTCTCCTCAATGAGTCGTCTGTTGAAAAGACGCTTCTCATTTGATGGTGTACCTTCCTCACTACCAGCTGCCTGCCAACCTAAGAAGAGCTCAACTGGATTTTCCATAATCTGAGCTGCCTCCTCTGAGATCTCTGCATTCTCTGTGATAGGTACTGGACTAACCTTATGAACCACTGATATATTAAAACCAGGGCCACCAGCATTAACACTAACTGACATCATAACAAAACCTTTACGGCCAGTTAAGTTCCTGTTGTAGGTATCGCTGAGCCAATCCTTGTTAAGGGAACTCTCAGTAATGTTAGTATCCTCAATGTTACTAGCTACTAAGTCCATAAAATTCTTAGCAGTCAATACAAACAAGCCATCAAAATTCTGACGAGCTGCTTGCCTTGTGTTACCCTCCTGCCAAAAGTTCATAGCATGAGCACAGAAGATAGTATAGTTCTTCTTGCGGACAAAGTTCTTGATAACCGGATCCATTGCATGTTCACGACCATCAACCTCCTTATAGAGCTCATCAAAAATTACATAAGCCCTGTTAAGAACTTCCTCTTCCTCTGCAGTTAAGCTACTAACCTCGCGACCTGAATCCTTGTCCTTAATCACATATGCTGACTTAGGAAGAATTCTAATCCAAGCGTCATAAACAGATTCTGTACCATCACTACCCATGTTCTTACGTGGCATTCTAACCTCACGTGTTCCCATAAGTGTGACATAAGGGAAATCAGATACAGTACTGTTCATTGGCAGTAACTGATACTTACCTAAGTTTCCCTTGAAGTTACAGAATACCTTCTCAATCTGCTTCTTCTTTTCAAAATTTTTACTCTTAGTCATTGGTTTAATCTGACCAATCTTCTCCAAAAAAGAATCTACATTGTTAAAACTCATAAAACTTAAAATTTAAAATAAAAACTTTATATAAAATAATTCACTTGCGTAGAGAGACTTCAATTCTCCCTACATTAATAAGATTTCTAAACGATCTGAGATGACAACTTATTATGGCCATCCCTTCTCTACATATAAGATATCTAGACGCCCTTACCTACATTTATTACCACTACAAGATCACCTTATTTGTCTTCAGTAAGTCCATGTCTAAGTAGGATTTCCCCAAGTTAACACCTACCTGATGTTCTGCCCAACCTAGTGATGTTAAGTTCCCTAGGCTGTCCATTAATACAGACTCTGGCAGGTTCAGGAGTTTAGGAAAATATAGTACTACCTTATCAGTGTCAGGCATACTATCAAGCTGGCCATCCTCTAACCACCTTACTACATCATCACCCCCTGGATAACTTAAGACGTCACCATTCCAGCAAAGTGAATAATTAACCCGCATAATGTAAGGCTCAAAATGAATCCGCCCAACTAACGACTTATCACCTAACTGAATACGACTGATGATGTGATTCCGCCGCTCTAACATCTTATATATGTTCTCAAGCGGATAGTCTGGGCGGTTGATAATGATGGTCTTGTTGATAATATAAGATACCTCCCCTGGATTAACAAGGATACCACAATTACCAATCCTAGAATTCGTCGGCTCCTCTAAGTAAGTAGCCTCGATGTTAGATAAGATACCATCATTAAATACCATAGTTCGAGTCTAACCAAAAATTATTACCGCCTAGTTCAAACAAGACAGATTCATCATAATCCTCCATGTCATCAATCGTACTCACCCTAGCATAAACATAAGTAAGTGTCCTAAGTCGTCCCTCCTTATTAACCGCTCTGATGTTATAAAGAAATTGACTAGGTATCTTCTCAACCGCACTACTAGGTAAGGCAGAAAATGGTAGAGGTAAGAGATCATCTACACTGTCACCCTCCACAAATATATCGGCAGGGTCAACAACTTCAAAATAAACAACTTTCTTTTTCTTCGCCATACTATTAATCTAAAATTTATATTACCACATATAAGGAATTACACAATAGATGGCTGCAAAATTGTCAACCTAAGTCCAAACCCATTATTACTTCCCTTAAATCATCGTCAAGGTAGAACACATTAGACCTATCCTTAAACTGCCGGAAATTGCTGCGGAGGTAACGTTTGAAAGACTTATACATCTCATCAGTACCTTCTATCTTAGCTATTACACTGAAACATGGATTAAACTCTGACTTCATCTTAATATATGATTCCAGCGCCTTGTCATTCTCCTTGTATACTACCTCAACCACACTAAAGTAATTGTTCGGATCTGTACTATTACGACCAAGTGACTCTATAAATACTATCATACTATTTTATTTTATACAATTGAGACAAGAATTACTGCAAAAGTATATTAACTTTATCATCTATACCACATAGCCATTTAATTGCACTTGTCAAATCCCATCTGAGATGAAACACATTAGGCTTATCCTTATATTGCTCAAATTCCTCGCAAAACATCCCCTTTATTAGTTTATATAGCTTACAAGTACCTTCCTCTATCTTAGCTATTACTCTATCAATTGGGTCATTTTCTTTTTCTAATCTCTTTTTATAGTAAGAATCAAAGGTCTCTCTATCTTTCTTATAAACTACCTCAACGACTCTGAAGAATTTACCCAAACCTCTATCATAATATATCAACTTTATGAATGCAATCATGTCTTCTTACTTAACAATTTTAAACCATTTACTCTCTTACCATTCTCGTTTATCGTACAAGGCTTTATATTAAAATAATTACCGAGATCATTAGCCTTAGGGGATGCCTTGTAGCCTATTCTCTTGTAGATTTCACCTAGCATCCCCTTTATATAGGCATTAGTATAAGATTGACCTACTTCGAACTCTTTATCAATCTCCTCAAATATCTTATCTTCCTCAAAACTGATAATATTAAGCTTCTTGTCTAGGTCTGATATTTTATATCCCACTGATCTACACTTCTCCGGCCCTAAGATAGTAAGATACTCTTTAAACCCTTTTTCTGTTACTAGGTCTATGATATTTCTAATACTATTTCCTGCAAAGTAGTAATCACAAATAAACTGTAACTTCTTCTCTCTACCTTTTACCTGTTCATACTCCTTAAAGAATTCCTCAAGTACTCCCTTATCTTCTACTGTACTAACATTTCCTAGTTCATTGAAGACTGTAAAACGACTTGCATAATCCACCTGTTGTATTTCGTAGGCTCTCATTTCAGCCACCATTACTAAGTTATTGAAAACAGGTACAAGCTTTGTTTCTCCGTCAACTTTTATTTTATTAACGGCTACAAAATCAGTCTTGTAATTCGTACACTTAGCACCAACTTGGTATTTAAATGACAAGTCCTTTTGCTCTTCACTATTACCTTTATCGAATACGGATAGTAGATTCTCAGAGCTTTTTATCTTTCTATCTAATCTTTTCTCAAATGAATCTGAACTATCTGCAAACTTAATAGGCTTAAAGAACAAGGTTGCTTCATTTCTCCAAGGATTTTCCCTTAATCTCTGACGTCCTAGTATCTGAGGTAAGTCTAAGGTAATATCAACTGCCAGTGTATCAATATTTGCATCGCTGATTACATAAGACTTTGCATTGTCCGAATAAAAGTCTGCCCCTAAGTATACAGTTCTAGTGCAAAAGGTAAACATCTTCCTTGGTTCATCCCTCAAAGGAACTGTACCGATCTTATATTTAGCACCTAATCTTTTCTTTATCTTATTTGCGTTGTCCTGTGTATTAGCAACGAGTATATTCACTTGATCAGGTCCTAATTTTGCACGTTTGATAATACTTGTAATATTATTAACTGAGTTGACATAGAATACTGCTTCCTTTGACTCTACATTTTTAACATTACCGTCCTCTAGCTGTACATATCTATGGTCAAAGTTCCCATCTAGGTATGACTTAATAATTGGACCTGCCTCAGTAAATACAGAAACTAGACCTTTAACAGTTAGCTTTGGTTTGTTAATACGCCCTGGGTCTAATGTCTCCCAGTCTAATTCATAGTAAGGAAGATCTCTAAATTCCTCCAACATTTCGAGATACTTGTCAATCATAGGAGTAGCACTGACATAGCAAACCTTATTAATGCCTTGTAAGTTACTAACAAATTGAAGCTCTGTATCCGATTTAAACTTACTATCAGTGAAAATACTTTGAAACTCGTCCACTACTACTCTATACTTTGAAAGCTCTCCTTGATGTAGTAAGATATCCTTAACGATCCTGAATGAATCATAAGTAACGAGAATTTTCACTGGCTTATTGTTTAACCTGCAAGCCTTGATGTAAGTACTGATTTTAAATATTAGCTCATTGAAAAAGTTATTCTTCTCCTCCATCTTCCTCTTTTCTTTTTCAGGATCGACTTTCTTGTAAGGATTTTCTTTATACTTTTCATCCTTTGTGAGGTCTTTATCAGTACCTGGATCACTGTCATATTCATTTACTACCAAGAAAACCTCATCCTTGTGTTGATCATACTTGTTTTGTAGTAAGATCTTTCTAGGACTGCACAAGATAACATCCTCATTGTTAGTAATGCAGTATTCAGTAAATCCACATCCTGGGATTTGTTTGTTCAGGATGTGAGGGAAGTTGAAAATACTGTAACCTTCCCATTCGCTCATGTACCTAATTTTCTCTGGTACTGAAATTGTTTCTTTCTGCATATGCTTTAACTTTTATTAATATTTTATTAACATATTTTCCGAGATATGGTCCCGTCGCTGGAAGCTAGGTACCACACTCGCTTGGGTAAACCCAAGATATTTCTATTACAATTATAAGTCTTTTAAAAGTAGAAATATGCAAAATTACATAATATAAATCCCCATAGGGGATATAATGTACTATATATATTTTATGCTTCAAAAAATTATGCACTATTTTATGTCTCCAATAATTTCTCCACTACACTCTCCGCTATCGCTCCGAGATGCAGTTCCGCCATTATTTCCGACTATTAAAAAATGTTAACGGGGAAGTACCGCCCTAGTCTTTCTCATTTTATCGATTCATACTTCGCTTCACTCCGTAGAATCTCAAAATTTCGCAAGCCGGAGAAAATCATAATCTCTTCTTCAGTCCCTC